TTTTCTTGACCATTTTGAACGTTATATGATTCCGGAAATAAAAGAAAGAGGTGTGAACTTTATCCAGTACATCAAAGGAAATGGGAATGGTCACCCACCGTTGCTGACAGACATTATCATCAAACGTTATCCGATTTGGTTTTTGGTTGGATTGAATAAAGTGGTGGGATTTATTCATTTATATGATACAATACTCAAGGAAGATATTTATTGGAATTCTGAGTCGTTCTTATTGAAAAAGACTAATTCTGTGGTTCCGGATGAAAATACAGAATACACGAAAGGAAAACTCCGTGAGCTAATCCTTGCCCACGGAATTTGATTACCAATCCCAAAGAATACGACCTGCGTCAGTACGGTTGGACGGCTCCAGTTGTGAACTGTTGAAGTTGTTTGTCGTACTGACTTTCTTCGAGTTATCAACATTTTGTTGTACAGGCATTACCACACTGGCTGGCGGGTTGGCGTAGGAAGATTTAACTTCCTCAATGTTGTTAGCCGCTCTCCCCTGAACCGGATATGCCCCACCCAGAGTACCTCCCCCGATCCCAGCATATGCATCTTTCAATTGAGAAGTGCGATCTGTTACGTTCACAGCATCCGAAGAAACCCCAGAAGGCATTGGAGTCAGCGTGCTGATATCTGCATTAGGTTGTGCTGGCGATTGACTGTTCGGTGGTACAGAGGCATTCTCAGGAGCCTTATCGTCTTGGCTTATCAGCATAGACTGTCTTGCTTCCGCCATCTTATTCCTGGCTGCTTCACCACCCAACGCATCGGGGATAATGCTGACAAACTTATCCACGATATCAAACATCGCATTGGTGATAGCATTCAACATGTTGAAGAAAGGTTTCTTCACATTTTCAGCAAATCCTTTCTTCATGTCTTCAACGACTTTGTTTGCAGCCGCCATGCCGTCATCTAACAGGCCAGTTATTCCACCCGTTACCCAATCAACCAATTTTATCAATTGGCCTTGCAAGTTATCTGCAAGTTTACCAGGTATTTCGGTCAGTGATGTGCTCTTCCCAATACCCGCAAACAAATCGTTGGTGACCCAATCAACAATCGAGTTCAACCAACGCACGGGCGCTTCGGTCATTTTCAGCACTTGTTCACGGAACGCCTTTCCAAACCCAGCATTGTTCCATCCGAATATTTCAGCAACCCAATCAGCGAGATCCCCGAAACTACCGACCAGCTCTGTTATCCCTGCCTGAACCCGATCAACGATCGATACTTGCGCTTTACCAAGGATTTCTTTAGCATTAAAGAACCCTTTACCGAATTCAAATACAGATGTTATTAACGCCAGAGGTCCAACTCGAAGCATCTTGGTTGCTGCTTTCAGGGGCGCAAGCAACCCGCCGATCCCAGCACCAAACCCCATGAATAATTTAATGAAGCCACCAACAAGTTTTAATGGGGACATCAGGAGTTTTAACGCGCCCAGTCCAAGGAGTGCCCCCAGCGCCGCGCCTAACCCAGAAGATTGACCATCTTGTTTAGGCTCAGACGGAGGGATAGAACCAGCCTCTGGATTGTTCTTGTTTTCTTTACCTTCTTCACCACGACGGAATTTCTCTTCTTCTCTATATTTTTGATCACTTTCATAGATACGTGTCAGAGTATCATTAAGATCTTCGTTCATGTATCCCAATTTGTCATCAATGCTGTCGAGGCGGGTAACAGTTTCGTTACTGGCATCTTTATTGAAATCCAGCGTGTCCTTATGCGTTTGAAGCATTATGTCAGTCAGGTTTACGATCTCCCCTCCGACCAACGCCAGCTTATCCTTTAATCCATCAAGGCGTTCAAGACTATCTTCGTTGGCCGCGCCCAATTGATCTGATATCATGTCAAGATATTCAACTGACATGTCGTCAACCGGACCATTCGCTGCTTCACCAAATTTTTCGATCTTGGTGGCGATACGCATCAGTTCTTCATTGCCATCCTTTGTTAGACTGACGGTGTCTTTCATCCAAGTGCTGTAATCCCTTGTGAAAATGGGACTGACGCGGACGAACCCACCAACAATATCATTCACCGATGGGAATTTAATTGGCGGTACTTTCTGCTCCTGATTAGACGCCTGTCGTGTCTTCAGAGATTGCAGTTGTTTGTTGACATCGGCGAGCTGTTTATTCGTCTCGGATTGGGTGCGCAATTGCTTGCGCTCCATCATTTCTTTTTTGATTTTATCCAAAACCTTGACGATGTCTTGCTGCCCTGGTGTCGGTTGATTGTTATCTGCCATTTGTCACCTCTCAGACCTTCTGGGCTTGTCCTTTCTCTATTGGCGTCGGAGTTGGTGTAGAAGCCACAGTTTGACCAGTCTGAGGTGGTAAGACCTTCTGGATCATACTATCTTTGGCAATCTCGGCGACGCATTGATAATCATTTGTCAGGCGTGAAATCTTGTGGCGTATCTTTGTGACGATATAATGGCCTGTTGATAACTTACTTAACTCGGCAATGTTTTCATTAGATTTCGGGCGGTTCGACAAATCTTCAATATAATAAACCTGCCCAACATTCAGACGGTTATCCCCCACGACCAGCAAACGCATAACCGTTGATGCGAGGCTGAATTCTATAACGCGTCGTGCGTAATCTATTTGTTCGGCACCATCCGGTTGCGCTTCAATGTACCTAACGTTCTCGCGGTCGAATTGATCAGAGAACAAAGGGAACGGATCAAGGTGAGCAGTGCTGTCAAACCATTCTGAATAAATGCGTTGGGTCGCTGTCGTGGATTTTGTACTAAAGTCATACACGCGCTCGTTCACTGCCAAGATATCCCGATAATTCGCCATGTACTGATCACGCGCCAGTTTCTTTTCAGCCTTGATGATCGTCCGCATAAAACGTTCGGAGTTGAAGTTGTTGTCTTGCATCAACGGGGCATCTTGAGGATCACGGAAGAATTTCTTTTCCGCGCTTGCCTCTTGTTTCTCTTCAGCAGTCATGGACTGATTGCCCTGGTTGAACAATGTCGTCATGCTCTTGAAGTGATAGCCTGTGAAGTCTTCATAGAAAACAAATGGCATAAACAATTCGTCGTATGCGCGGCTGGCCATATAATCGATGGAACGAAGTACAGGCCAAAGAGGAGTTGCGAATCGTTCTTGCACACCATACGACGGATCTATGTCTTCAAATTTGGTTCGAGAATTTAACTGCTCAAAAATCTTGGCCGCCATTTCTGAATAAGAACCGCTCAGACCGATAGACTTACGCAGCATGCTGTCACGGTACGCATCTGTTGTCACCAAGTGCAGCCAAAATGCTTTTTTAGATGATGAATTGGATTCATCCGCAACTCTGCCCACCCGACTCACGCGCAATGAGAGAGTAGTGTAATCAGAAGCCGCTGGTGATTTGAATGACACCACCACTTCTTCACCGCCAAGTATCGGCATTGTGTCCAATATATCCCAACCTTCTTTTATCAAGATATTGGCTGTCAGTGAAGGAGAAGCATTACCTTCCAAACCAAGATCTTGGTAGACGTTGAATTCTTGAAATAAAGAAGACAGGTCATATGGTCTTGGCGTACCACCTTCTGGAGTATGTGGTAGGATCGCCATATACTTCAAATCAAATGTGGTGGACGGTGTTAAAATACCGTCTTGAGATTCTTTATTTTCGATCATTTGGTCAGCTCCTGTTCCAGCTGATTAACAAAGGAAGAAACATAATCTGGATCGAGCACTTGGATGTTACGTTTGGCTTCGTTTTTGTTTATTGCATCATCGTGATATGTAATGCCAGTCAGTCCGTAATTCGCGATGATTGTCGCGTCGTCCATAGCGCCAAGGCCATATGCCAAACGGATAGCGCGGGGATCTGTTTCATTCCCAAATTCGTCAACGTAGTATTTTACGTCCCACATCCCATCGAGTCCATAACGAGCAGTTAGCTCTTCAATGATTCTGCGTTCTGGTTTTGGCCAGTCTTCTGTGATATCCATGATACCATTGATAAGACATGGTATCCAGAACAACTCGAAGGAACCATAGACCCGTTCCGCAAAAGACCTTGGGGTTTCCCCATCGAAAACAGTATAAGGCAGGAGAAGCCCTTCTATGTCCCGAATTTTCTTAACAACCATAACCCGTCGTGTCAAGTTTTGCAACAGGACTTGGTCATTTTCTTTGACACCAATTAGTTGATGCCATACGAGTGGAAATTTCTCAAAATATTTCATGGCATCTTCCCCTTAGAAGCTGTCGCCTTCGGTATCAAAGCGGCCTTTGTGCAACGGTTCCAGTTCAATAAATGTCATGTCAATCTGAGTTGACACGATGCTATCATCTTTGTGGACAGCATATGAAGAATCCGGCGTCTCGTTGACAAACATGTTTGACAAAACACAAGTCGATATTCGATGTAACCATTTATTGCGTTCCCCCTGCACCATGAACGTGATGTCAAATGTGGAAGGGTGTAGGTAGAACGCACTGGAATTCTTGTTGTATTTGTATTCGGGGTACATATGCATCTTGAACAGACGAATGATTTCCCTCACCATTTTCGCCTCTTTTTGAGATCGAGGAGTGAATTTAAAGGTGAATGGAATTTCGCGGTTGCGCACCCCTTGGAATATCATTTCTACATATGGGTTTGTCATTGTGCCCGTGAACAACTCTAATGTATCGTGAGCATTAATTGTTGGTAAGAACGGAATTGCTTCCGAAGCAGATTGAATCGCTTTTGTGGCAGCAAATCGCCCCATTTCTTTTCCCACGTTTAATGCATCGCCAAGTTTGAATTGGCTCATATCTTGGGCAGCGCGGGATAAGAATTGGGCACCCATACCAGCTAATCCTAGCTCAGAGCCGTTCCAACCAACGCCATAGTTGGTTGTAATAGATTCAGGCATGCATAATACTATGGACTCGTTAGAGCGGACATGACGCGCCCAAGCATATTTGCTGATAGAACCTGATTTAGAACCATAAACCACAGGAGTTTTTCCCAGTGGGTTTTGGATAGGGTTCTCAACGGTTTGAGTCGTTGTGTCGCCGTATGACGATCCTGATATGCGGTTAATATTGAATAAAACATAATGACCGAGGGTTTTACCCCCCGTTATATCCAACGGATAGACCAATTGCTTCTGAGACTTGGCCAAGCCTTTTGTGTTCAGAACTTTGATCTTATCGATGGTCGACTTGAAATTCGCCATGGTCTGAAGCCCTTAATTAGAATAGAGTAATGACACTATTTAGGACTAGAATATGGCTATGTATTTGCAGGGGAAGTATGTTCCCGTAAATCCCAAGAAATATAAAGGCGATGTGAACAAAATAGTTTTTCGTTCATCACTAGAACTTGTCGCCTTCAAATTCTGTGATATGAATCCTGCTATTGTTTATTGGTCATCCGAAGAAACCGTAATCCCATATATCTCTCCAGTTGATGGTCGCGCCCACCGCTATTTTATGGATTTGAAAGTATGGACTCGTCGACAAGACTCTGAAGAGTTACAGATAACTCTTATTGAAATAAAACCCAAAGACCAAATTAAAGAACCCCGAAAAACAAAAACGATGAAGGAATCAACGTTCAATAATTCGATGCGTACATGGCTGGTGAACCAAGCGAAGTGGACCGCCACCAAAGAGCATTGTGCTAAAGTTGGTTGGAAATTCATTATTTGGACGGAAGAGCATTTGGTACCAGGAGAAGATCCCGAAGTTAAAAAACAATTTGCGCTACGTTCTAAGAAAAAGCGCGAGGTCGAAATGGAAGATCGACGCCGCGCTCAAAGAATTAATGCGTTGAAAGAGCAGATGAAAAAGGAAACTTCCAACAAACAAACGACAAAACCTGAGGATGACGGTTTGTTGTTACCCTGATTTCCTTGGATGTCCAGGGGCAAAACAAGTTTGTTTGTCCCTGCATATCACCCATCCTTCCGAACGGGCTTGTCTAGCACAATCAGCCCAAGTTTCACCAGCATAAGACTTCATACCGCATCTTGGGTGGTGCTCTTGCCAAGCCCAATCACAAGATTTGCATTCCACGCATTCACAATACAAATCTAATGTGTATCCTGCGGTAATCATTTAATCCGCCAGGCGTTCGTAAATTTTTTGACGGAACTCATTCCCTTTTGCACAACCTGTGGCCAGCAAACGAGTACCGCCTGTCCCGATGACACTGATCGTTGAAAATCTGAGAATACGGCCTGTAATGGACTGATCCACTTTGATGGTCTCAACTTTACCCAGGCGAAGTTCATCAGCATCACGGCGGATAAACCCTCGTTTTACGATAACCCGTTTGTTGGTGACTGCGAATTCCGTGGTCATCACATTCAAGATAGTTGGGATCAGGAATAACAAACTGAAACCAAATGTTGGAATAATCGTTAAAGCGACGAGAACATAAATCCAGAATCCACTCCACCAAGTCGGACGAGTGAATGCAACCACATATTCATTTTCGCTCAGCATACGGTCGACGTAACGCATTTTAATTCCTTACTTTGTCAGGATTAGATAAGATTTGTTCGTATCCGACTTCTCCTTGATAGTCGAAAACATGCTGAAGAATCGCCATATCGTCTACCATCCGATAAACTTCAATTCCAGCGTTCATCAATTTTTTGATTCCATCCATAATACGATATGGCTCACGATAATATACTTTATCGATTTTACCGCTATCTATTATCTTTTGAGTGCAATTAGGGCAAGGACTATGTGTCACAAACATAACCAACCCTGTGAAATCATCTGCATTTTCGGGGATACGCATTAGAGCATTTTCCTCCGCATGAACGACACACGGGTTTGTAACAATTTGCCCGTGTTGTTCCATCTCACAAACATTCGGCATGCCAGGAGGCGTTCCGTTCCATCCGATAGCCACAGGCTGATCAGTTTCAGGGTTTACGATAACACAACCGACTTGCAGACGCCGAGCATAACTGGTTACACCATATGCTGCAGCTGATCGCATATGAGCAAACATCATACGTGGTTTGATAGCCATTATTTTACCAGAGCCTTTTCAAGTAAAAAGATCATGTCATCCTGGTCGGCACGGCCAAAGATCTGACCGAGGGACACCATGGAATGAATCTCTTTGACAATCAGGTCTTTGCCTGTTACACCGCTGTTGTCCAATTCGAGAATTGTAGACATGCGCTCAACCATATGAGGTGGATGATTGATATAACGTTGAAGATACTTTTCACGCAACGCAATTTTTTCGATAAGATCTGACATTTCTGCATTCTCTTCTGAATACAGACGTTCTTTAGATTTCAGTTCTTCGAGGCGTTCGTACATTTCTTTTAATGAAATCATGTTTGTCTCTCCCAATAAATTAAGGGGAAGTATACCTTCCCCTTCTTCAATAAAATAAATTATTATTCAGTACAAGCTCGTCCAAGTTCAGTCAGGCGGTAGAATGTTACTTCTGATTTCGGCCAATGCTTATACTCTTCAGAGTCATCATGAACCATAGTGAACGCAGGTTCGATCAGACCTTTAGATAATAATGATTGCCCTGAACGTGTATCCCACGGATCACCTTTTACAGAACGAAACCCACCAGCAATCGGAGGGGCATGGAATGTCCATACTGTATTGCCCTTTTCATTCGTCCAAGACTTCGGATTGAAATACCAATGACAAAGGCGTCGATCATCATGGGTTTCAAAATTCAGCATTCCCAGAAGGACACAGAGTTGATGTCCTGTGATTCTTGGCTTTTTCATAAGATCCCCAAGTCAGTAAGGTAACGATAAGACAGGACTACAGATAGAAATCCAATTAACATCCAAGACGACAGGATAGGCTTGCAATTTAGCGTAGTCTTTCCATTGGGTATGTTGGGACTTCCAGTAATAACAACCGAATCCGTTTTAGCTCTCAGCGTCATGACAGAACCCATAAGAATGATTGGGCGCACATAATGTCCGTCGCGATTGCGCTTTACAATACATGGTGAAGAAAATCGCAGGAACGGATCACCGCTTTTATAACCGAACAACTCGACCTTTTCTATTTCTTCGGGAACCTTTTGTCCAGGAAAGAATATTCTCATAATATGATTCCTAAATTTGTGTATAACAATTCAGCTAGAGTAACAGGTCGTTTGAATTGTTCCCAGCTGCAGTTCAGATATTCACGTTCTTCGCGGATCTTTTCGTGAAGATGTCCGTGGATATTATACGCCCAACGATCTAATTGATACGGAACGTGTGTAGTCAGAATCCGACCGACAGAAGTATCCCGCTCATACATGGCACCAAAGGATGTAATCCAGCCCTCCAGATACAACCGCATTAACATTTTGAAACTGTCGTGGTTTCCCTGTGCCACCCTGATGATAAAGTTCGGACGCCATTCATCGGGAACGGGGCGGCGCTTGAACTCATCAATGTTCCGCTTGGCTCCTTCGCGCATCAGGCGTATGAACCCCTCAGCGCCGATAAAGCAGATGTCCCCCGCCAGTTCAAGGACATCCCGAGATTTCAGCCCTTGAAATATGCTGTCTATAACCGCAGCATCATGGGATTCTTGAGTATCGAATCCACGAGGTTTAAAGACTTTTTTATGCCCGAGGTGAGTGTCACCAAGGTACTTGACAATTCCTGCCATTTATGGCCTCCTCATCCATTCTAATATTGGGATGCTTACAAACCCTTTATGCCAGCGGTGGGGTTTATGGCCTCTGTTGTGATCCAACAAACAAGTATCTGGAGGAACACTGAAATGGATACCATCGATATCGTAATAATTCCCGTCGATAAGAGTGTACACATGCCCTTCAATCTGGCTGTAATGAATCTCTGCCTGAGGATAAACGTGTTTGAGAACCAGGGCGACTTGATAGCACTTCCCGTTCTTTCCCACATACTCAACATCCACCTGTTGTGGGAAAATGTCCTTGATCAGATTTATCAATATGGTGATATCATTCACCACAACAGATGGTTTCATCTTCTCATCTCACCTATGATAACTCATAGCGATGGCGGGTACATGCAGGGCAATTACAGTCTTTTCTCAAAATTGGCATTTCACACCACGTCATCAAACCATGTATTGGAGACATATGGTGGTAAAACCATGATTTTTTGAGACTAATCAAAGGATATAAAATTTGAATTGACCTTTCCCCGTCTCTTGTCATCATATTGTATCCTTCGATGACCTTATTGAAAGCGGGGATCCAGTGGATTGCGTCGTCCCCGTTGACATATGCCAATATGTATGTGGGAGGCAAACTCCGGCCCTTAAATTGTGTGTTTAATAACCATATCGGGGCTTGTGCTAAACACGCACGAAACCCGCCGTCCGGCACGTGAATGCTACTAATCGGTTCTTGGTGATGAGTCCAACGATGCATAAGAAGCGGAGCATTCTTGTTGATCCAATTATAAATTTTATTTCGCGCCCAATTCTCACGTTTGGATTTGAAATTATTATTTTCAAGATGGCAATACACAGTATGAACCGAATAACCTTTCGATAATAACCAAACCAACATGTATGTGCTATCCACGCCGCCTGACCAAAACAATGTCACTTCTTGATTATTTTCCGGCAAAGGTGCATCCCCTTGAAGGACACGGTACACAAATTCACAATCAGATACAGAGACAACGATTTCCATTAAATTATTCCCCTCAAAGAGTCATTGATTCTACGCAATTCATTTTCCACCTTTATCTTCATATTTTTGTCGTCGTTCACGAAAATCATTTTATCTAAATCTTCGCCATTAATCTTTGTATAAAAATAAATGTCATGCTCAAAGAAAATCGTTTTTCCAACAGAACGCATGGCAAAGAATGTCGCAATAGTTCTCGATAATGGCTTGAACTTAATAGCATTAAAACGCAAAGCCTGATATAGGGGTTTTAATGTTCCCAATCTGATACAGTGCTGAATGATTTCTTGTTCTTTCATCCTATTGTCCGAGTGACGGGGTTTCCGATGAACCCCCTATGTTTGTTGGTTAAACAATGATACTTTAGTCAAGATATAGAAAAGCCCCTTTCGGGGCTTATTCTTCATCAGATTTGAAAAGGTTCCATCGGCCTATTCCATACCATTCTCCAATATTGTTGGAGTAGCGGGTTGTCCTAACTCCACCGATTTCGTACCCCCATTTGAAGAAACTCCATCTTTCCTTTAGGGTGGGTGGTTTATTTCCGGTTGCCAAGGAGCAAGCTGTAAGCCAACGTGCGATACTAATGGCTTGAAAAATTGGATGAATAAACGAATAATACACAACACTCAGAGTTATAATGACGAAGACGCATGTTGTAATCACCCCGACAATTTCAAAGAACATTTATAACCCCCAATATTGAACACACACTATGATGAACGTTGTGATCGTGAATACCCAGGAGAAGATAGAAAGTTTCATTCTTCTACCTTTAGCCCCATCAGGTCTTCCATGGTCTTCTGAATACGAAGCCAATCAAGAGCAGCGTCATAACGAGGATCGTGGTATACCATGCCTTCCAGTTCCCAAGCCTTGATACCAGCATAACGATCCTGTTGCCCAACGCCTTTCAGCCAGCTCACGATGTCGAAGGTGTGATGGTAATCCCAAGGCTCGTTGGAGTCCTGCTTACATGTCACCTCAATGATATGTTGGGCCTTGCGGAGATCAAACAAGTTTCGGTCACACCAGTCAACCGAGCGCGGGTCTATCCCAAGACGATGACAACCTTTGCGGATTTCATCGGCCAGCTGGAAGATAGAGGTGTCCTGATCGGTCGGGTACAGGCTGACAGCGCGAGCAGCATCACACGGGTTTCGCTTACCCGTACCTAACCACCATTCAACAGTCCCCTGATCCTTGACGCGGCCAAGTTTAGTCTGCTCTTTGACATCCAACTTTATGAACGTCGTTCGCTCTTCAACGAGTTGCTGAAGAGTGTAGCGTTTGGTCAGGTCGGCGATAGTATGCGCCCAGGATAACATAATAGCATCGTCCCAGCGCCCCAGAGTCTCGCTATCGGCGACAGCCAAGAAATTAGATTTATACATCGGTTTCCCCCGCTTTCTCTAAAAGAAGTTTCAAAGGATATGTCCCACAAGCGGTGGCATATTCAACTCTGAAATATGAATTATCGTTCATGGCGAAATTGCGATGAGGAAAATATTCACCATCATCAAAACCACCCATCCCTCCACCGACGCGATATTGTTTCAATTCTACTTCGCCACCGTAACGCAGTTGGGCGTAGAGACCGATAGGAGCGCGAACATAATGCTCCAGCCACACCCAATTACCGTCATGTAGACGAGTGGGCAAAAATGCAAACCGTACCTTGGGATGAAGAACGGCTTTAGCCAACATTTCTTCCGTCACTTCAGATTTCATCCGATGCTTTCCTCTTCGATGACGTCTTCTTCATTAGGAACAACAGAGATCCCAAAGTCGATCATTTGAGAGAGTTCTTGTAAATCCTTTTCGAATCCATCCCCTTCCCGAATATAGAATACTGGGACCACGCGGCGGCGAGTATCTTCAAAGATGGTTTCGGCGATTTTGTTAATCTGGCCCACCACATGTGTGAGATTCAAGCCACCAATACCACAACCGATGGCGGGCAAACCGACATAGACAGTTTCATCAGCTTTGGTTTCAACGATATCATGAATTTGTTCAAACATGATCTGGACTGAGCTAATGATAGATGGCATGCGAGCATTGGGACCTGGGTAAAATTGAGTATACAAATTGAATCCCCAGACACCAGTGTCATGATCAAACGCATAGGACATGTTCCCCAAGCGCTGTTCCGGACCACGTTCATCTAATTGGTCGGCGCGGTAAATCTCTGGGAAATTCAATCGAACGTGATTGGCGATACCCGCGCCCATTACAGACCAACAATTTGCGCCGTGAGCAAAGGCATTGATAAGATTGAAACTCGTGGCGGCTTTTAATAAATCGCCATTTGTGATAATATAAGTGGTCATGCGTAACGTCTCCATTGTATAATTTCGTTGTCGACACAACTGACCTGAATGATACACATATTCTGGCGATGGTCGGTGAGTGTCATAATAAAACTGTCTGGTTGTGACATGACACGATTAACAGATATCCCGCGCGACATCAAACGAAAGCAAATTTCTTGATACAAACGTTGCATATATCCTGAAACAGAAGCCGATTCATATGCGCGTTCAAATTCGTATAATTCGTTCATTTATTCAGACCATTAATAGCATTTTCAGAGATGTATTCGACGAATTGATTGTCAGCCGCCATTTTTAAAAGTTCAAACAATTCAGTTCCAACTGTACTCCCAAACATTCCTTCCAATACTCCTTGGACATCTTCATCTATTTCTTCGATGATGAGTCCATAAGATTTCAGGCGTCGCGAAATAGCACGGAACTGGGCAATATCTCCAATTTCATTTGCCATGGTATTATCTCAATATGGGGTTAGGCGGCAATTATACCGCCATTTTCTTCAATAGAGGTCTTCGGAAAAGAGTTCACGGAAAGGAGTGTTCTTCAAACGAACTTGATTGGTTTGTCCAGCTTCACGGGCTACAATAGCCGCCTCTTCCCTAGACATCCATTGCCCATAGTTATCGATAAACCCTTGTTCACGCGTGCGGGTGTTTTCGATAACACCTGCTTCCTTCAATCGTTTCAGTTGCGCATTCATTAATTTGTCGTGGTGACGGGCGCTTACAACGATGACATCACCATATCTGTTGGCAGCGGCCACTACGCGGCGGTCAAATTTAGTTGGGTCTGGTATATCCCGAGCATATAGGGCGATATGGGTGTCGTCAACATCCCCTTTGACTTCAGAATATAACTGGCCACCATTAGGAGATCCAGTGGGTAAAGAACGAAAATAACCGAGTAATTTCATAATCTAGTCTATCCATATTTCAGGTTCGGGGATATCAACCATCTCCATTGACATATTACGCCTCCACTTCTTCATCAGGAAAATAAGGGCGTAAATCCCCAATTAATTTAGGGAAGAGGGCAAACCCGAACAGATTAAAAGAACGCATGGTCCCAACCATACCAACATCATCCAATTCGGTAACGTCAGAAAGGGCACACAACGGTATCCACACGTCTTCTTGTCCTTCGTAATTTACGAAGGCAACTTCCTCTTTGATGAATCGAGGACAAAGAATATCAAACAGCCAATAGACGTATGCCAGTAATGAGAGACTGCGGAAATATACAAACATGGTGAACCCCTCACAGGTTTGGAGGGAATTCACCCTCCAGATTTATAGGCTTAATGCCTTTTCAAGATCATCTAAATCATCATTGTAGAGATCAATGTCTTGTTTGTTATTTAATTCTTCTCTTTGTTCTTCCAGATTCTTTATCTGATTCAACAATCGTTCACGTGCGTCTAACGTGATTGATGATAAAGACATCTTGAATAATTCATCAAGATCACCATCAAAATCTGGATAATCCGTTTGAAACAACGCTTTCAGTTCTGTAATGCTGCGACGCATATCCGTAACCACAGCCCAACTGATGAATAATGCACGGTTGTTCAGGCGATGAATTTTATCAGTCATCTCCTTTAACAGGTATTGACGACGGTCTTCATAACGGATCAAACGATAGTTGAAGAAGGAAAGCAGCATCTCCTTCCACCCAGAATAACGTCGGATGACACCATCTTCATCCCATGCCGTCCAGACGGGTTTGTTCGCAGAGTACAGTTTGAACATCTGCTCGATTTGTGCATCATCCAGCTTAGACAATTCACCACGTTTGAACACGACAGTAATGTCCCAGCCGTCTTCGGTCGTGTCATTGGCGTATTCAGTGAGCAAACCCGCCTTATACAACGGCAACAGAACTTTGGTCTCATACGATTTAGCGAACCAACCAATTGGGACCTCGGTGATGTGAAGGGTTGTAGCATTGATGCGTTTGAAGATGCCGCGACTGTATGCTCTTCCTTCCTCAGTATAGCCTGTCTCTCCTTTATATCCATTCCAGTACGGTTTTAAGTCCGTAGGGTCTTCGCCACGGAGAAGTGCTCTCAGAGCGCCGAGGACTGATTTAACGCAATGGCATGGGGTGTCCGTTGAGTACCCAGATCCGATACCATTAATTCCGTTCACCAAGAACATGGGAATAACAGGCAAAAAGAACTTTGGTTCCAATTGTTCTTCACCCAAGTAGTTGTAATCCAAAATCCCCTCATCTTCCTTACGGAATATTTTACGGATAACATCGGATACAGAAACAGAGATGTAACGAGAAGACGATGCATCACGTCCCATGATAGAACCAAATTGACCATCACGGTCAAAGTATGGAATATTGTTCGTACCAGGAAACGCCTGAGCCATGTTCACAATCGTATTGCCCATGTTCTCACCACCGGACTTGTAGTTGGTACGAGCGGCGGCGAACATACCCAGACGATCAACAATCTCTTCCTTGCCATATTCCAATGCAGTGAAAAGAATTTTGCGCTGACTTGGTTTCAAACTGTCAATCAACTGAGGTATTTGACGGATGCTGTTGAACACCGAAAATGCCTTGTGATCATTATTGACATAATCCGTGACATTGATACTTTGAGCGACCATCTTATTCTCCCTCTGTTTCAAACAAACAAACATCACTAAACCAGGTTTTGCGGTAATCGGCGGCCTCATCACCGAAGCCGTTCTTCAGTGATTCTTTGTAGTTGTCATCCAACGTGACCGTCGTAGTATACGCATCCAGATTGTTTAGAATACGTTTGAAGTCTTCAGTGCTGTTACCACCAAGACCTTTCAGATATTTCTTCTTCGTAATCTTCTTGGCGTCAGGGGTTTTTAAAAATTCTTCATATTCCGTATTGCTCATAAACTCATACATCGTTTTACCACACCAAATACGCATGTATGGTGTGCGCAGGAGTTTCAGCCTACCCTGACGGACGTACTCCGGCCAATATGTGCAATACAGGGTAATCAACAAACCACGGATGTGAATGCCATCATCGTCCGCATCGGTGGCTACAACAGTCTGTGGGTAGCGGGTGATATCAATCGGCTGACCTGGGACTGCGCCTCCATGAATCGTGCAAAGATTCTTGAACTCCTCATTATTCATTACCTTTGATCGCGGATTGTTTAAACAATTGATGAATTTACCACGCAAAGGGAATAATCCGATCTTTTTAGTATCACGGGCGTTCAGGATAGGATTGGACGCGCTGTCACCTTCAGTCAATAACAGAGAGCACCCACTGCGATCACCACGGGCGGTCGCCGGATAATACTTCTCTATCTCACGATAATCCCGTTTGCTAATATCCTTCTTGGCCTTTTCAAATTCAGCATCATCTTGGTCGTTACGCAAGGCGGCCAATTCTTTGCTCAGGCCAGCTGTGACAAACTCCAGAGCCTTCCGGATTAGTTTATCGCTGGGCTTATAGGTCGTACCAAACTGGCTAACAGGAGTCGTCATACGCTCCTTGGTTTGGCTATCAAAACGAGGGTTGTTGATATCAGCCGAGATGAAAAGCATCATATGGTTTTTAATCATAGAAGGCTTCAGATCAGTCTTAAACTTTTTCACCAATTGTGGGCGAATCGCATTCACGATCTGGTCAGCAACGTAATCCACATGAGGACCACCGATATGGGTGGCAATGCTGTTCACATATGATGCATGAATAAACGTCCCTTGTGAAGGAGCAACAGCAACAGACCACTCCTCTGTTTCATCAACAGAAGAACCTTGGCAAAAGTAATCCACAAAATGGCCAAATCGGTCGATACGGATTTGTTTCCCGTTCAGAATGACTTTCAGGCGCGGGTTACAAGCAGCCACTTCAAATGCTCGGCGATAGATCATCAACAAGTTATTTTGATCAAGACCTTTGACACCCAGACGCGCATAATCAGGTATCCATGCGATAGACGTCCCAGGGGCATTCAAATTACTGATCACCGGATTAGAACGTTTGCTCAAATTGTCTTCAAATGTTTGAGTGTAAGACTTCTTCCCGTCATTTGTCGTGACACGGAACCATTTTGAAAATACGTTGACCAGTGAAGCCCCTTCACCGTTCTGACCACCTGATTTTTTGTTATTGTATTCTTCATCGTCGTCGTTGAAGTTGCTACCCGCATAGAGGGAGCCAAATAACATTTCAGGGAGCCATTCCTTTGTCTCCCCGTGTTTAACAACCGGAATACCCCCATTGTCAGCCACGATGATCTGACCATTCATAGGAGAAACGGTAATGGTGATTTCTGTGAGGCTTTTACCTTCTGGCGTTTTGCTATGATCTACAGAGTTGGTGATAATTTCATCAAACTGTTTAATCAATGCAGGAGAATATTCAAAATTATCCTTGAATATAACTTGATCTTTTATTGGATCATATATCCAAGTCGTTCCAACGGCTGAACGGATACTGCCCAGATGACGCTCTGGGCGAAGAAGGATATGCTCTATGTGAGTGAGCTTTTTGTATTTTCGTTCAATATCAATCATATTAGACATCGGCCTATCCCGTCAATGGTAAACACAAGATTATGTATGGGGTCGGCTTATAGACCAAATTTACAGCGCCATTTCTGTACTTTGTGTTCAACAGCGCGTTCTACGTCAGGGATCGTACTCTTGAGATTGCAATGGCAGTCACAAGCCAGTTTAGCCGTGTGGCGAATAACACCGTTGATCAGATCAAAGATTTGGTCATTTGAACGCTGCGGCTGGTTCAGAAGTCGGGTGATGCGGCCTTTGTAATGATTGATCCTAGCCAACTGCCTATCCACCGGATCTACACCACCACAGAACCAGTAATCTTCCAAGGTATGCTCTGATAAGTTTGTTGTGTGGTTGGCCTGAGCCAACGCATAAATGACAGAATCGAATATTTCTTCTTTTGTCATGGAACCATGTTGTTGGATATGCTGATATTCACAAACATACAACAAATCCAGAGCCGAGATGATAACATCCGCCACTTCCCCATTCAAAGGTTCCGACGCAGCAATCCCGTAGAACACGTCCGATAGTTCACATGTTTCTTCTACAAGTTTACAGAACACAAATACAGATGGACGATCCGGTTCGTTCTGGCTGAGTTCATAAGATGTTTCTAAGATGCGACGAATAAATTTCATTTCAAATATCCTTCTAAGCGAAAGCGGTTGATATGTTGTATGATAAAGTCCATAGAGTTTTGAAAACTATATTTTCCCTGATGTTCATACGCATGAATAAGGGGAAGTCGGCTGTGAGCCAATTGGAATCGCAGTCTTGGTGGCATAGACAACAACTTGGCTGATGTCGCCGCAATAATACGAGAACGCAATATGGGGGAATCTGAATCAACGAGAGGGATTTGTATTTTACCCAAATCCAATCCATACTTCTTGGCTTCATAACCACTCAGATGCCGAAGAGCATCATCGCGATATTTTATCCAGTACCAATAACCCTCGATAGAATCGAAGTGTCCGTCCAAGGTTTCAATTGGATGATGGGTAAAATGCGATAGGAATTTTCCCAGATCAGTCCGGCTTTGGCTGTATATGTTGTAATGATTGACACCCTCAGTTATAGGCGTCATCGCTTTCTTTGAAACATTCAGTAATATAAGCATGATATAGAGTCTCAAATCAAAATTGCTGTGTGTAATCAGGTCAAATCTTTTTATATGCTTTCAGGGTACAGATAATAGAGACGCCGCCAAATAGAACGAGCAATATGAATCGTTCCATCCTAAAATCAGGAAGGGAAAGCAGTCCCACAAGGCTGTCTAAAGCAATCATGAACGTTACTCCAGTCAGCATGCCCAACTTAAAGGAGTTGGAACCTCTTTTGCAACGTAGCATAAATCACCTCCGATTCAAATGGGGAGTTTCCTCCCCATACAAATTATCTAGCCCAGAAACACTACTAAAGTCAAATTTGTAAAGCAGCTGCGATTATCTTTTAACATTTGATGGGCAGCGGAAAGGCGCTTAGCATCATGCAGAGTATCTGAAAACACGATGATATTGGCCTTGTCGATTTTGGTTCCCATAAAATTGGCCATGGTCGACGTTTTCTCTTTTCGATCAAATTTTTCATACTGCTCCCCTGTGGTCACATTTTTCGATTGAGTGAAAAACGTATCACGTTCACGAGCAGTGTGAAATACACCGAATACGTCGATTTCATTTTCAATTTGGAATTTTTCAGAAAGGAGTTTCTTTAACGCCGCAGTGTGACCAGTCTGGCGAAGCATTCGATAGTAGAGCATGCTCCCACTGTCTGCGGGATCAAGGTCGTGACGAATCCGGCGATCTTTTTGAATTTCATACGCATCCAGAACCAATTGTTGGATCATTTCAATATGCGCATTAAGAGATACTTCTACTTTTCGTTTAACTAGAGATTTCATTGTTGGAGCCTCGAATTTACGTTCCGCTCATGGGGAACATAAAAATTATACCCTTAGACACAACAATGAAAAAGAGGCCGAAGCCTCTTTAATCGTCATATTTGCCTGTCCTGAAATTCCATTTCCTGGCCTTGGATAGGTCAAGATCTTTGAATATATTACCGAAGATCTTTTTAAACCCTGACTCTTCTTCAAGATCTTTCGGTCTCTTGACAGGTTCTTGAACCATACCGCCTTCGGGTTTCCCCACATCAGCGGTAGTGGTGGCCGGAGCAGAAGAGTCTTCGAGGTAATCCTGGAAGCTCTTCATAAATTACACCACAGCCAGTTCACAACGGGCGGAAGTTACAGAATGGCCGTCCGCGTCTTCTACAACACACCAGTACTCACCCTCAGAAGCAGCGGTGACAGCGTGGTTGACCAGAGACGCAGTCGCTGCTGTTGGGTTAACACCAGCATCAATCACCACACCTTCGCCGCCAGGGGTGTCAGAGTAATACCACACATAAGAGTACGGCGCGGTGCCGCCAGCAGCAACGATAGTGAATGTCGCATCAGCGCCGTCGGCCACGTCCTGAGAAGCAGCCAGATCGGTTGTCAACGACAACAACCCTGCGACGGTAATGACGGTGGAATCGGTGTGATTTCCTTCTACAGTAACACCATAAACTGTAACAGAACCAGACTGAAGCAGTTTGAATTTACCACCGCCGATATGAATCGCCTTCGTCAGGTCGCCAGAATACCAGTTAACCCCTTGATATGTTGCGTTCGCAGGGGCAACAGTGGCCAGCAATTCAACGATTTGGCCTATTTCCCCGCTGGCAGTAGCCGGAGTAATGGTCAGACCCGTGGTCAGAACAGCAGTCGGATCATGGATTTCATAAGAAACCTGGAAACCTACTGGCTTGGTCGGATCAACTTTGGTGACACCGTCCGCTTGCAGATTGCTTTTGGTCAGCAATGCATCAAGACCTTTACATTCGGTCAGGATCTCATCAGGATCTTGATTTAGGCTGGTTTTTTGCCAACCCTTTGCAACACCCGTCACGACATGATTGCGTTCGGTTTCCGGTTTGTTGCGGACAACTTCCGGCGCGACTAATACTGTGATTGTTGGCATGGTTTCCTCCACTCATCCAAATCGTTGTTCAGAGCCATCATCAGCTCGTTATCTGGTTCGTATGAACCGGAACATAAATCATCTCTCCAAACTCCTAACGTCAACAGCGCTGCCTTTAGACGAGGATGTTGGTTCTTATCCGTTTTCAACACCAGCATTCGACACACAGCTTCAGTTTCGAAAGTATTGAAAAGAATAATCAATTGATTGATAAGCACACGAGGACTTTTCCCTGGCACAAATCTCTTCAATGATTGATTAATTAGCGAAATTCGCTGAATGTCTACCATCAAATCATCCCGTGAGACACCAGCAGTGATATAGTGTCTCAGGGCATATTCCATCAAATTGCTTTCGTCAACGATAGCCATATTGAATTATAATCAGCAGTTATACACTGGGATTATTTAATCTGGAGTTTTTCAGTCAATTGAGAAATAATTTCATTCCGGTCGGTAGAAACAATCCCCAAAGGTTCGGCCAATGTTTTAAGATCATTGATGTCAAGCAAGAGAAGGACTTCAACCGTAATATCGGTGGATACCACAGTGCCTGGTTTCATAGGCTTACCGAACTTGTCTAGCCCATATCGACGTAAAGTACCCGCCAGCCCCGTAAGTTCCGCGAGAAGCTCTTTCGTGCCGTCTTTGTATTCACAGACCCAACCGTAGTCACCAGCATAAACAATGCCGCCGTCGCCACCCTGAGGAATGTTATCCACCACACGCTGAAGATAACTTGGAAGTTTGTTTTCTTCCTGGGCGGTGATTTCCTGGGACGTTTGGGTGTTTTCAATTTTCTTTGGTGTCTTCGCCATGATCAGTTCTCCTATAGACTGTAATGTATTTACCACAGCAATTGCAGCAATAAACGTGCATGGAATATCCGTCGTCATTGAAATCACACCCACCACAACGACAGAACAATTTCACAAACTGGTCACCACTGACTTCTCTTGGAGGAAAATTCTTAAACGAGTATTCTCTGAGTTCACCCTCAAATTGGAATGAATCAACAAGGAACTTTGTTTTTCGGCGCAGTGATCCAAATGCCTGTTGCTCATACACGAAGTAAACATCTCTGGTTTCCATATTAACCTCAAAGAAAAGGAGGCCGAAGCCCCCTCTTTTATGTCAGTTCGCGGTTACTTGTACAGACCGTCAACGTCAATAGATTTATGTTGGCGGTTGTATTCCGTGGTGTAGTCATCCAACACGAGATATTCACAGCAGCGGATTTTACTAGAACCGTAATCATCAGTGATAGACACGATGTCTTTCGGGTTCAGCTTACAACGCACAACCCGCTGGCCCAGGCTACCGAAACATTGTTTCAGATACGCCAGAGAACAAACGTGAAGACCATAGGAGCACAGGTCTTTGTTGTTATCGTTCACGAATGAGCGAGCCATCCGGACGATAGTGCCAGGTGCGTTACTGACTTGGCCTGTGCGCTTATCCATATAATTTCCGCGAACGGATTTGTATAGAATAATGTCGCCGTCTTCATGAATCTCAATGTCTGAGTATGCCATGAATTCATAGATCCGACCAGACTGAACCAGAGCAGCGCTCGGGTTTTGGAACATCTTGTCAAGGAAACGGCCCAAGCGTTCCAAGTTCGGATAATCGCCTTTTAATGCCAAAGCCAAAATGCGTTTGGCAACGGAAGTTCCGGTGATATCATAGCCACCCCAGCGAACACGGTTGTCTGAAAGATCAACCATGCCTGTAGTGAATTGTTTGATGGCTTCACGCGGTTTCATCAGAGTGTAAGCTGTTTTGACGTCACGATTTTTAATCGCTTCAACAATACGGTCATACGCCTGGTGGCTCGTTGTGATCGTTTCCGGTTTACCATCGACCACAATCACGATACTTTCCGGCAAAATCATGATCTGGTGTTCGTTCAGGAACACAGACAGTTCTTTTTCATTAAATGAATTCTGAGTTTGCTTGTCGCCTGTTTCTTCAACAACTGCAACCGTCTTGACCACGAATAATACGGATGACAATGCCAGACGAAGTGTACGGCCTAAAATTGCATCAAAGTAACCCACGCGCCGACGGGCATCAAGGGAACCGCGCATCGGATATGTTTCACCGTCATGCTGTACGCTGATTTCCACACCATCATTGACTTTAACCACGCCATCAACCAATGCAGTAGCCAGTTCTGCTAACGGCGAAATATTTTCTTCATTGAAGCGGCTTGACCGAGTTTCTAACGGTTTCAGTTCTTCGCTTCTGAAAAGTTTGGCCTGAATAGCAGCAGAGCTATCATAACGCATACAGATAAACACTGTTTGGTTTTCCAGGAAACGGCCAACATACCATTCTTCGCCTTCAGAATCGACAGACACCGAACCTTCCAGAACTTCATAGGTGTCGGGGATTTTCCCTTCTTCAGTCAATTCTTTAATTGGCGAAATCACGACCACGTTATTAGATTCTTTGATGATACGAACCATCAGGGCGCGGGCAATTGTTTTGGCACTGACACCATAAACTGATGCCAGAGAAGAATTGCTTTCACCTTTGCTGCTCTTGGTTTGTATTTCTTGAATCTGTTCAGTGGTCAGAGACTTAATCGAAGCCGGATCCACTCCCAGTTCTTTATCCGACACGCGTTGTATCATTGAGCGCGGTACGCCCAATTCACTGGCTATTGAACTTTGACTTCTGTTCTCATTCAACAGCTTGAGAATACGTTTTTCTATAGCATTCATCTTGTAGTTCTCACTGTGGGGTAATGGGGCTATTATGCCCCGAGAATACGTTTTGAAATAGCCTTCACAAATCTAGTGGCATCTTCAATCGCATTATGCGCCGTTGGCTGATATTTTGACATCATGAATTTCACCAAACGATGACATTCAACTCGGTATCGGTTTTTGGCCTTTTGCTTTTGAGATATAGTGCTAGTGACCTTTATCTCATCAAATCCTTCAGTAGTTAATTTTTCATTCAATAAATCAACAACTTGAGTTAACTGGTTACAGGCGCGGAAAAATCTCGTAGTTGAGAAAGGCATTTCTATACGATAATGTAATTCCTCAACAGCCTTGCGGAAATAACCGTACCCCGATCCAGACGGGTTTCGTTTGGCCAGCATACGAACAACCTTCCATTCTTCTTCAGTGATTTGTTGTTTCGCATAACCGATGATTGCTTTTGCCCTGTGTTGATGATGAGCATAGCCATCCGTAACTTCTCCATGGGAATCAATCAACAGCTTGGCACCATAATCAATGCGATGAGACATGATGTTTATGCCCTTGCGAAGTTTCAGGAGTTTCTTAGATTCAAGCGCCTGAAATTCATCTTTATAATGCTCAAGCAACATATCAAACACTGCGTCAATGGGGATGAATACTTCTGGGAATTTCTTCATCATCGGAACAGATTTACGACGCGCAAGAACGATTGTTGGATGCGCTCCCAGCAAATCAAACATGTTTTCGTTTCCATTCTCGCCGAACTTCGTTCTTTCCATCGCTTCACGCAAATGTCCAGCCGTGGATTGTCGTAAGGTATTACCATGAATTTTATGGATACCTTCTCGGCCAGATACTTCGATGTATACGATCTTTTTGCCTGAATCAATAATATCTGAAACGGTTTTTCCATCCAATTCATAAACGCTGTCGAAGTTAAATGAATTGTAATGGAAACTAAACATCCCAGGATCTTTTTCAACGGTCGGGCGAACATATTCCATTTCATGCATGAAATAAACTTCATCCGGATTGAATAAATCGCCAAAAACCTCGATCAGTTTATCGGCAAAGACCAGGTAGTCCGGTGTTGTTTCTTGTACACCGATCCATGATTCAAAATAAGACTTCAATTCCTCATGGTTGGTGAATGATTCTTTATGTGCCGCCAGCTGATTCCGATTACTGAAATAATTTTCATTCGGTTTGACGACGATAACGACATTGAAGTTATTGCGTGCTGTTTGTATCTTCAGGTTTCGAGCACGATTCGAGTTATCAATAATAACAGCAATTTTTGATTTAGATTTCAACCAATTTCCGACAGAGTTCACATAAATGCTGTCGTGTACTACACCGTCGTCGTGTACTTCAATTTCGTAAGGACTACCAATAGACCGGAAAGGTGCATCCACAGAGTAATCGCGCACGACGTCCGGCGCTCCGATATAACGGAACGTGCCTTTGTAGAAACGGTTATCTGCAGGAAATTCTCGCTCCACTAATTTACGGAAACCACTACCGAACATATCGGTCAATTGAGCCTTCTTCATATAAAGCATAAGAGGACCCATAGATTCGGCCTGGCGAAGTTCATACATCTTCGCCTGCATAATATTGTCAGCCACATATTTGAACACTCGGTTCAGGCTTTCACGGGTGAACTCGTCATATGACAAGTCTTCACGCGATGGAGGAACATTCAATTCTCCAAGTTCAAAGAATGTATAGGAACTCGGGAATTTCTCCAGCACCGAACGTATTTCAGAATCTAATTGCTCAAGATCTATCGGATAAGAAACCCCGCCCATAACAGCATAGTGGGTATTATCAGAATCAGACTTCGGCTGAATATACGTGTTGCCCACACGATTTTCAAAATTGATGTCCTGCCAGCGGAAAGAATAACTGGCATTTTCAACCTTCGGGCGCATTGATGGGCGCATAACTCGACCCAGACGAACCAGTTCTTGTTCAAATGCGGTAAATCGCTGATTCTTTACAGGCACTTTAACAGTCAGACCATTGAACTCATCAGTGTCTTCTGGTTTCGGATCACGGGTATCCAAATCCTTGGTGATCAGGTCCACAGTAGGAATCCTGTCCGCATTCAGATACATAAGGAAGCGATACAGTTTACCTTCATAACGACTTTCTACAGTAAATGAGTCTGACACTGCAAATGGGGATTTAGAACCCAGCCCGAACGCGCCGATCTGCCCGTCGTCGTCCTCTTTGGTGCTATGGAAGAGTGTGGTGTACAAACCAGGTCCACGGATGATCTCGCCATCCTCAGCGCGGAATACCAACACCCCATTGTAATAACCAGGCGTCCCAATAACAGCAGTGCTGTCAGGGATCTCATCTTCCTTTACAACAATGTTGCCTTCGACAAGCACTTCATCTTCCCGCGCTGCGATAGGTTCCCCGATAATCATTTCTAACGGAAGGCCAATCCCATAATCCTTGATTTCCAACCATGGTTCCATAACATCAGGTAAATGGACCACAACGGGCGTCCCTTTGGGAGCAAGATGCTTGCTGTATCTTTGGGGCATAGGGGTAAGAGGGGCATAATGGGACGGCAACCAACGCTGTTGGCGATCACGCATATTATGCGAGTCTATACCGTTACATAACGTCTCACGCAAAGATGCGGCCTCTTTATATTTGTAGAGACTTGAGAACAATGTTTCAAATAATTTATCCGTCATCTTGACATTAAATGTCTGTCCGACGATAGTGGAAGAAGAGCGCACGAAATGCTCAGACTTGCGCATTTTCATAGTATAGAATTCCTATTCAGTTTCAAAGGGAAACACATTATTGGGTAATGGGTATGATACTGGTGGGAGACTCAATAGAAAAAGCCTCCAAAAGGAGGCTTAATCAGGTTTAACTCTGGTCTACATTTACAACGGCAGCGTTAAAGTTGAATGTCGGATGGGTAGCGCCTGGCTCTAACGTTTCTTCCAGATAACCCGCGATATTCCGCACCACGGTTTTAGGCTCAGAACGTGAAGGCTTCGTTGCTCCAAGTTCAATGATACTGGAAGTAACTTGTTCGACTTGGGTGTGGGCCACAACAAAATGGTAACGACTACCAAACGCCGCCACTTCAACTTCTGTAATTTCCAAACCACTCAATTCAGAGCTGCTCAACTGCTTCACATTCAGTTGTGAACGAAGGTGTTCCACAATGTTGCTGTAAACATATTGTGGCGTGATCAGCTGTTCAATAGAACTCATGACATATCCTCATTTCTTTGGGGGTTATTGTTACTTAACCGGACGACCTCTGCTCGAAGGAAAAGGATTTCATCGGCCATTATCTTTCCCTCTTCAAACATCACATGGCAACGTGATAATCTGGGTTCGCCTTCAGATAATGCGTGAAGACGATATTCAGGGATGACATCATTTACGGCGTTTCTTTTTGTTCTTTCCATGCGTCTTGGCCTTTTTAGGACGACTAACGGAAGGACGGGCATGCCCAGGCTCCCCAGGGGTACAACCTTGGGCATAACGTTGGTCATCCCAGAGGCGTCCTTTGTGAGACATATCTTCAGCCATCGCGGACAAGGCGAGGGTTGCTACAGCCGCAGCAGATAATGGTTTAGACATCTGTTTCTCCTTTTGCTGCATATGCCAGTGCTTTTACAATCATCACGGCCAATCCGATTGGGTCGCACGTACCTTCGAATTCTTGTTCTAAAATCTCACGTATTTCATCAGAAGATTGTACTTCGGAGCAGTTCTTGCTCTGTCGACGTTGTTCTTGCTCAACGAGGTCTTTGAACAGAAGGTCTTTGAAAGAATACTCATCGAAGTTTTCCAGATACTGCTGGATACTTGGTTGTTTCGCATCCATCGTTCTACGCAGATTGCTGATAGTTGAACTCGCCTGTTCGCGGTGTTTGTTCATAACGGAAAAGTTCACGGGTTTCCCCCAAGCGTTCGTCACTGTGTTGGAACACACTTGTCCGAAGAGATCTTGGAAGGCGTCATCCAGATGAATCAGCGCGGCGGCCAGTTCATCATAAGTTGGTTTTTGAGCAGTCATTTTCGTTTATTCCTATTTTTAGATTTCTTGGCTTGACGTTTATGCTGAGCGGCTCCATACAAGCGCGGAGGCTTTTGATAACGCTGTGAGGCAATTATATCCCTGTAGTCGGCTTCGGCTTCACAGCAAGAAACATCCGTTCTTCGTAATTGTGCGACCGCTTGAGATACCAATGTTTTGCGTTCACTTTCTACCAGATCATCACAAATTATCATGCGTTCACCTGGTTCACAACGACGTTTAGGAATATCGTCTACACTGATACATTCTACTTCAACGCCTTTCAACTTTTCTTGAAGGATAATGGCCATAGTACGAGCGCCCACCCCTCCTCCAATAATTGCAATCTTTCTTGGCTTGTCAGACATATTACATTCCATAAAAAAGAGGATAGAGCAATAATACCCTATCCCCCTTTATTGAAGAACGATTAGTCTTTGGATTCTACTTTATCACCGCGCAGATCCTGGACGAGTTTGCCATCCGGCGACATGATGTAGATGGTGTTAATTGTCTCAAACCAGGATAGTTCATCAACTCCTTCAGTGTATGGAGTTACCGGAACTGAAGTTTTGATATGATCACCATCGTTATTTGGGGTGCCATCAGACTTCAGCACTGGCTCCAGGAAGGCGAAACGACCATTTGGATAAATCACCCCGCCTTTAAACATGCGGATCTTCTTGCGAGGGTTGTTGGCCTCGCCAAGGCACACGACCAGATGATGGATCATCTCCGGACGGGTAAGCAACGTGTCGTCACGGATGATACCCTGTTTAATAGCGGAGATCACCACTTCGTCCAACAGCGCCTGCTGCTGGTCCAGCGTCAGTGATTCAGTAAGTTTCAGAGCCATTATTCGTACCCCAAACATTTGTTTAAGAAAGTCAGGACATCGTCCATGGTCTTGACCTCAATTTCAATGCCGAGTTGTTCCGCCAACTTGTTGGTGTTCTCGACGATCTCTTTGTCTCGCGCTGACATGATGTCAGCCTTTGAAGTTGATCGGTTTCTGAACCCCAGCGTCAAACGCGGCCTGGGTACGGGTATCGCTCACCACCTGGCAGGTCTTGTCAAGATCGATGCGCGGGTAGCCAAACACACCAGCAATCAACGAACCAGGGAACTGAGCCAGCTTGGTTTCGTACATCGCGCAGATGTCAAGCTTCTTGGTCTGACTGATACGGAACTCATCGCGGCCTGAGCTGATGACAACCTGGATCTCTTTGTACAGACTGGAATCAAACTGAATGTTCTGTTCCTGGATCCACTGCATCACAGCCTTGGAACCATCAGCACCATAACGCCCTTCGAACGTACCTTTGATAACTTCCTTCAGGCCGTCTTTGTACATGTCAGGAATCTGCGCCGTCTCCTGAACTTTGAGCGTGTAGTTGCTCAGGTAGTTCTCAGAGTCTTTGTTGAACTTCTTGACCTGTTGCTCAGTGCGGTTGAAGTCGTTGAAATAACTGACGAAACTACCAACACCGATTACAACAAAAGCCAGAATCGCCAAACCGATGATCCAACCAATTGAAATACCTTTACGCTGCGACATCTTTACTTCCTCTTGTTAAAACAAACGTTTGTAAGTGCGACCATTGTACTGCATATGGCCTAATATGAAAATTGCGGTAAACGGAACACAACCTAATAAAACGACGATAATCACTTCCCATGTCTTGAGGTCACGCCATTTCAGATACTCCATTTCCTTCATTTCAACGCGGTTATATCCTTTGCTGATATTGACTGCAACTTCTTGGAATACTGATACCCCCATGGGTTTGCCAGTCAATGAAAGACCGTTTCGGGAATGGAGTTCCATGTTATTCATCCCATCAGCAAATGACGTGGATTTACCCCAATTGATTTTCATATCCTTCGATATGTCAGTAACCACAATGACATCGTTCTTTTTACCACCGGACCATGCATATAGCAGCCCCTGAAAATATTCCACAGGCTGGCCAGAAGTCACTACCCACACGATATTGACCTGACGTGATGCCCCCAATGTTTTCAAAGTGTTGTTCAGATAATCATTCCAATAATCAACGGGAATATCCATCCCCGACATATTCAGAACACGAGTCACCCGATAATAATCATACACCCTTGGATATGACGGGATATGGTCTTTGAACTTCTCAGCGAATTGTTGGTCAGATTTGGAGAATAAAGAATCCTTGTTCCCCAGAACATAGTTCATATATGCATGTTCACGCGCTGCAGGTTCTCCGATTTTAACTTGTGCCCAACGTGGAGGCTCTGTAGTACCCTGACGATCAATACGGTCAATGCTCAGATCACCGACGGTTGTTAATACGTCCCAATCAACGTCATAAGAGTGCTCATAGCACGTGCTGCAATGACGCGTTTGTGTACAAGATCGGTTATTTCCTGAACCAGAGCAAGAAGTTGTGTAATAGCACATACATTCATAAGAATGGCTACAACCCACCTTATTTCGTTGCTTGTCAGTAACGTACCCATTCAAAATTTCAACATCTCCCGAACTACCCAGGGAAAATGCAGCGTATGCTCCCGCCTGGATAAGACAGGATAATACAACCACTATCGCAGTAGCAATTAGCGTTTCTTTTGGTTCATGGGTTTTGCGATGGTAAACCACGAACAATATGGCTAAAATAATAGGGACCACAAACAGAAGGTAAATCATAACACACCATCCACGAGTTGTTCCTTCGTCATACCAAGAAGTTGATTTTTGTGAGAACTGTGCGCCCCGTTCAATTTGAGCAATTCCCAGCGTTCTTCATGATACTGTGGAGTCATTGCATCGTCAAAAGAAACATGGTGGCGATGCATAATTGTTGCAACGGTATGAAGAACGATTGCTGTCGCTCTTTTTAAAGCACGTGTATCAGTGATATGGTCTTCATATTCGATACCCATCAAATCGAGTTCTTTCCGAATATATGCAATAGACAAATCACCTTCAGAATGCAATTTAACAATAGTCGCTTTCTTAGGATGTAACACGCCGTCTGTTTCTTTCATGAACAGATCGTACAAATATTGTTTGTATTCGGGGCGCTTCATCTCGTAATCCCTCCGGCACAGATAATATTCAGTTCACCGCGACGGAAACCGCCTTGCCCACCGTTCAATTTAGTCGGAAGCGTATCTTGAACTTTTTGTGCGAACCCTTCCGACACTACCAGATGACCCTTTTCTTGTTTCGGGGTAGATTCAAAATAATCGCCAAATGTCGCTTCCATATCGAGCACAGACATGTCTTCAATTCGTTGCATTGCCATGATATAGGACCTCAGTATAATTTCGTATAAACTTGTTTAACGCCAATATCGGCAGGAGCTGTGCTCTGCTGCATATTATAGAATGCCAAATCTGCTTGTTCTTTGTTTTCAAAATCAACTACAACTGTGTGTACTGATATTGCTTCACCCTGTCCATAAGCATAACAACGGCTGGTGACCAATATTTTGTATTGAGGTGTCATAAATCAATCCTTGCAAAAGAAAGGGGAACGGGCTAATAATAACCCATTCCCCTTTATTGAAGAACGCAATCGCAGTCAGATTACTTTTTCTTCAGCTCTTCCAGCTTGGCTTCAATTTGGTCCAGAATCTCTTTACCTTTCTGGACGATGGCTTCACCGTCTTGCGCGTGTTTACGGAAGACCAGAGCGCCAGCTACGAAACCGACAACAACGCCAGGAAGCGCGTACACCAACAGATCTTGTAACATGATTTATATCCTCACTTTATAGGCGAGGATATTTATATCATCGTTTCAACAAAGACATGAGGTTTACACTGGTCGACTTCGGATTGTCCTCTATCTTCCGGACGGGCATTTTCAGATTAGTGTAAACCTCAGATGGTTCCCAACGCGTACCCTGCTGCAGGTGCCATATATGTAGAGGAACACCCGTCTCAAAGAACACATGCATCTTCCACTTCTGGACGCCAGGAACGTGCCCTGCAGGAGCTTTTTCGCATAACAGGGTATCTGGTAGCCAGAGGGAACGGGCTTCCCATAATGCCTTACAGGAGTACTCAGGCCAGATGCGTTCCATGTAGTCGATCTCATCCCAAGTACGCTCGGCATCCCACCCGATGTAACGAGTGTTTTTCAGACGGAAGAATTTCTTAAGCCAACAAGCACCGGAAGTCTCAAAGTTCAAACGATTGATGAACGTGATGTGACCAAACTCGGCGACACAATCTTTGAATGCCTGTTCAAGATCAGCCTCAAGGATGTCGCATTCTTCATCGGTGATAGGACAGCCGTTGATCTTTTTCTTTCCGTGCTTGGTCACCCAGTCGTCACGGTTTGACAAGAATGCCGCGCCGTTGCGGTTGGACTCACTACCATCACGGTCACGCAACATGAACCCAGGGACGTCGATCTGATACATGTTGCCGAATACCATGTTCAGGGCTTCCAGGAAGTTCCAGGCGCTCAGGCGACCGAAGTATTTCCACCCCATAGCCGTGTCCCATAGCTTAACGAATTGATCACTTTGCAGTTTAGTCTCCAACAACGGACGGAAAGCATCCATCTGAGTACGACCAGCCAGCCAATCAATGTAGGACTGAACACACGGGATCATCTTCGATTTGCGATAGCGGCAATCAGTATCGAATCGCATACGCTCGAAGTTCAGGTTATACCAATCACAGAATCGCTTGAACTCTTGTGGTGACTGAGGCGGTACAGGAAACTCACTATAAATCGTCCATGGGCCAATCCCATTATAACAACAGCCCCAAAGGAACGCCATCCAGATCTTGCGCTCGATCTTCTCAAGCTGCGTAATGCCTTCAGTGACTTCAATCGCATAATCCATCAGACGAACTTGTTGGTTGTGTTCTTCCGTATACGACAGCGCCTCCACCCATGCTTTGAGCAGATACATCCGATTCTCTGGCTTACGATAATCGATTGACAAATCAATTGGGTACTTCCATTCAGCCGGAGGCGTATAACCTGTCGGCATTTTAGATAGATGCGTCATCCTTCACCTCGGCTTCGAGTTGGATATCTTCAGGGTTTAAAACGGGCTGGCCCAAAGACCAAATTGGAAGGAACCGACGGTCATTGGATACTACCCAGATTTGCTTGGCGGTTTTCGTTTTTTCAGAAATATAATGCTGGGCATTAACCTGAGTCCGTGCCAACCCAATTTGCCGCCATGCACCGAAATCTTTAGAAGATGGATTGGTGTTCAGCTGGAATTGGGGAATGATTTTATTCTGTTCCGGATAATATCGGACAGCGTTAATCATATTGGCATCGCCACGATAGTCAACAGCAATAGCAATGGCATTGCGTGGAATAAGAATTTTCATTTTAATTCCTTTTGAAACTTTCAATTATGTTGTAAACGAACGGCGTTAATAAAGCGACACCGCCCGAATAATATAACGCGTAAACATTCAATATTTCGGTTGAGTCTAATTCAACGATGCCCAAATATTTCATAACACCGACAAGCATAGCTGAAAAGCACATCACCAGACCGACGAACACAAAATATTTAGACATCTTTTTCATTATCTACACCTTACGCATTAGCCCCAGAAGGGACACGGATGAGGTCTTTGGTTCTTCCTTGGCGACGGCCTTGTTTTTAGTTTTGGATGCCTTCTGCGGCTTCTCAGGCACTCTGTGAGCCAAAGGATCCTGACCGCCGACTTCACGCGTCATCGGATTGGTTTCGCAATAGCCGTAGAAGTCTTTCGACATCAGATTGTTAGCGCGGCAAACTGTGCCAAGCTGATGATAGATAGCATTACCCACCACCCACAACGGGGCGTCGAACGGCAACATAGCCAATTCGCTATCATTCCCAGTCTTGAATTCTTGGGTGTTCGTAGCCGTTTGGTGGTACAAAACGTCTTGCCCACTGTAATCATCCACGGCAACATTCCAGCCAAGCGCCAGCATTTCAGCCTTGGACTTCTCGAACTCCTTGGAGTAAGATTCGTTGCGCGACCAGCCGGAATCCCCCGCTTCTTTACCAGAGCGTCCACGGATGCGGGCATCGTACTGATAGCGGTCTGGATATGCAAAGTACAGCAGCGCCAAAGAATCAATCGGATAGTTATTGAACATCCATTCAGGACGCCACTTGTCCGACAGCATCAGAGGTTCGCCCTCACACACCAGGGTATATCCCTGAGCCAGCCAACCCTTGACGAGGTCGCGAGCAATATCCCCAGAGCCTGTGGCCGCATGAATGGCGTCCATAGAGGTCCAAGACGCCAGGCCGGATTTATTGGACACTGTGTATTGGCCGACGAAGATTAACTTCAGCTCTTCAAATTTCAGGCCGAAGGGGCGCGTCTTATCCCCAACAGTGTACGACAATTCAGTCGGCTTCAGCTTAGTGCGGAGCCACTCGATGAACTGTACGACACGAGTGCCTTTACCCGTGCCGCTGGTTCCTTTGATTACAATGATCTTTGCCATTATGCAGCATCCTCAATGCGCCAACTCACTCCACCCAACCAAGGTGCCCAAAACACGGCAACTTGCGGATGACCATTCTCAACAAACTTCACTTTATACTGGTCATCAAAGTTATAGAAAATTTCGTCGTCATCAGGTGCCATACCGTTTTCAATCAGAACTCGTTTTAATTCCAACGCTGCGCCAACGGAAGTTGGTGGATTCTGATTACGGATGAAGTTGTTTACATGGATAATGATACCATCCATATCACTGTCACCGGAACGCTTGTCAGGGCTTTCTACAACTTTATTTTGTTCTTGCACGATGTGCTCCTATCGGACATATTGATAATGAGAAACCAGGCGATTCACCACTTCATCGAGGTTACGATTTAAGAAGTCAAAGTGGTTTTGGCCTTCTACATGCTTAATATAAAGCATATCCTCGCAATTCGAAAGATCCAGTTTTTCATAATTGCCCTGAGGGACGAAGATGACGAAGATGTTATTCAGGGCACACGGCTCAACATACTTCGGATTGTCGTCGATCAGGACATCGCCAGCAAGCAGATGCTTTTCATCCGTGCTCACGAACCCATTAATCAACGATTCAAAGTGATGGTATGTGAACTGACGCTTGCTGCGTTCGTGTTCCGGTTCGCATTTTGTAACTGCCACCATTTCCACTTGCTCAAACTTCTGAAGGAGAGCGGCCTTTAAATTCGTAAGGAATTCAACAGCCCCTGGTAGTGGTGACATTCTGGAATACAGATCAGGCATACGCCACCAATCCATCGGATCACGTCCTGTTGGCGAATCCATCCACTGACCAGCAACGAATACACGGCGCGTTAACCAGGCCGGATGCGCGCGTTCACGCATGAGGATCGCCAGATCACCAGCGTGTGACATATAGCACTCTTTGGTGATTGGTTGAAATTCAGATGGGTAGTCGTGACATCCCATATTTTCCGCAGCGGCTTTAGAATTAGAGATATTGAACCATTCAACCCACGGCGAAAGGGAATCAACCAGAGTCAAATCCACATCCACCAGAACGCGATATAACCCGCCAATTTTAGAACATGCGTCATACAGACCAACGTGATTATTCATCAGATTTCTCCACTTGATCATAACCAGTTGCGGTGCATTGTTCTTCGGTGCAATCAGCATACAGAACCACAGAAGATTCCTTCACGTAAGTGGTGCAGTGATAGGTTTCATCTTCCTGGATGGAATCATCATAATTGCAAACTGTTTGCAACGGACCAGGAGTGGTGTTGTCCAAAGCTGCATGTGCCTTGATGGTGTCTTCCATCTTATTCACCGCTTGCTGATTGGTGAACGTCGGCGCATCGAGGTCAACAGTAGACGCAACGTCCAGAAGGGTAGAGCATGCAGTGGTAGAGAAAGCCAGAGCACACACCAGAAGAATCTTATTGAGTTTCATAATAATACCTGTTGTCAAAGGGATAACAGGGGGAATTATATCCCCCTTTGATTTATTGAATCAACCTTTCTTGCCCATCATGGACAACAGATTAACTCGACGTTTGTGAGACCAACCAACCACATCCAAGATAGACTGAATTGGCTCTATGAAGGTCTTTTCAAACGTGGTGTGGTAATCTACCCACTTATCCAGCCCCAACTCCGGAGGGAGGAAGTCAGGGAAGGCTATGCGGTCGTTCCCCACAGGATTGCCAGGTTTCAGGTTGATGATTTTAACCTTATCACCGGATTCAATAGGCGGAAGACCGAGATCTTCGTGCTTATCGATCAGCTTGTTGTACATAATACAAGCCTTGGCAGCAAAGTGTGTACCGCTGATATAATTCCCGTTCGCGTCCAGCCACTTCTCAATATCGCTTACACCAGATGCCTGAGCGATATCATCCACGGTGAGTTCCATATATTCCTTTTTGTATCCAGCGATTAATTCCTGAACTTCAGCCTCCGTCCCGAGCAGGACTTTCTCATAACATTTGACAAGACGCTCACGACACCATTCCGGCGTTGTAGATTTACGCGCTTCCAGACCTTTGAATTTTATCTTTGGCTTCTCATACTTGATGCCTTCGCTATCGTATACTGCCATGCAATACATCTTCTTGGCTCGCCATACAGCAGACGATGCGATGACCTCACGTTCCCAGACCATGCGCTGCTCAAACCCGTTCATGGTATTACACAACAACTGCGCCCATTCACTGGTTTTTGGCTGGTAATTCTCTTTGATCCATTGGTCAATGTTATCAACGAGTTTGTGATGGTCCTTTTCTTCAGGCCACAATTGCTTGACCAGGCGTTCAATGCAAATGTAGTTGGAGTCAGTATCACCCGCGATAACAAAATCCTGACCAGTAGTGCCGCAAAGTTTGTTCAGATAATCATCGGTGTGGCGTTTGTTCCATTTGTTGATCAGCTGGCCGGAAGTGGTGATTGCTTCAGCGATGTTGATGTTGAAGTATTCTTTAAACCAGACGTTGGAGATTGCGCCATAACCTGCGTTCATCAAGATCTTCAGACCTTGTTGTAACGTATCTTGAGCAACCCCCAGATCTTCCCATTTGTGCATGACTTCAGTCAGGTGATCAAGATCGATGTGCTTGTGTTCTTCATACCATTCAGGATCGTAGAAACGAGACTTCATGGCGGATTCAAGGTGGAAATCACCTTTAGACATTTCCTTACACCAACCAGCCCATTGCTCATACTTCAGGCCAGTTGCTTTCTCTCCTTTACGGTCAGCGTATATGCCTCGCATAATTTCGGAAAGGAAGGACATCTTCTCATTACTGAAGAACTGAACGTTCGGGGTAAACGAAACGTTATATCGGCGTAGTGTTTCAAAATGGAATTCGCCCAGCGCGACCAATTCATCAACAACTTGTATGCGTTCATCAATAGCACGCTGCAACTTGTCGTGAAGATTTTTGAGATGACGACGTTTATTCATCGGCGTTGTCATATCATTCATCGCTTTGGTCAATTCCTCACACATGGCCTCAATAATATCACGGCGGGTGTGCTTGTCAGATACGATAGTCTCAGGACCAAGATTGTACTGTTGTATAATGTGAGGGTACAGGGAGTTTAAGTCCTCAGAGAAGACCCAGAAATATATCCCTGGTGTAACCTCCATAACATACGCGCCTTCAAAATCTGTTGGCCCATCATAGACGCGCTGGATTTTCGGGACAATCCCCTTCTCATAAAGACGATAATAGCACATTGCCAGCCACGGTGCTACAGTGCCGAGACCGTCTTCATAGTTGGATTTAGTGCGATAAGCCAATACAAACATCAGCTGTATCAAACGCAGTTTTTGTTCTAAGCGCCACACGAGTTTGACGTCTTTGATACCATATCGCGTATGCTTGCAATAATCATTGAAATAAAGGTCATACAACGATTTGCTTTCACTATAATCCAACTTCTTCTCACCGAGTTCACAATAAGCGATCCAATCCAGTGAGTATTTTTCGCGGGTTGTATACGTGTGTTTCTTGTAAACTTGCATGTAGTCCATCATAGGACAACCCACGAATTGATAAGAAGTCACGTCGCCTTTACGGTCTTTGATGAAACGTTTCTTGAGTTTACCCCAAGGACTGAGGCGCTGGGCTTCAGATTCACCAAGAACCTGCATAATTCGTTCAACCAAATAGGGGCTATCGAACGTTTCAATGTTCCACCCCGTCCAACCGTCAAATTGACGTTCCGACCAGTAATCTAAGAAGGCGCGAAGCAGATCTTGTTCCGTCGTATATTCTTTATATTCAACCTCAAGACCGCCGACTTCTTCATCATTGGGGTCATATTTGAATTTATGGCGATCCTTGGAACACGGCATGCCCCAGACATAGAATTTATTGGTATTCATATCTTGGAGCTGTATCAGCGTAATAGGGAACGCCGCATTCATGTTCTGTGTGATTTTACCGTTACTGTCAATTATAGGGAATTGGTCAGTCACGTTATTGGAAATAAAGGAACCAGGGAAGTGCTCTCGAACGAAATCATGGTTGGCCAACACTTGCTTATGGAATCGGCGAACACGAGCCTCGCTCCCCTTAAACGTGTGGGATTCAATCGTCGCGTGAGGAAATGGACCTTTAGTCATTTCTCCGTCACGCCAACCAGCCGAGAACACTTCGATATCCACGTTGGCGATGTGGATATTTGAATAATCAGGTGTGATCACCCCAGGAAAATTATGGGCGATGAATTGATATGCATAATCCGTTTGTCCATACACCGCAGCGCCTTCGACCTCCTTGTACTCCTCAAGATAGTTGTCAGCGTCTCGCATTGATGCAAACTTTTTAGACACCAACGGTTCATTGAGGAGGCCAATCTTTTCAACTTTGGAATAATCAGCTGTGGGTAAATACAAGGTGGGTTCGAATTTCTTACGCAACATGCGGTGATTGCCGTTGTCGTCTGCGATACGAATCAGAAGGTCGTTACCCTGTCGGGCAACGTTCGTATAGAAAACAGTCATTGTTTGTCTCCGGTTAACCGTGCCGTCAGCACGTCCCCGTAATTTAGCCGAGGAACGTTCAATGACCAAGGAGTTTATAATGGCAATCCCCTTTGTGAGTATGATCCCAGGGGCGCTGAAGCAACTCTGGAATCTTGGGACTGATTTGGTGCAATACAAGCGGGAAATTGTTCAGGCTAAACACGATGTAAAGCTGGAGGCAATCAAGTCTTCATCAGAATGGGAACTTTCCAAAATCACTGAAATTGGTGGTTCTTGGAAAGATGAATTCTGGACTATCGTATTAGCTGTTCCCGCTATCCTTGTAATGATCGCTCCGGTTGTGGAACTTCTAATGTTCCCAACCGAGTATCATAAAGGGGATTTCATCAAAGCAGTAATTGATGGTATGCAAGCCCTTGAAACAGCACCTGATTGGTATACAGCTTCATTATTGACAGCAATTAGTGCATCATTCGGTATCAAGGGGTATAACCATTACAAAAGCAACAGCCGGAAGGCGCAAGCTGTGGATGCTCTCAAGCAATTTGGGGTCAAAGTGGTTAACAAAGATCCCACTGTTGTTACTCAGTCGGGTTCTCCCGATCTTGAGTCTGCTCCCCCAGCTGGGTCTACTGCAGCCTCTGGTGCGTGGCCTGATCTGAAGAAATAAGTTCAAGGGGAGGAAACTCCCCTTTCTTTTGGTGTTAGGGAATGAAAGTGGTAAACAAGAGATTGCTCGTCACCCAAGGCGGGGCGACGATAGTAAGAGGAAGGATTTACGAACAGATTCAGCTGGGTGATCATAAGACGCGCCTGACTGTCAAGGCTCCTGACGGTGGATGGCCCACAAAGGTGGTTGTCCCCGACGGCCTCATAGAACGAGGGACAGCAGTGTACAAAGGAGCAGAGTTCAAAATTTATTAAAATATTTATTGAATAAAGTTTACTTCTTCAATAACTGGCGTATACTTCTAATTGTAGTACGAACAAACAACAATTTGAAGAGAAGGAAATACATCATGGCAATCGAAATTATCGCTCAATCCAAATCCGGCAAAACTGTATTGTTCGGCACCGAAGAAGGCCGTGTAATCACCACTTTGGGCACAGTTGACGGTAGCAACCCCGTAAAAGGCGGTCGCTTCCTGGTTGAGTACGGTTCTCGTGTCGTGATGGTAAGTAAAATTGATGGGCGTGATATCACCGCTCCTCGTCAAGAATTCTTTGATTCACGTTCCGCCGCCATGCAATTCTTTCTCTTCCAGAAACGTCATGAACTCTTTGTTGAAGCGAAAGACGCAGGTCTGGACGACGCAACGGCTGAGCTGATTGCCGAAGGTAAAATGACTCTTGAGACTGCTCTGGGAGACATGGATTGCGAAGCTGAAGCCCATTATATCGAATATTCCGCTTACCAGAACGAATGTGAAGACGATCCTGAAGATGATGGATTTGATCCAGACCTTCACGGCGGCGAGGATGACAATACTCCTTCTCTGGAAGTTATCATGGCTGGTGGTCAGGCCGCTTGGGAATGGCAGAATGAAAAGAACGCATGGTTGGATTCCCGCCTCTAATATGACAAAGCCCCTTCGGGGGCTTACCTTGAAAACTGAAGGACTATATCATGAATATGCCAAAAACTCCTGTCCGCATCGCAGTTGAGCCTCTGTTGTCCCAGGCTGAAGACGCCGCAGTCATGTCGGCAACGAATATTATTAACAAAGTCATGGAAGATTTAGAATCTCACGGCTGGGATATTAACGCTTGTGCCCCATGGCCGTCCAGCGTAGGGATAAGACTTGGTCATCCAGATTACGTGGGCATGAAGTCTAAACACACATTGTATCATTCATTAGTTCAACTCGTTTCTTCAACTTGTCAGCCTGGTAAACCAGAAATCGTTAAGCGCGACACAGACCGTCAAAAACGATTTATTGATGAAGCTCGTCGTAACGCTGCATTTCAATATGAAGCATTCATCATTAAACTAGAAAATAAAATCGGTGGGCACAGTGATGCGGTCTTAAAGGGTTCCCATATCTGGGATTATTCAATTTTAGAAGTGACTACACCAGAAGGAATTGAATATTGGAAGACGCACACGATCATCAACGTGTCGAAACTCGGCAAAGTTTTTAACCAATATCCAACAAGAAAGGTCAAAGCATAAACAAGGGGGCTGTTGCCCCCCTTGTTTATTTCCCGTCCCAGAAATCGTCATCATCGTCTACGTTGTCAAACGCTGAATCCAATTCTTCGTCAGAGTACTCTGGAAGACGACCATTCTGTTTCAGATATTCAATTTCGTCATCTTCCAATTGAAGATCCGTTGCTATAAACAGCGCTCCAGTCTCTTCATCATGTTCAATGCTATAAGAAGTATATTCAGAACCTTGAACTGTAATGATGATAGACGTCGGGTCTTCTGGGTCCACGTGAGCTTCAAACGGGATACCGTCAATCGGGGCGTCCTCTAAAAATGTAGCAAGAGCTACGGCGGCGCGGACGACGTCTGTCCCTTGCACGGAAGCATAAATCTCTTCAGCGCCTGTTTCCCCGCGCTCAAAGAATTCAATCGTAGTCCCGTCTTGAACACCAGTCCAGATAGGCATATCTGCTGGGGAATCAGATTCAAATAATTTCGAAATTGGCATGGCAATGTCCTCTTGAATAAAACGCTTTGGACTATTTAGGCTTCTCTGGTCGCCAACCCTGGCTTAAACACCACCATTTCCTCAACGTTATTGGCACTCATAGAGGCTATAGAATCGAACCCTTTGTTGACAAGTTCTTTCACATTATCATGTATCTTACCAGGCTTTATCCCCAACTCTCGCATTCTATTTTCCCACACCGAAACATTGTTGGAATCTATTACAAGAGTCTTCTTGGCCTTGACACGAAATGCCATGACAATAGGTTCACCAGATTGACGATAGCGCACGGCATTTTCTGCGTAGATCTGTGCCTTTTCTGGATCCCCTGTCAGGTAAAACCCAGCACCCATCGTACCAGAGTCAGTCTGGCCAAATTTTTCAAAATCAAATATATCGAATTCAACATTAGACCCATGATACAAAACGATATTCGTAAAATCAGGTAGCGTTGATTCGCGATAAAATTCTAGAAAGGTTTTCATAGATACCCCACACTGGTCGTATGGGGTATTTAGGATGGATTAGCTGGGGACAAACTCATTCACAGGGACATTTTCGGGGATTGATAATTCAGGACAAGCAGCTTTCATCGCTTCCAGATATGGCTTGCTCCCCACGATCCAAAACAATGAGTTCTCATTAAGCAATTCTGGTTTGTGTTCCTGTATCCATGTCATGACCTTACCTTCATAACGAGGATGCAACTCAATATTCCCCCACTGGTAATCCATGAGGTCGTTGTAACGAACCCAATTAGTGGTATGAAGATCCCAATGGTGTACCTCAAAGCGAGGAAGCACGATATCCGGCTCGTTCTTTGGCCTGATACCACTTAGGAGGCCAGCCAACGAAACGCTCTTAGAGGCATGCTGAAGATCCTTCTTACCATACACATAGTCTGGGTTGTCGTGATAGCGACGAGTGAAATCAGTTATGTGAGGGAGGTTTGCTTGCTTACCGATAATGCGCAAACGACTTTCAATGAAATCTAATCGGTTAGGTCCAATTCCGATCAGATAGACATTCTTCAGATTTGGTTTCGGATGCATCGCCAAACCTGTCAGGATACTGGTGCATGAATTACAAGAACCAGCAGGAATGATCAGATCAGTGATATGGTCTGGGATATTGGCAACCTGCTCACCACCCAGCATATGGAATCCAGCAATGCGTTCTGGTGAATGAACGGTATGATCCAATGTAATGCCATATTCCAGATAATACGCCTTTGGATTTAATTGTTCAATGAGTTTCTTACAGCGCGGCTGAATGGTGCTATTGTAACCAGATCCAACAAAGTTAAATTCACTACCAAACCATGCTGACATTGAAACCATATCATGGTTCATGCATGTGGTTGGTTTAGTGGCACCCAGCACAGTGGTTGTCTTGCCGCCGAAATGCCGTGAGACTGCCGTCGCCATAGGGGACTGCGGACTACCAACGACAGTACCATGGATAAGATCTGGGGATCCTCCCGCTTTAAGATGCTCCATCATGAGCCAGATGGCCTGACGGAGTTTGCTCCCATTAATGCCCTGCTGGCCATTTGCATAATTGGACAGCGGCGCGAAGTAGTCTTCACGCTTGAACCAGACCTGCTGATTGGTTTCGGGGTTGGCAACGAGTTCGCACGGGGTGTGTTTGTAAAGATAGTCTTCCCAGTGAACCTGGTCACGATGAAGAGAGAGGACATCAAAAATCGTTTTGTATGGACCTTTCCCTAACATGTTAAACGGAATATATGGAGCGAGGGGTTGTGCAGCGAATTTGTTCATTCTATTTCTCCTGTAGGCATTGGCTTATCATAGCGTATCTACAGGAGTATAGAAAAGGAGAATCTCGGCTTACTTCTTGAACAGACGAAGGAACTTCATCATGTTATCCATGAAAGTCGGCTTCTTGACCTTTTGTTTTACCGGAGCGCCCTGATCATTCAGAACACGACTAGCCGGAGGAGTAGGCGGTGTCGGGATTGAACTGTCATGTTTAACAACCGGAGCACCACTGGCCAGAGGAGTTGGCTTCAAAGATTTAATTGCCTGATTCAAATAGGAATTGTCCACGACACTCACTTCTTCACCGACCGTAACGCATGGTTTGATTAGAACGGATTTCTTAGATTGCTCATATTGATGAGCAATATCCATATATTTCTTGCGCTCTGCGTAGAAATCAACATTCTTTACTTTACGGCGGCGAGCAGTAGAACTCTCTTCACCATAGAAATCATAACCATTTTTGAATAACCAATTCACGGCTTGCTCAAATGTATTGAACACCATATACAGACCGCGTCGACCATTTACCATGTCGTCTTCGCTGGAATAACCAATGAATACCGCTTGCCCTTTCTTGTTGATATCAAAAGGAGTACACACACCAGTTTCTTCAAGTGATCGCGGAGCAAGATGCCCGTCCCGATAGATATATGCCGGATACAAGAACTCATTCAGAGTACGTTTGTTCCCTTTGTATGTGTACAGGCGAGCAAATGGAGGCAGGTCACAAACGATATCGTTGTAATCCCAAATCGTAACATTACGCATGTTGTTTCCTCAAATCAATGAAGGGGTTTATAAACGGTTAAATTTTAAACCCCTCTTCCTCATTGAACAAATCAAATACTAGTCATATAGAGTGGGACAACCTGCTCAGCGATCAACACGACCTCGGTAATGGTAAAATCACCACCATAAGAGTACAGTTTCATTTGCGCCCCGTTGGTCGCCAGGTTCCCATCCTTGTCAACACTGAAGAACGTAATGAAAGACAAAGTGTCCGGCGGCGGTACGCTAGCATCACGACTTCTTGATAACTGGTTCCCCACAGAACCCACAAAATCTAATATCATGGTTCTATTCGAAGTAGACCCAGACCATGATCCGACAATATTAACCTTCACAGGAAGAATAGAATCATAGGGAAACGCATGAAATTTGTGATCTGATAATTTAAAGAACGGAGCCAAACCAGTAGGAGAAGAAGGGTTTGGTGTCTTCCCATCCAACACAGTTAACAAATCTATTCCAGTTGCCCCAGAAGTTAGAAGTTGTGACAAACCGGAAAATCTGACTTCTGTTTTGATGCGATGGGTCTGAAGCATATTCCCCAAATAGGGAGATGTCAAAATGGCCATATCTCCCCCTTAAGAAACGATAACCGTCGCATCAGAATTAATTGCCTTAACCCATCCCACCGTCGGCGGGGTTAAAACGACCATATTTCCTTGATATATGATATGCGCGTTGTTACCCGTTGGAGCGCTGGGGCTATCACACAGATACACAGAACCGTGAGTCACTTGAAGAGTTTTCAAAGATGTGCCGTCTGAGACTTGCGTCCATGTACTTGCGTTTGGTGTGATCTTAGCAGTTGCCATAATAGACCTCCTTTACAAGTCAGATCTATTTATTACAGACAAAAAGAAGCCCGATCGTCCTGATCGGGCTATGTTAAACCATCGTGGGGATGGAAAGACTACTCACAGCAATTTCTGATAATGGGCGTTGGGAGAGTGCGTCGGGAATCGAACCCGAAATCGTCAGGACGCTGAAAGCTATTTGCATTTCACTTGCATATCCTGCGACTTTCTTAACTTCCTTAACCCCAGATTGTTATGAAGTCGGCATGCACACCTTCTTCATCTTCAGGAAGTCACACTCATTATTCTGATTGCTTCAACTGGATTCGAACCAGTGACCTCTCCCTTATCAGGGGAACGCTCTACCTACTGAGCTATGAAGCAATTTGGCGGAAGGTGAAGGATTCGAACCTTCGGGGGCTAAAAGCCCCACTCGATTAGCAGTCGAGTCCCTTAAACCTCTCGGGCAACCTTCCGTATACTGCGCCTCGGTCAAGAATTTTCCAAGCCATGACCTAAATCTGGGTTCTTGACCTGACCGAGCGTAATTTGGACGGGCTTCACACCCGATTGTGCATTTGATCTGCCGTAGCCCAACTCCCCGCGCCGAAGCGCCGATTGGTTAACTGGCACCAGTGCCTTCTGGTTCGATCTCCTGTAACTTTACAGGCTTTGCGCCCGACCATTTCTGGAAGTTGAGGCATCGTTCCCGATGTGGAGTCCCCTCATTTTACACAGCTGGCTGCAACGCTTACTGTGTTTGGTGTGAGTGGATGGATTCGAACCACCGCGCTGTTACGGGGAGATTTACAGTCTCCTGCATTCGACCGCTCTGCCACACTCACATTTGGTCTACCGCTACGTGCTGGGCCACGCTCGAGGACATCGGCCATCCTTCCTCAGCTAATCCACGCGGCGGTAGATTTAGATCAGAGTGTACGGTGTAGCATTCCGCAGGGGTGCACCTACTGTAGCCCTTTCACTCTGAAATTGTATGAAGTAGGTCTCACTCCCCTGGGTATCTGTATCCTGCAGCCTTACATTGGCAGCTATCGCGCGATTCGCACTTCCGAAGGCGCTTCGAGATACTCTACTTCAATTTGGCGACGATGGCAGGACTTGAACCTGCGACATATGGATTAACAGTCCACCGTTCTACCGACTGAACTACATCGTCATTATCCGTGCTTGTTTGCTTCAATTGCCCTTAATTGAGCATCAGCGTCAGCTTTGGTGTCATGTGTCCCAAGAACCTTCGTCTTGGTGTGGTCAAGGACAACCCACTTGTCGCCTCGCTTTTCAACAAACTCAACAATCTCTTTGTTGTCGGTAGCGAGGCCATCCCACTCAGCAAGAAACTCACCGAACGTTTTCATCATACTCACCAATCGTTTATTGAACAACTGGTTTATTTAGGTGCTCCCGAGGCGGTATTTTAATCCCGCGATCCCATCTCGCCTGTCGTAGACCGGAGCATGCTGACAGTCCAACATATTTGGTGACCCTGGCTGGACTTGAACCAGCGACCAATCGATTATGAGTCGACTGCTCTAACCACTGAGCTACGGGGCCAAAATTGGCGGGGTCTGAGGCTTTTCACCTCACCTGCTGGATTGGCCTCCAGCTGTTCTCTCTGGGGACTCGCTGTCCGGACAGCTATCCCTTAAACTATCGCCCCTTAATTCATATTGCTGTGGGTAATACCAAAGCGGAGGTTTGGAATCTCTCGCCCTATAGCGACCTTTAAACCGTTTGATCAGTCCGATCCAAAGGACTACCCACAGCAATATGAATTTGTTGTGTCCAATCAAGGACTGTCAACCTTTTATCCCGTTTGTGCATGATCAGTTCATGCAGGCCTCTTTGTGCGCCTCACGGCAACGCGCTTCTGTAGGTCATTGACTTGCACCGTAGTCTCACCACAGGCGTTTATTTTTCCAGGGCTTTCCACTTACAAGTCTTAACCAGATCGGGATACGGGCTTGTAAGATCAGATTGGACACAACTTTGATGGCTCTAGGACTAAAGATCCCGCGTCACCCATAGACTTGGTTTATAAAATCTAGAGCCATCAAAGTTGCAACCAATGTCGCAACTCGCACTTCAGCGTCTTCGTCTCGCTTCAGCACTTGTCCTCTACGCTCGGACCAAACGAGGCTGGCCGACAGAAACATGACACCACTCATCACTAGAGCGAGGATGTGGTTGATAGCCACGATGCTATATCTCTGTCGCAGAGTGATCACACTTGTCAGGATGATCACTGTTTTGCGAACTTGAAAATACTGCGCCTGTCTCGGGTTTCCCCTTAGTTCGGCCTCTCATTGTTCGTCTAGTCAGGGAGCTACCCTTGATGACCAGCTTATTTTGAGATCTTCGCCAGCACCCACTAGTGTCTAGAATATGTAGGTGTCGAGGTCTGCAAGGCATTGCCCTATTTCATACAACGCTCTCTCAAGTACGCAAATCGAAGTTCTCTGGGCTTAACAGGTTCGACCCAACATGTTGTATATCGCCTAACTTGCTCATGGGACGGACACATCTGTGTACAGACCTTGAGGGTTAAAAGATATACCCAGAGAACTTCGATTTGCGTAGCCCTTCACTTGCCAAAGATCAGGGCTAATAACAAGACTTCGCTCACATCTTTGAGGGCACTCAGTGTACAACAGGCTCCGATATTTCATAGGGCATTACTGCCTCGGATTTAAGTTGCCTTTCTCCTGAAACTCCATGCAGTCTCGCGTCTGACGCGGAATGCCCTCAAAGATGTGGAGCCGTTTTAGGGAGTCGAACCCAAATGCTTGGCCAGCGCTGACCTTACATCCCATCTGACTTAGGCAACCCACCTCTGCTTACTCAGGAGCTTATCCCCTTTGGACAGTCAGATATAACGGCTTTGGGATTGGAGGAAGGACTCGAACCTTCTCATGTACGCTCCTGATTTCTCAGAAGTAGCCTGCTCCCATCGACCTATTAAGTACACGCTCCGCTCATTGTTCGGCGGGAGCTTATTAATCACACCCTCCCGCCTATTGTTAGTGCGCCGAATTTTGTTATGAGGAATCGGAAGACCTCACTGGTGTATGGCTATTAAGCTACTGCCAGGAACGTGTTATCATTAGCGTTTATTTTTGTGGTCAGTTTCTAAAAACCCGCAAAGTCACGCACAACGAAAACGAAAACCTGTTTGAGTCCTAAACCTACCTGTCTTGGTCTCACATCGCTATGAGTGGCCAGGACTCAAACAGCTTGCCGTTCAGTGAGTTAACTATACTTTGTAACCCGTTATTGATAAAACCTTTTATTTTTGTTGACGAGGGTGTGGAATCGAACCACACTTCTGAGCGCTGCCCCGTGTCACCAATGCACCACCTCACCATCGATTTGCCGGAACTTACGCATCCGGCCTCGTCCTGTCGGTGTTCTTCTGAATCCGGGAAGATCAGCAGGAACTATGAATCAAGTTAATTCAACCAACAGGAATCCTCGTGTTGCCCTTTGACGCAACATTATGAACCCTCTATGAAGACTCATAATGTTGTCGGCGTGATGGAGATTAGCGCCCCCGACCTCCCCTTATATGTTGGTGTCGACTTGCCAACAGGGTGCTCTCTGATTCTGAGCTAATCACGCTACAACAGGGAGTTTCGTTCTCCGACGGTCAAGTGCGTCCACTGACACCAGCGAGGTGGATATTATGCCTCTATTCACACAAGCCCCAGAGACTAGGGGTTCACTGTTTTCGGTTTCAAGCCTACTCACACTGTGCTGTTTCCCTCATGTTTGATACTTTACTGCAAGCCAGCCAATTTGAAAAATCCTCTCCCCTTTGAATTACACTGCCCACAGCAGTGCGGACGAACCTTCATTCAAAACCGGATGCGCCGAAATGGGCGACTGTGTACCGGACTGATCAGGTCGACCCAGGAGAGAGCAGGTAATCCCGATCAGGAGGATGAGGAGTAACATCATGTAAAACATAGTGTTCCCTCCCTTCCATGCAACTAACTTTACCGCATTTATTTATTGAATAAAGCGTTATTTTATCAATTCTAACTTCACAACGCGGCGCAGAAGATAAACATATTCACCAGACGCTTCATGCGACATATAATGTGTAGAAGGGGTGGAATGGTTGTTCTGGGTTTCTTTTAACCCAACGCGTTCAGCCCAACCATTAATGGAGTTCCCGTAAAACCCGATAATCGCGCCGAAATAAATGCGCTGGCTTTCTGGTTCTAAAATATAGTTGACAGTGAAGCAGATGTCAGAACGAATAGATTCTAATTTTATACCAACCCGACCTTCAGAGAATTCGTTGCGAACATACAAATGACGAAAACGATCGCGTCGCGCTTGTGATGACTCTTCCAATTCTTGGCGAAGTGAGGATGTTGCATCGATATTAAATGAAAATGTCGGGTTTTGCAAATCGGTACGGGCTAACTCTAATGCTGATTCAACAACACGGCGGAAATTAATATTTTTGCCAGTCAGACGTTTCACTTCTTCTGTAATTGTTCCGAAAGGAATTTTTGTAGCACGTTCCCCTTCGTATTTTGCTAACAAAGGGATGATGTGTTTCATTATTGCTGTATTAATGTGCATTTCCTGAGCCTCGTCAAATTAATTAAATGTCCCCACTATTATATTGGGAATATGTTTATTGAATATAACCCCAAGAAAGGCCAATAAAATAATGACAGCGATTATTAATAGGTAAAAACTACTTTTCTACAACATCAAGAAACTGTATCTTAACGCGGTGCCCTTCGAGTTGTGAGTGTTAACGAACAACGAGAAGCAGCCTCCATGGCTGCGGAATGGGACTGCCTGTCAAGGCGGTGTTACGAGCGAGGGCGTCAGCCCCCTCGCGAGTATATTCGAATAAATTAAACGCGCGCGAGCGTTTTGATTCCCGTTGGCTAAATATCTTCAACACCATATTCAAACTCAGGTGATGGAGATTATCATGGCCACGCAAACAGTTCCTTCACTCGACGTCAGAGCATTTGAATACATTATTAAACAGCGAATGAAAGCTGATCCCACCTTTAAAGATTATGACTTTGAAGGTTCTGGTCTTAGTGCGATTATTCGTTTGTTGGCATCTGACGCGAACGCCATAGCCTTTATGCAAAACATGCTTAATGGTGAAGGCCATTTAAAAACAGCAAATCAACGTTCTAATGTTGGTTTGTCTGCTGCTTTTCTTTCTTATACCCCCGACAACTATCGGGCGGCATACATGTATGCCAACATCAAAGTAACGCCGTATGACGCCAGCACAGCCCCCAATGAGATCATTATGGACCGCCGTGTGATGTTCGTTGGGGCGAAGGATGGGAGTTCCTACAACTTTACTGTTGAAAAACCCGTGTCCGCCACGTTGACAACAGACGGTTATTACATGTTCAACAACGTGAAACTGATTCAGGGTAACTGGTTGTACAAGACATATGATGTTGAAGGAAGCGCGATTTCGACTTATACGATACCTTCGGAAAATGTTGATATCAATCATCTGGTCGTACAGGTACAGGAATCAGAGTCCTCTGATGTTTCAACGACATACCAGAGATACAACAGTCCATTTGACCTGAGCCAATATGCCTACCTGTATTTCGTAGAATTAGGCATTGACGGTCTGTATGTGTTTGAATTCGGAGATGGTTATCTTTCGCGTCGAGTAGAAGATGGGAACGTCATATTCCTTCAATACTTGGAAACTTCTGGTGCTGATGGAAATGACATCACTAGTTTATCTTCCGCATCTTCGATAGGCGGGTTTAACCAAGTTGATGTAGAATTAGTTTCCGAACGTAGCGCGGGCGGGGACAATCCGGAATCCATTGAAGATACGAAGCGTCTGGCACCTTTAGCTTATCAGGCTGATGGTGCTGCGGTTACAGAAACCGATTATGGCGTATTGACCGAAAGGTTATTCTCCAACGTTTCCCGAGCTAAATCATATGGCGGTGATACGCTATCTCCTCCTGATTCTGGCTATGTTTACATCGCTGTTATACCTTCTGTTGGTGAGACACTTTCGGACGCTGAGAAGGCCGATATCGTTGCTGCTCTGGACAAGTACAATGTGGGATCTATCACCCCCAAAGTGGTAGATTCCGAGATCACATATATCCAAGTCTCAACGACTATATTTTGGGATCCGACTTCAACGGTTTATGTTGAAGAACAAATGAAAGTGGTGGTGGGTAATAGTATCACCAAATGGGGTGAAAACAATCTCGGTGGTTTTGATCAATTGTTCGATAAAGAGATATTGCAGGAAGCAATTACTAAAATGGAACGATCCATCAATTCGAATATTACAGCTGTTGGGTATAAACGCCATTTCAAACCAGAATACGGGATTTTGGACAGCTTTACGTTTAATTATGGAAGAAGTATCAAATCTGGTTCTGTGAAAATAACAGGGTTCAAACCGCTTCCAGCAGAAGTTGATTTCACTTATTATATGCGCGATGACAATGGCGATTTGAACATGTATAAAGTGAACAACAACGACACCACTAAAGAATTTTTGGTTCAAAAGACTGGTGTTGTGGATTACGCCAACGGCGTCGTAGATCTTCAGCAGATTACGGTTTCAAACTATAATACTGAAGGAGTAACGATCGTTGTGCTACCAGATGGCCTGAACCAGAACATACAGGCTACGCAAAACCAGGTATTCAAGATTGGTGATGTGGTTGTTACGCCAGAGGTGCGCTATGTCCAAAGATCTTAATAATGGGCACAACGGGGTTAAGTATGAAACTCCGTTGTTCTACCAGAATGATTTCCCTCTGTTCATAGAATTTATGGACACGTTCTTCAATTGGTTGTATAGGCAGCAGGGGTTCACTCAAGAAGAGATATTGGCATATTTGGCAGATACGTCTAGTTGGATGAATCCCGAGAGTGAAGATTCTCCAGTTAAACAGCTGATTGATTTAAAGGCTGACAAGACCCCAGGCTCAGAGGCAAAGGATTATTTGTCTGATAAATTCTTGGTTCGTACCTTTGAGAATATGATGGCTCTTGATGCCGAGACGCTGCTAGACGCTGATGGAAGGCCGTTGCTTTCTATTGAAGACAAGAACAAGCAGATAGACGACTGGTATAATGATTTTGGGTTTCAACGAACTGTCGATAAATCATTTCAAGAATTTGGACATTTTATCCCAGTCGGTTCGGATTCTTTATTGACGGCCACGGGCGATGCGTTCTCTGTTTATATCGAAGGAACTAAACGAAGAACTCTGGATCATCCGCGTTGGCTGAAATTGTTGAAACACATCTATAAAATACGTGGAACAAAGAAAGCGATTGAATTGTTCTTTTGGATATATTTCGGTTGTCCAGTCAGCGTCTATTTTACGAAAGAAGACATAGGCGGTCTGGACGGAAATTTTGAATGTGACGGCACGACAGGGATGCGTGATGATTACTATTATGATGAATACACTTATGTTATAGGAGTCCCAGGCGACGTATCTGATTTCGAAGGCGTATTTGAGCGCGTCTTCCGTCAGCATTTCCATCCTGCTGGATTTACTGTATTCCTAGAAAGCACAAGGAGCTAAAAATGGCCGATTTCCTGAGTCAATATACAGGTCAGCAGATAGATCAGATATTGGGTTCTGTTGACGACAAAGTAAGTAAAAACGACGTCATTGATGATTTTGAAGTCAGTGACCCATTGTTTCCGCCTTCTGCTCGTTTGACTTATGAGTTGAAAAGATCTGTTGACACAATCAATGATACTCTGGCCAACAAAGTTATTCGGACAGATAGTGGTGAACAAACAATCAATGGCAAAAAGACTTTCAATGCTTTGTTGGTGACCAATGGGGGCATACAAGTCCCCGCTGGAAAATCCGTTTCAATCACAGATGAACCAACGAACTCGACAGATGGTGTTAACCTGAGCATGTTGAGAAAGCATGGCGTCAGTGAAGACACTACCCCGCCTGGTTCTGGTTTGGCTGGGGAGTTGTTGACATCCGGATATTACAAATTCAATTTGGATTTCACCAGATTGTCTGCGTATACCGGACCAACGTTGCCGACTTCAGTTCCTGTACAGACAGATTCTGGAGCGCGTTATTGGACAATGACTGCATTTTTTGATGCGTTGTTTGCAGACAACCGATTTAATGGATATGTGACAACGACAGCGTATGACGCAGATATGCTGAGTCTAGAGTCTCAGATTAATAACATCAACACGTCGTTGAACGGGAAAGTCAACACCTCGACTTACAACACTAAGATGGCGTCATTGGATTTGAGTATCTCCAATATCAACACGTCTCTGGGTAATAAAGTCGAAGTCAGCACGTACAACACGAAGATGACATCTTTGGATAACAGCATCAGTTCTCTTTCCAGTGATAAAGTTAGTGTATCAACGTATAATGCCAAGATGACCTCTATCGACAATAGTTTGGGGAACGCCGTTTATCGTACCAAAACGAATTTGTCGTCATACACGGTTTCGGCTTCGGGAACGACGGCTCTTCCAGATTTTGATTTGGTAAACCTTTGTCAAATACTGGTAACTGCGCAATGGGGGACAGGTAACGTTGTTGACACATATCGAGTAACCATAACTCGTGACGGAACGATCAAATCAGAGTTGTTGGTTCAGAAAAGTACGAGCGGTACAGTGACGTTCACAGGGGCTGTGGTGGGTGGCAAATTGAGAATTTCCGTTGTTAATGCAAATACAACAACCGCTTGTTCTGTCGATTATTCTATTGCAGCTTATTTCTAAAACTAAATACCCCTAGATGACATGAATACATTTAGGGGTATTACAAATGGCCAACAAACCAACACAGCCTCTTTTCCCTTTGGGTTTAGAAACTTCTGAGTCTTCGAACATAAAAGGCTTCAACAACTCCGGCACTATTGAGCATTCCCCTGGTGCCGTAATGACATTCCCTGAAGATACTGAAGTTGCAGGTCTTCCATCTTCTGTACGTTACAATCCTGATAGCGATGAATTTGAAGGTTATTACGAAAACGGTGGTTGGTTGTCTTTGGGGGGCGGTGGAATACGCTGGGAAACGCTCCCTCACGCTCCCTCTAGCAATTTGTTAGAAGGTCGCGGCTATCTCATTAATAACACCACAGGGGCATCTACAGTGGTTCTCCCTCCCCCTACACGTGTTGGGGATTCCGTTACTATTTGTGATGCTTATGGAAAATTCGCCACTTACCCATTGACTGTATCTCCAGCGGGAAATAACCTTTACGGCTCCACCGAAGATATGACGATATCCACCGATAACGTGTCGGCGACTTTCACTTGGTCTGGGCCTGAACAAGGTTGGGTTGTCACATCCGGCGTCGGCCTTGGCCAAGGCCGTGTCTACAGTCGTGAGATTTTTACACAAATTTTGGCGTCTGAAACAAGCGCTGTCACTCTCAATACTCCACCAACAATCGTGGACGTGTATGCTGACGGAAAACGTCTTGCGGAATCCAAATATTCACTAGATGGGAATGTGATCACTTTCAGTCCTTCTTTGCCAGCCAGCACAGAACTTCAGGTGATTGAATATACTCCTATTCAATTGGGTAATGGCGGTGGTTCTAGTTCTTCTACGATTACCTGGGTCTATAATGGGGGTTCTGCGATTGGTGGTGAAACCGAAATCACGTTAGACATCGTTGTCGATGATGTTCCGGCCATTGATATAAACGGAAGTCGCCAGTATAAAAATCTGGGGTTCACATTTGATCCATTAACCAGTAAAATCACTCTTGCGCAAGAACTGGATGCAGAGGATGAAGTTGTTGTAATTATCAATGGAACGCCAAACATCTATAATCAAATTGATTATACTTTGCGGGAAGTGGCTCGTGTAACCAATGTTAAAGATACAGAGGTTGTTTATTTTAGTGTTGGTGCGGTGTTAAGCGGGTATAAAGTTATCTATGATAAAGTAACACAGAGATCATATTTTATTCCAGAGCTACCGACTGGAACCACGGCAGTCAGCCTTAGTTCTTCGGCTGTACTTGTGCATTCTGCTGGTAGTGTTGATCTGGGCGCATTAGCTGTATCTCGTGAAGAATATGTTACCTTGTCTGGGACATTTGATTCTGGTGCTGTTATCAATGTTAAAAATGAATTACTCACCCATACGAACGGTAAGTATCGTTGGGATGGTACACTTCCTAAAACTGTCGATGCTGGCTCAACACCTGAGACAACTGGCGGCGTTGATTTAGGTGCATGGGTTAGTGTTGGTGATGCTTCTCTACGTAATGATTTAAAATCTGATGATGTACAGTTAGGTGATAACTTAATTACAGTAAAGCAACCATTCTCTTCAGCATCTACCAGAACCCAACACAATAAGAACTCAGAGTTCGTCAGTCTGATGGATTTTGTCGACCCTAATACCGTCACTACGGATTACACGATTGCTATTTTTAATGCTATATCTGATGGTGTGACTGGTCTGATAATTCCTCCAGGAAAATATGTAGTCAGTAATCTTGAGATTGGTATCCCATTACAATTTCTTCCAGGTAGTTCGTTGTCTGTCACAGCAGGGTCAACCTTAACAATCAGGGGACAAATTTTTGCTCCTGATGTTAGAATTTTTTATGGTGATGGTACTGTTAATATTCAGGGGCCAGCCAGAAAAAATAAATCAGGTGCTTACTGGTTTGGGCTACATGGAAATGATGTACGTGTAACTGCAACATGTGCAATTGGTAATCCGGTAATATCTGCCCCAGGTCATTTCTTCCAGGAAGGGGATGGTGTAGCTATAGAACATGTTGGGTCTGCTGCTGCATTACCCATCCCTACAAATGTCACTGTAGCGGCAACAGGACTTAATAGACAAGGGCCAACAGGAACCACAACATACAGCTATCGCGTTGCTACCGTTGATGAGAATGGTGCTGTAAGTGTAGCTAGTGCACCAATTACCATTACTAATGGTAATGACACTCTTGGTAAATTGACACCAAGCATACGTGGTTTAGCTTTTAACGTTATTCGTTGGGATAGTTCTATAGGAAGTGCTGCTGTATGGCGCAGTAAAGCTGGTGGTGCATATGAACTATTGGGTGTATTTGGTATGGGTCAATCTGACTCTATAGCTAATGGCCTAATGGATTCTGGATTGCCTGCTATCACTATACCGTGGATTCCACCACAACCTACGGAAGCGGCATTACCTCCACGTATTATTACTAAAGTTGTTTCTGTAACTACTAATACGGTTACTGTGAAGAATGCACCACAAGTAACTGGTGCTGCATTGATACGTAATGATGCGTCAGTAGACTTGGTTAGTTACATGAATAATTGTGATGAGGCATTTATCCCCTCTGGTGTGCATAACGTAACAAGCTGCACTGTTCCTACCACAGTTAAACGAATTTTTGGTAATGGATACCAGTCTCTTATATATGGTTGGGGTAACTTAAATAGCGTACTTAATTGTACTGGGATGGGGGCTGGATTCTCGATTGAAGGTATTCGTGTGCACAGTACAGCTTGGCATAACCAGATTGGCATTCAATTGAACCAGCTTACCAAGGCAAAGGTCAAAGATTGTTATACGTCTGGTAACTTGCCCATATTCCTCAATGGTTGTACCCGCACAGTTGTATCCGATGTGCTTGTTGAAGAGTGGATTGATTCCGCAATTTTCGACTACATGGGTAACTGGAATACCATCAAAGATATTGACGTGGAACAAGGCTGTGCAGCTATCCCACAAAACGCTGCTGCTATTCACTTGTATGGTACAAGTACTGGCATTGTTAGGGATATTCGCACATCTGGTTTCCATGTGTATGGGGTTAAGATAGAAAGTGGTAATCAGAACTGGGCATATCAGAACTACATCAGTAACTCTTGGGTAGAATCTCTTCACATTACTGGTAGTTCTTCTGGCAACAGGCTTACCAATAACTCAATGTTCGGTAGCACTCATTGTATGGACTATGCTATTAGCATTAGCAACGATGACCGACCAAACTGCGTTATGCACGCGAATGAGGTTGCTTACAACTTCATTTATGAATGCGGTACTAGTGCAATAGCTGTTTGTGAATTTGGAGGTGCTAACCCAGATATAAATTACACGGTAGTTAAGGGTAATACCGTATTTGGTGCTAATAAGAATGGTATTGCAAACACACCAGAAATTTATATTGAAGGTGCCCATGTACGTAATACATACATAGGGGACCACCATTCATTCTCTTCTGGTGCTGTGAATTATATGGTGCAGGAAGTTAATGACCTTTACGGATTACCCAACAACACACAAGTTGGTACTCTTTTTGGCGATACACCAACAACAGGCCTCGTTATGTTGACTGGTACTGGCAGTGCTAAACTAGCAGGCGGAGGAACTGGCTTATAACAAAAATCCCGCTTCGACGGGGTTCTTATTATACCTTTGTTCATAAATTTTATTAGTTCAGGCTAAATACCCCATATTGGTCATCCTTTATGGGGTATTATCATGATTTCTCAATTCAATCAACCACGCGGCTCCACTTCCATAGAAGTTAACAAACAATCTATCGCTCGAAATTTCGGTGTCAAAGAAGACGAAGTCGTTTATTTCACTGCTGGTATTGATCTCAGTGGATTTAAAGTAATTTATGATGAGTCTACCCAACGGGCTTATTCTCTTCCTTCGGGTATTGTTTCAGGAACGACTGCGATAAGTCTGAACGAACAAGCCATCCTCACTCATTCCGCTGGCTCTGTTGACCTTGGGGAATTAGCAGTAAGCCGCGAAGAATATGTGACTTTACCTGGTTCTTTTAATTTCGGCCATACCATTAATGTGAAAAATGAACTTCTTGTTCACGATGATAAAAAATATCGATGGGATGGTTCACTTCCTAAAACTGTCGATGCTGGCTCAACACCTGAAACATCTGGTGGCGTTGGTATTGGTACATGGCTGAGTGTTGGTGACGCAGCATTTAGACAGGAAGCCAACAAAAAATTCAAATATTCAGTAAAGTTATCTGATTATTCTACATTACAGGATGCAGCGACAGCAGCCGTAGATGGATTGCTTATTGATGTTGACTACACTTTTACTGCAGATGAGAGTGTAGATTTTAGCGGTAAAGTTTTAATCATTGAATGCAAGGGAAAATTCATTGGCGATGGTATGTTGGTTTGGAATGGTTTGGGTGCGGGTTCAGTAATTAAGAAACCGCACATGCATACTAAAACTACGCCGTATACTGTTTACCGATTCGATGCAAACGGTAATTGGGTTACAGACCCAACACAAGTTCTGGCATCTGTTCAGCAGCGTTTGGATGTTGGATATAAGCCAAATATTAACGATTTAGATATTTGGGACGACCTTCCTGATAATGTAAAAAATCAGGTTGCTGGTGCTACTTTGCGAATAATGAGCGGCGATAATATCATCGTAGAGAACCCAGAAGCTACATTTGGTGGTTATCTATTTACTTTATGTAATAGGATTCTTGTTAAGAATCCACGCAATTTTATTGCTTTGGAATCGGGCATTACATTTGAGAACCATCATACAACTGCATGGGGTACTGGCAACTGGGTTGTTGGGGGTGAGATTAAATATGGCTCTGGTTCCGCTGTACTGTTCATTCGCAATGATGGTGGTACAGACCATGATGGTGGAGTAAGGGATTTAATATCCTATCGCGTTGGAGAATCTGGTGTTAAAACCTATCAAAATGAAATAGGTGGTCGTTCAGCCAGGAACTACCGTTTAGTGTTCGACAATATAACTACAATCCAGTGTTACTATGATGGTATTGATGTTAATGCTGACACAGGGTCGCCAACTGAACGTGTGGATGACTACTCACTCGCAGAGTATCCATGGTTCCACCTACCTACTCAACATATCATCCGTAATATTATTACTCGTGATTGTATGGGGATTGGTGCTTGGTGGGATGGTCAGAAAAATATTATTGATAATGTTGTTACTTATGAGGCCCATAAGGAAGGCGTCTTCGATAGGGGTACTAACAATGATATTACTAACATTACTGTAGTAGGTGCGAATAAGGATTTAACTAACCTAAATCAGATTACCTGTGAGGGAGGTAGTAGACTTCGTGGTATTAACATCCATGCATATACTACACAAGGTTACGCTATATACGCTCCGTCTTCAGAAGTAAGTAATGTTTCCTGTGCTGGTTCCGGTACTAAGAAATTACTATGTACCTATATAAGCGATATTCAGGGAGGTAATATCAATGTTCAGCATAGTGCCAACCAAATGACACTTGCAATGCAACCTGCTATGGGTGGTACTACAAACCCATCTTTGCTTATGACGGCAGATTGCCAGGTTGCTACACCAGGGGGTGAGGCAAGTATTGTCAAGCTTTCGGCAATTCAGGAGGGTGTACGTGTAGGTGAGTTTCAGCTTAACCGCTTAGGCTTTAAGCATATGAGTATACCTGCTGCCCCTTTACAATTACCAGAGAGCGCTCTGGAACATAATTCATCTATAGGATTCTTCTTCGGAAGTGACGGAGCATTGAGGTTGCTTGCTAAAAAACCAGATGGAAGTTATGTAACATACACACTTTAATTTATCTTGAGCAAAAACCCCGCTTTGGCGGGGTTCTTATTATACCTTTGTTCATAAATTTTATTAGTTCAGACTAAATACCCCATATTGGCAAATCCTTATGGGGTATTTTCAAATGACCAGAAATGTAGAAGAATTATTCGGCGGCGTAATCACAGCTCCCCACCAGATTCCTTTCACGTATAAATCAAATGTCGGTGGAGAAACTTTCCTTTCCTTGCCGTTCTATCCTGTCACTGGCGTAGTCACAATTAACGGCGGCATGCAAGTTCCGTTAGACAACTTCGAGATAGACGGGAATACGTTGAATCTCGGGCGCGCATTGTCCAAAGGCGATGTTGTGTATTGCTTATTCGATAAAATTCTTTCACCAGAAGACACTGCCAAAGGCATCCGCATATACAAATTTCAAGCCGTGGGTGGAGAAACTGAATTCACGCCTGACTTTACTTCTTATGGTGTACAGTCTCTTTATATCGGTGGCGAATACAAAACACCCGAAATTGAATATTCCTATGACAGCACGACAGGGAAAGTATCTTTGCAAACTGCACTGACTGCAGGCGTTTGGGTAGTCGCTGAAATGTCTGTTAAACAACCGAATATCAGTCCGGCGTTTGATCGCAGTATTCAAGAAATTGCCCGTTCTGCTAATGTGAAAGACTCTGAAGTCATCGTTAGTACGGACACCATATCTTTATTGGATGGGAAGAAAGTTGTTTATGACGTAGCGGCGCAAACCAGTTATGGCTTACCAACCATTCCTGATGGTTCTGTCATTTCTACGATCTCAGACGGGAAATTGAATTACAACCCAGGTGATGTGCAGGTTGATTTGTTGCCTTTAGAAGATTCATTTATTAATGTGATAAACACTCTGGGGCGCAATGATGGTGCCAAGTATATCGGAGAATGCCATTCTGTTGCTGATCTCAGGAATACTGAACCCACTATGGATGGACAACGCATTATTCTTAAGCAACACACTGCGGGTACTCTTCTTGGTGGAGGGGTATTCCGTGCGTTAATTGATGGTACAGGAAAGACTGATGATAACGGTACTGTGATCAAAACTGTTGGCGGCGCAGCCTGGTTACGTGTTAATGCTGATAGAGTTAACCCATTCATGTTTGGTGCTTTGGGTGGTTCTAATGATGATACTATTCCAGTACAATCTTGTGTGGACAGTGGTAAGGCCACACAATTAACTGGTATACATTACGTTAGCAATATCCAGTTAAAATATAATACGTCGTCTATTTATGGGTCTGGATTACATTACTCCAGGTTGCATCAGTTGCCTTCTGCTACTGGGAATTGTATTACCATAAAAGATACATGCTCCCTTATTGTATTAGACTCCTTTGGGGTATATGGCACAGGTGCACAACAAGGCACATCATTTACTGCGGGTACAACAGGTATCTATATAGAAACTCCTTCAGGTCTCTCAGCCGATTATCCGTTCCACACTACCGCAGACCCAAGACGCGACTTGTGTATTTCTAAGGTCCATATAGCAGGTTTTGATGAATATGGGTTAAATATTGATAGTGGTAACTTTAGTGTTACTACAGATTCTCTTTTAGTCAACCACATCAATCAGGTGGGCGTCCGTTGTGCTACTACTGATTGGACTTGGACAAATATCCAGGTTAATACCTGCGGTAAACAATGTCTGGTTCTTGATGGTTGTGGTAATGGTCGTATTATTGGTGGTAAATTCATTTGGGCTAACTGGCAACCTTATGGTACAGTAGGACAGTTCCCAGGCATTACTATTAATAATAGCCAGAATATGGTTATTAATGGTATTGAGGTACAAGATTGTGGCGGGAATGGCATTGAGATTAGCGATTCATATTCAATTTCCATGAACGGATTGAACACCAATCGTAACGGCATCAACGCTAACAACACTTTCTACAACATCGTATTTAACAAAAGTGATGCAGTTATCAACGGATTCGTAGGACTCAATTATGCCGCGAATAGTGGTTCAGGTGCTAACTCTAGTGCGGGCAATTTTCAGTTCCTGTCTAATGATTGCAGCGTCACCATTAATGGTGTGGTTGAGACTGGTTATATGGGCATTAACTTTATTGGTGATAACAATATTATCAACCCCACAAATTCCGACCTGAGCATTAACGGATTGGTTAATTATTCCAAGACTGGTTTGCAAACCATGAACGAGACCCCTACATTTGATGGTGTTAGCACTACACCTGTTTATGTAAGTGTCCCATCTTCTGTAGGGCAAGTAAATGGTCTGAGACTATCACAAGCCAACAAAGATAAATTACTGTACTCAAGAACAGCAGGTCCAGAAGGTATTACCATGGCTGCTGTTGTAGTACCTACCATATCTGGAGCTGAAGTATTTAACTTCATGGCCATTGGTTCAGGGTTTAGTGATACATCCAACAGTCTTCATCTTCAATTAGTTATAGACGCTTCCGGAAAACAAACAATTGCTTTGCTATTGGGGGGCGATGGTACAACCCAAATTTTATCTGGGGATTTACCTAACGACCTTAAACTACAAAGTGGTGTGCCATATCATATAGCTATTGGTGCTAAACCTGGATATTTCTGGTGGAGTATTCTTAATATTCAGACGGGTAAGAGAATCAGACGGTCATTCCGAGGCGCTTATTTAGCTGTACCATTTAATTCTATATTCGGATTAACTTCTTCATTAACATTCTTCTCGGATAGCAATGCTGGTGGGGATGCCTGTTCTGGTGTAGGTGCTAAAGTGTATGTTGGTATGTTCTCTTCTGAGAATGATTATGTAGCTTCACGGTACTACAACCTGATTAATCCTGTAGACCCTAATAAGTTAATTAGTTACCGTATATTGGATTCTTCTATTTAAAAATATACCCCTCTTCGGAGGGGTCTTTACTAGAAAAACAATGAGGTACTTATGAACGAAATGTTTAGTCAAGGTGGTAAAGGTTCGACTGGAATCTTAACCAATAAACAAGCAGTAGCCAGACACTTTGGTGTTAAACAATCTGAGGTTGTTTATGCCAAATCAGGACAGTCCTTGTCTGGTTATAAAGTGATCTACGATAAGGTATCTCAACGTGCCTACGCTCTCCCTTCTAACATTGGTACTGTAACGGTCACTAGTTTAGTCGACGGCATTCTCACGCACTCTGGAGGCACCGTAGATTTGGGTGCATTGGCTGTGTTAAGGGAAGAGTATGTTACTCTTGTTGAAAATTTTACTTCTGGATTTACGATTCGTGTCAAAAACGAAGTTGTGAGTGATGGGGTAAATTTGTATCGGTGGGCTGGTTCTTTACCAAAAACTGTTAATGCAGGTGAAACCGTCGATAGTGCTGGTGGTGTAAATAATGATACTTGGGTAGTTTTGGGTAAACCAGATATCAATATTTGCTCAGATATTTCTGTTCTACGAACAACTGAACCTTCATATATTGGTCAACATATAACAGTCCTTGGGTATTATTCCGATTCTCCGGGTCTTGGTGGAGGAACATTTATGGCATTTGCCAGTTCCGAAGCTGACGATGGAGTTAATATCTTTGTAACGGCAGGAGGAAAACGCTGGAAGCGAACGGGAAGCTACATAGATATTCCGGTTGAGAATGGTGGCATGATGACCTCCAGAACGGCCGAACAAAACAGCGATGCTCTTGAACGGCTTCATGCTTGTCTTCCTCAAACTGGGGGTAAGTTACGCTTCTCAGGTTTCTACGATATTAAGTACGGAGCAATTCGCCCGCCACGAGTTATGTGGGAGGGGGTGGGTAGAGATTCTTGCGGCCTTCGCAAAACAGGTAACGACATTAAAACCGTTCCAGATCGCATATGGCAAGGCGCACCGCATAGTTTCTCCCTTGACTTTATTGCTGCCATTGATATGGATAGTAGCGTTGCAGGGGATCTGACTGGTAACTTTAGTCGTTCCGGAGGAATAACTGGGATGAGCCTGATTGGCGCTGCTACTGCAAAAAATGCCTATGGTATTTATAGCTCTATCAGTTATATGGTTCGATTGGAGGATTTGTATATTGAGCATGTTATGACTGGCTACAGAACTAGTGACAGTTGGCTTCAGGCGTTTGATTCACTTCTCATCAAAGATGTTCAAGATGGCATCTCTGTAGATACTGGTGGTACAACTTTTAACTTAAATAATGTTTATGTCAGGAATGTATCCCGTTGGGCATATAAGTTTACTAACATTACTTATTCCACTCTTAAAGGTTGTGCAGCGGATTATGTAACTGGTTCCGCTTATGTATTCTTAGGTTGCACTAGTGTAGTGATGGACGGATGTGGAGCAGAAGAGGTTCACGGTAGCTTCTTTGAGTGTAATCAATCTCGTATAGCTATTAATGGATTCCGTGGTGTTAACCTTGTGGATACTGGTGTGGTTGCATGCATCTTTACACAGTGTGGCGTTACAATCACGGCAAGTTACTTACCAGAGTTCTCTGGCTCGCATACTAGCAAATACTGGCAGGTTGGTGACACTACTATTAATCTCGATAACACAGTGGCTCCTGACGCATCTAGAGTTCTTTGGGGGGCAGCAACATCATGGTTAAACTTCTCACACTATAATGGTAATTATACCATCTGGGGGACAGTTACCTGGACTGCAACCGGCTACCTCATTAATGGTATTGCACATGTCTATGGGGGAAACCCTCCTGATGCTTCTGTTACTCAGTTCGGTACGGGTGCAAGATGGGAGCTAGCTATTCCTGTTGCTGGGCAACCATATAAATGGATTCACATGGGTTCTGGTGTGTGGAAAGTTGCTGGATCTGTAGCAGCATAAAATAAAACCCCGCTAATGCGGGGTTTTTATTTCTATCTGTTTGTTGGCTGTATACTAAATATCTCTATAAAATGGCACTCGATGGAGCATCAAAATGCAATCTACAAATTTAAACCGTCGCCCGTATTGGGATGACTGGAATCCTGGGAAACGTTTTTCACGGATTCTTTTTCGTCCGATGCCTATCAAGGTTCAGACTCGCGAACTGAACCAGATGCAGACTATTCTTCAGGATCAAATTGAAAAACTGGGCAACCATTTGTTCAAAGATGGTTCTATGGTTATCCCTGGCGGTTTGACGATCACTAACGCCGCAGTCTCTTTGAAATTCACTTTGGCGGGTGGTACTGAATTCACCGATCTGGAAGGTATTTCTGAACTCTACGTTTTGGGGAAAGACAATAACGCCAAAGCGCGTGTGCTGTCTCTTGAACGTGATCTGTCTGCTCCTGATACAATGCTGGCTATCCTTGAGATGACTGAAGCGGGTAATGCTGACGGATTCCATGTTAACGATAATCTGTATTTCCAGACTTACGACGTGAATGATAATTTCATTCGTATTGGTTATGGTATCGCAGCTGCAGTGACTGGTTCTATCGTCGCTCGTATGACGAAAGGCGTTTACTTCATTCGTGGGATGTTCCTAGACGTTGATGACGCAACTCTTATCGTTGACAAAACTTCTAACATCACTTCCCACCGCATCGGATTTAAAGTCACCGAAACCATTGTCACTGAAACAGAAGATGAATCCCTTTATTCAAATGCTCAGGGAACGATTAACTCCAAAGCCCCAGGCGCTCATCGTCTTCGAATAGATCTGGTCTTATCTCGATTTGATTATGATGCTGTGGTTGAAGACTTTGTTGAACTGGCCAAAGTTCGTGATGGTAAAATCCAGTCTATGGTGACTCAGTCCACCTATAATATTCTGGAAGACACGTTGGCCCAACGGACGTATGAAACCAACGGCGATTACAACGTTTCAACGCACCAGATCGACATCCGCGAACACCTGAAAGTCAATAACAATGGTGGTGTATTCAATGCTGCTGATGGCGGCGACGAAAGTAAATTCGTGTCTGTAATGAAACCAGGTATTTCCTATGTTCGCGGTCGCCGTATCGAAAACGTCGGGGAAGAGTTGGTGATCGTTGATAAGGCGCGGGATACCGATGTCCTGAACAACACCCCTGTTGCGGTGGCCACAGGCAATTATCTGGTCACTAAGAATTCTAAAGGTGTGCCAGTGATATCCCGCACCGTTCGATACAAATTACTGAATGCTTCAGGCGTTACCCAGGCTACAGCACTTTGTATATCAGCTGAACGTAATTCAACAGAATTTCGTCTGTATATGCGCGACCTGGTCGTTACTGGCGATGCATCCACTATCACCAAAGTGTCTTACGAAGAAAGCGGTATCACCATGTTCTCTGCTGAACTGGAATCCAATCAGTTTAACCAGAGTTCTATGATAGATCTGATCTTCTCTCTTCCGGTATTCGGTGTCAAGACTTTAGCACCAACTGGCTCCGTGGATATCAACTACACTGTTCTCAGAACGTATAAAGTGACGTTGGACAACAGCGGCGCGGGTTCTATTTCTGCTCCATTGGGATATAGTTTTTCCCCAGAATTTTCGTTATACTCTGCAGCGAAATCAGATGGTTCGGAAGCGCAGTTCGATATCTCTGGTTCTTTGTCTTTGACTGGTTCTCCGGTCGGTTCGGCGCTGCAGATTTCTCTGGGCAGTGGTAATGCTAACCAGTCAATCAATTTGCTGGCGCTGATGATTCGTACCACGGCCACAATCAAAACGAAGACCATCACTGAAACAACTGAAACAGTGACGTTCACCTCGCAGACTAGCCGCCCTTTGGCGAATCACGATGGTTGGAAATTGGTGTCGGTCAAAAACGATACTGGCGCAGACGTGACCTCCAGCTTCGTCCTAGATGGCGGACAGCGTGATGCAGGGTATTACAAGTCTAACTTGTTATCCAGCGCTGGAGCGATCTCAGGGACGTATACAGTGGTGTATCAATACTTCGCCCACAGTTCCGGTGATTTCTTCTCTGCTGATTCGTATACTTCGATGGATTATAAAGATATCCCGAATTATACATCTTCTACATCAGGCGCGGTGTACGGCCTGGCAGATAGTTTGGATTTCCGTCCGAAAATCACCAACGGAACTTCTGACACAGATATGGTTCGTCCAAACACTGCAGTTATTCTGGACACAGAATATTATCTGCCGCGTATTGACGCGATTTATCTGGCAGATAACGGTGTGTTTGGTGTGGCTCGTGGCATCAGTTCGAACAATCTGGCTTCTCCAGCAATTCCAGCGAACGCCATGCGTTTGTATGAATTGTTGATCCCGCCGTATACGCCGAATATTGATGATATCCAAATTCGCACTATTGACAATCGTCGTTATACGATGCGCGATATCGGTAAACTGGAAACCCGTATTTCCAATGTTGAATACTATACCTCTCTGTCACAGCTGGAATCTTCAGCGATGACACAGCAAGTGTTTGACCCCATTACGGGTAATCCTCGTTTCAAAAATGGTATTGCAGCTGATCCGTTCAAAGACTTCCGGTTGATTGATGACTTGTCTGAAGATTGGATGGGTTCTATCGATACCGAAAACGGACGTCTGCGCCCGTTTGTACAACAAAACGTTGTTGACATGACTCCGGTTGGCTGGAACAAAGTGATGGATGGGATGGTGGTTTGTAATTACACGCCTGAAATCTCGGTGAACCAAGAATATGCGACGACGACGATCAACGTTAACCCGTATGCAGTATTCAATTGGGAAGGTTTCTTGAAGATTAACCCGACCACAGACTACTGGTTCGAAAACTATTATGTTGCGCCGCGTATTATCAATGAAACGATCAACACCCGTGGTACTGTACAAGAAGGTTCAGTGTATGGAACATGGCGTACTGTTTCTGTTTCTGATCGTGTTTGGGAACCGCATGGTGCTGGTGGTGTGTGGTGGGGATATCGTTACCGCACGACTGTTTCTGCCCGTGATGTCACCACATATACATACACGGACAAAACAACCACGACCATGACTGGTGAACAGATTGTGGAGACGCAAGTTATCCCATACATGCGCGAGATCGATATTTCTTTCGACGCATCTGGGCTGCGACCTTTCACTCGCATGTATGCATTCTTCTCAGGTCGTGATGTGAATCTGTATTGCAAGCCGAATGGCGGTAATTTTGGTGACCCAATCACCACTGATGCCAATGGCGCAGTCAAAGGCGTGTTCCGCGTTCCTCAGAACGATACGATCAAGTTCAACACAGGTGACAACGTGTTCCGCTTAACGGATAGCCCTGTTGACAGTAAATCTGCAGATGATACGCTGACCAATGCTGAAATTGTTCACAAGTCTTTCGGTAAGAAACAAGGTATTCAAAAAACCTTTGTCAACACTCGTGTTCTGGGTTATACCGCAAGCACCAGCACCGAAACCAGCACTTCTGAAGTTGTGGTCGATCAATGGCGTGATCCAATTGCCCAATCGTTTATGGTGGCAACTAAGATCGGTGGTGAATATATCGAAGGCGTGGAAGTATTCTTCTCCACCAAGTCACGTGATGTTCCGATTACCCTGGAAATTCGCGAGATGGAGAATGGATTACCGTCCCATACCGTCATAACTCGTAAAACTTTGAACCCGTCTGAAGTGACGATCTCTACAGACTCTTCCGGTGGAACGAAGTTCACCTTCGATTATCCGGTGTACTTGCAAGCATCGACTGAGTTTGCTATTGTTTTGTTGGCGAATACTCAGGATTACAACGCGTATATCGCGGAAATGGGCAAGAAAAACCTTTTGTCCAACGAATATATCGCCAAGCAGCCGTATACAGGGGTGTTCTTCACTTCTTCAAACGGTTCAACATGGTCTCCCAACCAGATGGCAGATATGAAGTTCCGTGTTTATCGTTGTAACTTTGCTGCTGGACAGAACGTTGTAACATTTGATCCGAAACTTGGACCGAAACAACGTCCGTTGGGATTGAACACTCTCAACTGTGTGAGCGGGTCTTCTGTCGTGACCGTGTTTGCGCCTGGTCATGGTTTGGTTGCTGGGAACAATGTTACTCTGTCTGAATTGACAGGTGGCTGTGGATTTACTCCTGAACAACTTAACAAAACATTTACCGTGACAGATGCGAGCTATACTTCATTCAAGATCGATGTCGGTTCAGCAGCAGACAGCAACGGGCAAATCGGCGGGGATAATGCTTCATTCTTGGGCAATTATCTGGTTGACATGTTCTATGCCAGTGTCACCAATTCAGCTCTGGAAGGTTCAATTCTGAAATTGGAATATCGCTATCGCGATGCTACTTCCAATTCTATGTCTGATTGGGCTGAATTTGAAACTGACACTGACGTGGCGTTGCCGACTGAAGGGATCTATCGTCAGGTCGGGGATTTCCAGATCCGAGCCACCATGACGCGCAGTGAAAACAACGTGTACACCGCTCCAATGATTGATGGCGATGACCTGAGCGTAATCTTCAACTCATACGGCGTGGATCCATTTGAAGATGTCTTCAAATATGTGACAAAAGACATCGGATTTGATAACCCATGTTCGACTGTGAAGTTGTTCTTTGGTGCAATGCTCCCATCTCAGTCTTCTATGAAGGTGCAGGTGAAACTTCTTAGAGCAGGTCAGGAGATGGATAGTGTGGCTTGGGAAGATGTTACTCCAACGTCGCCTCTGGTCAACGACGGTTCTACATTCTTTGAATATGAATACGACAAGACTGTGGCGAGCAATAACCCGTTTGTTGGCCTGAAAGTCCGAGCGCTTGTACGGGGGAACCGCGTTGCTCCTCCATCATTCAAAGACTTCCGTCTTATTGCTCTGGCATAAATAGTGTTGAAAGGTGGGCGTAAAGCCCACCAAACCAATAGAGGATAAAGATATGCGTGGAATGAAAGTACAGGGGCACGCATCCATGTTGAGAAGCAGTTCTTGTCCAGGCGCGATCATTTGTACTGATCATGCTGCAGGTATGGCTGCATTGCAAGCCCGTCAACGCAACGAAACCCGTGAAGCCACCATTGTTGAACAATCAAACCAGATATCGAATCTGGAGGCGACGATCAAAATGATGGCCGAAAAGTTGGGGATAGAAATCCCCGAAGGAGGTCAGAATGGCGACGCAAGCTGAAAGAACGGGGCTTGACATCCGTGGTATCTTGACTGCTGTCGTGGCTTCTGCATTGGTCTCGGCGGCGTCGTTCCTTTGGTTTATGGGTGGGATGGAAACACGCGTGAATGTATTGGAGCGAGATTCTAATAAAATGGATCAGGTCCTTCAAAAGGTGAATGACATGAGTGAGCGCATGGCGATCATGAATACAGACCTCGCATATGTCAAACAAAATATGGCTGAGTTAAAACTCAATAGCAGCAGCCTATCAGACGATGTCCGCACATTGCGGATTACTGTATCTGATTTGCAGCAACGAGGGAATAACAATGGCCGTCAATAAAATTCGCGACAAGAAATCTTTTATGAACTATGTCTTGCGTAAATTGGGCGCTCCGGTCATCCAAATTAACCTTGACAGTTCACAAGTAGAAGATGCTGTTGATGATGCTCTACAGAAGTTTTGGGAATATCATCGCGACGGTAGCCAAGATGCGTTCTTCCTGTACCAAGTTAAGCAAGAAGATATCGACAAGGGTTATATTGAATTCCCAGAAGATATTGACGATGTGATTGAAGTTATCCCTGGACCTCCTATTGAGTCAATTGGAAACTGGGCAACTCCTCAATGGCAAATGGCCCAAGCCATGCTTGTACCAAAAGCGGCGCTTGTGTCTATTCGTCTCATTGATTACGTTTCCATGCAACAGCGCCTGTCTGATATCACAAGCGTCTTGAATGTTCGTCGTAATTTTGTGTACAAGAAGTTCCAGCGACGCCTTTACCCGCAATTTGCTGCCACCATTGATGAAACTCTGGCTTTCCGTTGTTATCAGAATATCGACCCCGAATCGGAAGAAAACGCTGAAGCATGGAATGACATGTGGTTGAAAGCGTATGCGACTGCATTGGTTAAGCGCCGTTGGGCTGAGGTGCTTAAGAAGGCAAGAGGCATCCGTCTCCCAGGTGGTATCGAACTGGATGGTGATAGTATGTTCAGTGAGGCCGAGACCGAGATAGAGCGGTTGGAGGAAGAATTGCGTACTGGTCAGCAATACCCCATTGATTTCATGATGGGATAAGAGAAGGCGGGTTATCCCGCCTTTCTTTTTATAACTTGATGTCGCGTCCGGAAGGATCTGAATTTGCTAGAATATAACCATCAACCACGTTCTTTTCGTCCCACCATTCAATAAAATCATTTCCCTTTTCGCCTTTGATAAGACCCACAATGTTATATGAATCATCGGCGATTTTAGCGTCTACACAGATAATTCTCACACGCCTTCCGTCACGAGTTTCTTTAATATCTTCAACCTTCATTTATCAATTCCTCAAAAGAATTAATGATTGACTAAATACCTTCAAAATTGAGGGTAAAGTCATGGCTACTTCAAAATATTTCAACTATACAGCACACCAAGGTACTCAGAAATTAATTGACGACTTGGTGGTCGAGATGATACAACTACGTGGGATTGACGTCAAGTATATTCCACGTTCCATCGTTGAAAAATACCCAATTTTAAACGAGGCTGAACATAAATTCGACCAGGCGTTCGATATCGAAGTATACATGCAAGATTACCAAGGCTTTAACACCCAAATGTGGGAGAAGTTTGGCGGTATTCAATTACAAGATGAAGTGACGTTCACCATTGCTCGTCGCCGTTTTTCGGAAGTGATTGGTAATGGGCCAGGACTTGAGCAGATGCCTCAAGAAGGTGATTTGATATACCTCCCAATGGCGAACAAGATATTCAAAGTGAATAACCCGAATAACGACGAAGAATTTATGCAATTCGGTAAATGGTACACATATTCCTTACCGTGCACGTTGTTCCAATATGGTAATGAAGATTTTGATACTGGTGTATCTGAAATTGACGACATCGATAAACGTTTACAAGATCTAGACGGCGATGGTGTCTATAAAGATGCCAGTCTACAGACAGATAACCAATTTGCGGACGAAATAGAGAAAGATCTTTCGCCCAATAAAATGAAGATAGACTTCGGGGAATAATCATGGCCAGACCATTTGAAAAATATTTCTATCATGAATCATTGTTGAAATACATACATGTGTTCAACGCTATCATGTCAGATTTAAAAGTCAAAACCGAACGTGGCTTGATGGAAATCCCGCTGCATATGGCCATTGGCCGCCGTAATGACCTCAACAGGAACGTACCAGCTAATATGCTGCCATTTGCAACAATGTCCTTCGGTCAATTCGAAATTAATAAACAAGTGACCAAGTCGTATCATAATCAGATATCGACTGCAACTGCGCGGTCCAAACAACGAATTCCGATCATTATAGATTTTGAATATAACATCAGAACGAAGAAACTGGTCGAAATGCTACAGGTGTTGGAACAAATTTATTCTGTGTTCACTCCTTCCATTGATTGTCAGATAAAAGACAACGATACGTTATCTCAAGATCAAAACGTAAAGATCATGTTGACATCCCATACCATTTCCGATAACTGGGAAGGGGATGCCGCTGAATCACCCCATATAGATTGCACCTTTAATTTTCAATTACATGGACACATTTATGGCGAAGATTATTGGGTCGATGATGGCTCTGGCGGTGGTGATCCGAACGTTATCAAAGAGATAATTATTGAAATGTCTAATGATTTGAACATGCCATGGTCGGAACTTCCTGAGTGGTTCCGAGTTGATAAAGACGGCATACATCATCCGGAGGATTGATCATGAGCAATATGTCAGAAAGGTTACTCGCTACGCTTGATGCGGTGACCGCCCGAGACGAAGTTGGGAAGGAGGCGATGGAGGCTGTCGCCCCTCGTCCAGGTATTGACTTCGATGAAAATACAGGTGAATGGTTTGGTGAACGTCCGGAAGGGTATCAGCCGATTCCTGAACCGCCTTCATTGGAGGATATTGCTTCCAAGGAATCCAAAGTACCTGAGTTTGCGGATACTGATGCTACAACGGATTACAAACGGATACGCGACACAACATATGCCATGCAAGAAGCCACAATGTTCATGATGGGACAAGCCGCTAAATTGGCTGCATCCACAGAAGCTCCGCGAGCATTTTCCGTGTTTCGTGAATTGGGCGAACTCATGCGCGGCCTGAACAAAGACCTGATGGAAAACCAAAAAACCATCAAAGCTGTGACAGGGGATAAAGAACCGCCGACTGATGACACGACAGTGGATGTTACCACTTCACCCGACGGGACCACAACAGTATCTGTTGGGAAAAAGGCGAGATCTTCTCGCGATTTATTGAAGACGATTGAAGATGCACGCCGCCGCGCTGAAGAACGCGCTCAGGCAAAAGCCACCCAACAAACCGAAGATGAAATTATCGACGGTGAAACGATTGACGTGAAGGAAGAAGACGATGGCGTATCAGAAGCGTGATATAGAATATGCCCCAATTAAAACGGGGTTCAAAATAGACGATGTGAAATTGCGTATGGACCAAACGTTCATGCGCAAACCTTCTGTGCGTGCTCCTCGAGTCGAGTTAATGCTGACAGATGAACAAGAAGACGAATTCGTTGAATGTTCTATGGATGCACACTACTTCGCCGCCAACTATTACAAGATAACCACGATCGATAAAGGCTTTATCCTTTTCGATATGCATGATTATCAGAAACAATTGTTCCATGACTTTCAGGACTATCGATTCAATGCGGTCGTCCAGGCTCGTCAGTCCGGTAAATGCGTCCGTGGTGATACTCTTGTTTATGTCTATGATACAATCAGTCAACAAGAGTTGCATCTCACCATAGAAGAGCTTCACAAGCGCTTCGAAGGACCGAACCATGCTGTGCCACTGAATACCATTGGCAACCACAATAAGTTTGTAGACAGCCGTTTCGGGAAACGATATTTTGTTGAGTCCGACACTGGCTGGGTTCCGGTTATTGCCGCTCATAAAACGAAAGAATACGCTGAATACGTGGTCAGGACTGAAACCGGACGCACAATTCATGTCGCAGATGAGCACATGTTCTTCAATGAATATGGGCGCGAAGTATTTGCTAAAGACATGGAGGCCGGAGATGCCATAATGACCCAGGAGGGAATAGAATTCATCTCTGAGATCTGGGAGACTGGTGAGTACCACCACATGTATGACTTGCAAGTCAAGTCCAGCGATCAACGTTATTACACGAATGGGTTCCTCAGCCATAATACCACGGTCGTGGCTGCGTTTCTTCTTTGGTATGCGATGTTCCACTCAGACAAAGAAATCGCGGTACTGGCAAACAAAGAGAAACAAGCGATTGAAATTCTTGACCGTATCAGGAAGGCGTATCAGGACCTCCCATTCTTCCTTCAGCAGGGTTGTGAGAAGTTTGGTTCTACACTGATAGAGTTTGAGAACGGCTCTAAGATATATGCTTATGCAACGTCTTCGGACTCTATTCGTGGTCGTTCTGTATCTCTCTTGTACGTGGACGAAGTAGCGTTCATCGAAAATGACTTTGAATTTTGGGAATCAACATTCCCAGCGATCGCATCTGCTGATACTTCACGTTGTATCCTGACCAGTACTCCGAAAGGCCAGCGAGGGTTGTTCTACGATATCGTTACAAAAGCCGACCCACGCCATCCACAATACAACGACTTCCATCTTACCGAAGTCCCTTGGTACAAGGTTCCGGCGTACACCAAAGATCCTGATTGGGAAACCAAACAACGCGCTCGTCTGGGGGATGCCCGTTTTGACCAGGAATTTGGAATCAAGTTCCGTGGTTCTGTAGGTTCATTGATACCAGCCAAATGCTTGGATAAAATGACATCCAAGTTATATCGAGAGCCTAATGAGTTCACCAAAATTTACAAGGAATATGACCCGCAACGCATCTACTTCGGGATTGCAGATACGGGGAAAGGTGTTGAAGGAGATTATTCGGTTCTGACAATTCTAGATATAACGGAATACCCGCATGTTATAGCGGCCAAGTACAGGAACAATACAATACCACCAATGATGTACGCATACACGATAGCCGATATGTGTACTGAATACGGAGAGTGTCCAGTCCTTGTAGAAACCAACAACGATGTCGGTGGACAGGTTATCACGATCTTGTATCAAGAAATTGAGTATCCAGAGATCATATTCACGTCGACGGATAACAAAGGGACAGGGAAACGGATTGGTGGTCGTAAACCAGAGCCAGGCATTAACACCAACAGGAAAGTGCGATCTATTGGTTGTGCTAACCTGAAAGCGCTTATTGAGAAAGAAATGTTGGTGATCGAAGACCAAGACACGATAGATGAACTCAGCACATTCGTGTTCCGTGGTGCGCGTTATGAAGCAGATGATGGATGTCACGACGACTGCGTTATGCCGTTGGTATTATATTCTTGGGCAGTTAAACAAGAATGGTTCAGTGATCTGACTTCTACCAGTATTTCTCAAGACATGAGAAATAGAATGTCTTCGACTGAGTCACAACAAGTATTCCCGTTTGGTGGTTTAGTCGTGGGAGACACTCCATCTGGAACTGAGCATCTCCCTGGGTTCGGTGGTGTTCAAGTCTTCGACGAACGTTCAGGGTTGACAATGGACGAGTGGTTTAAGAATTGATCACTAAATATCTTTCAAATTGAGCGAAACTCTACCGAGAAGGAATAACATTATGGCAACTCAAAGCTTCAGCGTTGCGCCGTCCGTACAGTGGACTGAGCGTGATGCCACGCTTCAGACTTCTCCGTCCGTGGTTGTTCAGGGCGCGACAGTCGGCAAATTTCAATGGGGTGAAGTCGAACTTCCAGTGCTGGTGACTGGTGGCGAGACGGGTTTGGTGAAGAAATTCTTCAAACCTAATGACAGCACTGCGACAGATTTCCTTGTGATTGCAGACTTTTTGTCTTACAGCTCTATGGCATGGGTGACTCGTGTTGTTGGCCCTCTGGCCAAGAACTCTGTCACCAAAGGCCAGACAGCCATCACGATCAAAAACAAGCTGGATTTTGAAACAGCAAGTCCGTCAGCGTCTATCACTTGGGCTGGTCGTTATCCAGGATCTCTGGGAAATGACATCGCCATCAATGTTTGTGACTCCGCTGGATTTCCGACCTGGGAATTCCGTAACAACTTTGCGTACGCACCTCAGTCTGGTGAATTCCATGTTGTGGTTGTAGACAAAGTTGGGCGCATTACTGACTCTGCAGGCGCAGTCGGTCAGGTTGATCGTATATCTGTTTCTGGCACGGCAACTGCGGCTGGCACCATCAGTGTGGCAGGTGAAGATATTGCATATCTGGATACTGATACTCCGGCCACTTTGGCGACCAAAATCGGCGCGGCGCTGACGGCACTGACAGATGTTTATTCTTCTGTCGTTGTTAAGTCTAACACTGTCATCGTGACCCATAAAGCTATTGGTCCCCAGACAGTTACTGCTATTGTTCCAGATGATAAGGGGCTGACTGCAACCGCCGTGATTACCACTGTTGGCGCATCTGGTTCTATTATCGAAAAATACGAACTCATGCAGAACACACAGGGTTCCAAAAAGTCCGATGGCGCGAATGCGTACTTCAAAGATGTCATCAATGATACATCAAATTGGGTGTACACCTTCGCTACCGCCCTGGCCGCAGGTGTTGTTGAATTAGAAGGCGGCGTAGACGACTACAATATCAACCGTGTCGCGGCTATCCAAGTTCTGAACAATGCCGAAGCATATGATGCGAAGCCAGTATTTGCATACTGTGAAGAGTTGATTGAACAACAGGCATTAATCGACTTGTCTACCGAGCGAAAAGACACCGTTTCCTTCGTGTCGCCTTTGCGTGATACTGTGGTCGGCAACCGTGGCCGTGAGATGGACGATGTGGTCGCTTGGCGTGAAAGTCTGGTGCGCGACTCCTCCTATTTCTTCATGGACGACAACTGGGCATACGTGTACGATAAATACAACGATAAGATGCGCTGGATCCCTGCTTGCGGCGGTACAGCGGGTGTTTGGGCACGTAGTATTGAAATCGCGGGTATCTACAAATCTCCTGCGTTCCACAACCGTGGCAAATACAACAACTACAATCGAATGGCGTGGTCTGCGTCTTCCGATGAACGTGCCGTGTTGTACCGCAACCAGATTAACAGCATCGTGACCTTCTCCAATGAAGGTATCGTGTTGTATGGTGACAAAACTGGCCTGACTCGTCCTTCTGCTTTCGATCGTATCAATGTTCGTGGCTTGTTCATTATGGCAGAACAGAACATCGCTGCAATCGCCAAATATTACCTTGGTGAGAACAATGATGCGTTCACTCGCAGTCTGTTCAGTAACGCTGTTCGTCCTTATATTCGCCAACTGGCAAATATGGGCGCGATCTACGATGGTAAAGTCAAGTGTGACGAAGATAACAACACTGCTGACGTCATCGCGGCAAACCAGATGGTCGCTGGTATCTGGCTGAAACCGGAATACAGCATTAATTGGATCTACTTGGATTTTGCTGCCGTTCGACCGGACATGGAGTTCAGCGAGATCGAGTCCGGCGGCGGTATCGTCGCGGCGTCCTAAATATAAGACACATGCCCTCTTCGGAGGGCATTTCAATGATCTTTATAATAGAGAACATCGAAATGATCGGAAGTGTCTACAAAATCACAAATCTCACCAACCAGAAAGCCTATATCGGGATCACCACACGCGACCCAATAGACAGGTGGTGGGAGCATTGCAACAACGCTCAGAACGGCTCTGATTACTTCATTCACCAGGCCATCCGTAAATACGGCGAAGAATCATTCTCGGTTCAGGTAATCGCGCAGACCAATTCTATAGAAGACCTCAAAGAATTAGAGATCATCTTGATAAAACAGCACGGCACTCATATGTCTACACAGAAAGGTTATAACAAGACTTGGGGTGGTGACGGCGCAACTTCTTCAGGGAAAGCGGGGGCAATAGACGTTAATACTGGTGAACGTTTAGGACTAATAGATTGTTCAGATCCTCGTTGGGATATGGGGGAGATTATTAGTTGCAGACATGGAGTCAAACATAAAGATAATACCAGGTTGTCCAACTATGCCAAAACTCGGACTGGCGTTAAGAACCCCAATGCCAAGAAGTTCAAACTGATTTCACCATCCGGTGAAGAACATGAGATACATGGGAATTGCAAAGAATATGTGGAAAGCCTTGGGTTGAAATATTCAGCTCTTTATGATTATATTGAGAAAGACATCCCTGTTCCTCCGCCTTCTATATTTCATAAGAAGAATGCTTCACAAGAACGATTGAACACTGTTGGGTGGAGACTCGAAAGAATATGATATACGCATACAAAATTGAAATGGTTTGTAATGGAAAGGTCTACATCGGTGTGACCAATGACCCACAACGAAGATATGATCAGCATTTTGCGAATGCCTTTCATCATGGCGTCCAAAGTGAATTGTATGACGCCATGCGTAAGTATGGAACATCTGGATTTACTTTCGTTGTAATTGCTCAGACCGATGAAGTCCATAAATGGGAATTAGAGAAGCAACTCATCGCTCAATATAATTCTTATGAGATGGGTTACAACATGAATAAAGGCGGTAATGATGGAAGTCATATGCTGGGTAAAACTGCAGCAAAATTGACATCCACAGGTGAACACATTGGTCTTGTTTCTCTCATAGATCCCCGTTGGGAATTGTGTGAAATCGAACCTGTTTCAAGTAATGTTCATCATAGTTTCGATCTTTCTTCTATGAAGATTAAAAGATTGACGACTAATTAGAATTGTGTACTCTTATTTGGAGATATAAAAATGGCGACAGTCAATGAGTTTCGCGCAGCCATGTCACGAGGGGGCGGCGTACAACGCCAACACCGCTGGCGTGTGACTGTAAACTTTCCTTCTTTTGTTGCTGGTTCCGACACAATTCGCGACGTGTCCTTGCTGGCTGTAACTACCAACACCCCGACAGGTCAGCTGGGTGAAATTCTGGTGCCCTGGGGTGGTCGTGAACTTCCATTCCCAGGCGACCGTCGTTTCGAAGCACTGCCTGTAACATTCATTAACGTTGTGAACAACGCGCCGTACAACGCATTTGAAGTGTGGCAGCAATTCATCAATGGTAGTGAAAACAACCGCGCCAGCGCGAATCCAGATGATTATTTCCGTGATATCATCATGGAGCTTCTGGATGCGAATGACAATGTCACCAAGACATGGACTTTGCAGGGTGGCTGGCCTCAAAACCTCGGCCAATTGGAACTCGACATGTCTGCGATGGACTCTTATACACAGTTCACCGTCGATCTGCGTTATTTCCAAGCCGTGTCAGACAAATCTTTATAATGTCCTCGGTGCTGGGGGAATCATATTCCCCCTCACTAATTACAAGAAAATGTTGAGGACTTAGATCATGGCTGGATACGGCAGAGGGTTCTTCGGTTTGTTTGGCGGCGGCGGTTTGGTGAACGCTAAAGTCGACACCGATAAGTTAGCCCAAAAACAAGATGAACGGTTGCTAACCAAAGCGACAGTTGTTGCTCTGGACGACGCTCAAGACGGTTCTATAATCCTTCAGGGTGGTGCGAACACCTACAACTATGTTGGCGTTGAAAGTGAACTTCTCAGCGTTAAAACAGTTGTGGAAGAATATCAGTCCATGGCTCAACAGCCTGAAATTCGCAAAGCGGTGGACATTATTGTCAATGATGTTGTCACCTGTGAGGAAGATGAAACTCCAGTGACAGTAAACCTTGACAAAGTTGAAGGGATATCTGATACTGTTAAAGAATCTATCACTGAATGCTTCAAAGAAGTTATGCACTTGATGGACTTTGACAATACGGCATATCAGAAGATCCGGAAATGGTATGTTGACGGTCGACAAGCATATCATGTCATCGTTGATCCCACGAATAAAAAAGGCGGGATCAAGAAATTAGTTATGCTTGATTCTCGTTGCATTCGTCCTGTCTATATCGTTGAGAAGGCGATGCGTGAAGGCGGTATTGAAGCAATAGAATCCGTAACATTGAAGTATTATTACAACCCGAATTATAATCGAAACCAATTCACTGGCCAATCTGGTACTTCCCAGAACTTCCAGCCTTCACAGCAAGAACTCGTATTCGATGACGAAAGCATTGTTTACATCGATAGTGGTGAAGAGCCATTGGCCAATGGTATTGTCCCAGGCCTTTTAAATCCTGCTATCCGTCCGTTGAACAACCTGGTTACGACTGAAGATGCGACTGTAATTTATGCCATCACTCGCGCCCCTGAGAAACGCGCATTCTATCTTGACGTCGGTACTCTCGGTAAGAAATCTGCTGAAGAATACATGACCATGATGATGGGTAAATTCAAAAACCGCAACGCATATGACCGCACCACTGGTAAGATAACAGGTAATGCCCATCTTATGGGTATTGCAGAGGATTATTGGTTGCCGCGCCGCGAAGGTCAGAATGCTACAGAGATCGCGACTGTTGGGGGTGGGAATCAATTGGGTGAAATGGATCACGTGAACTATTTCCGTGAAAAACTCTATGATGCTCTAATGATCCCTAAGAGCCGCCTCCAAGAGGAAGGATCTATTAACATTGGGGGTTCTAACCTTGCGGAGATTACACAGGAAGAGCTGCGTTTCAGCAAGTTCTGTGCTGGGTTACGTCGTCGTTACTCCCATTTCTTTATGGAGTTTTTACGTCGCCAATTAATTTTAAAAGGTGTGACTGACGAAAAAGATTGGAATGAAAAAATCAAGCCGTTTATTAAGTTTGAATTCACTTCTGATAGCTATATTCGTGAGCAACAAGAAAACGCCATATTAAATGATCGCCTGGCTTCTCTGAACACTGTTGAGCCTTTTGTTGGTTCTATATTCTCCATCGATTATGTCATGCGGAATGTTCTGCGTATGTCAGACGAAGAAGTTAAAGAACAACAGGCTAAGATCGCGGAAGAGAAGAAGAAAGGTCTCTATCCGAAGGTTCAAGCAGATGAAACTGGCAATTATAGCGGTTCAGATGTTAGTCCGTTGAAGTTTAAACCTGAGACTCTCCCATTCTCCGGTTCAACAGACGATAGTATTTAAAGTTCAACTAAATATAGAAAATTAATTCGGAGATCAAAATCATGAGCGCAATTGATATCGTTCGTGCAGTAATTGACGGTGACACTGAAACTGCTGTTGCAGAATGCAACATGGAACTTGATGCACGTAGTCAAGAACTATTGAACCAAGGCACAGCATATGTTCTGGATTCTATCGCAGCCGATATGAATTCAAACAACAACGGCCAGTAAGGAGATGCATGATGGAAATCACAGAGATCGCCACGTTCGCTGATTTCCTGGCCTCTCGTATGGACGAGCAGCGAGTCATCGATAAAGTGAACGCTCGTGGTAAACGCCGCCGCCGCTTGAAATGTGCCCCTGGGTTCAAATTGTCGGCTGATGGTTCACGTTGTGAAGTTATGGACGCCAGCGAACGTCGTGTTCGCAAGATCGGCAACCGCAAAGCCCTCCGCTCTAAAAAGCGTATGGGAATGGGCTATCAACGTAAAATCGAGCGCCGCAAGAAAAAGGCTATGAAGTTCCGCAAAATGATGGGACTGAGTAAGAACAAGTAAGGAGTTTATGATGAAACTGTTGCGTGAGATCACAGCGATAGGGAAGGATCTTCAAATCGGTGAGGCCACAACCTCAACTGGTGGGAAGGCCATGTTCATCGAAGGTCCGTTTGTGATGTGTAACCAAGTCAACCGTAACGGGCGTAACTATGATCTGCAGAAAGTGGGTATTCCTGCTGTCGAAGCATACGACAAAGAGTATATCCAAGATCGTCGCGCAATCGGTGAAGTCACACATCCTGACTATCCTTTCCCTAATTTAGTGGAAGCTGCGCTCAAAACCGAATCCCTTCGCTGGGAAGGCACTAATGCCATCGGTCGGGCGCGAATTTTAAACACACCAAAAGGCCAAATCATTCGTGCATTGGCCGAAGCAGACTTCAATCTGGCCGTATCTACTCGTGGCCTGGGTGAGACCAAGTCAGTAAACGGTTATGATGACGTTCAGCCTGGCTTTATGCTTACCGCAGTTGACGCAGTTGACCGTCCTTCTGGACAAGTTTGTTATGTTAAGGCTGTGAGTGAATCTGTTGAATGGCAGCTGGACGAGGCTTCGGGTATTTGGATGCCTCGTGATGTTAAAGGGAAAGTTGTAGACCAGTTGGTGAAAGCCAATATCCAGGTTGAAGACGATTTCCTGCGCCGCCTTGATGCAGCATTGAATCATCTGGGCTGAATTTCAGCTCACTAAATACTGAAAAATCGTTCAGAAGGAAACTATCATGAAACCTGAATTGCAAAATCTGTTTGAAGGCGTTAACGGCATCAGCCCAGATTTCCTGGATAAAGTATCCAATTTGCTGGAATCGAAAGTTGAAGCGGCTCGTCTGAAAGCTATCCAAGAAACCGAAGCAGCTGGCAACGTCGAGCGCCTGAATCTGGTAGAATCTCACCAGAAAGAAATCGCCGACCTGAAAGAAAATTTCATTCTGCAATTGGCTGGGAAAGTTGACTCATTCCTCAACGCGGTGGTTGAAGAATGGGCTAACAAAAATGCCCCAGCTATTGACGCTCAGATCAAAACTGAAGCTGCTGAACGCTTCCTCACTGGTTTCTCCAACGTGCTGAAAGAAGCAGGTGTGAGTTTCGCTACTGACCCAGACGGTCAGATTGCCGCCCTCACCAGTCGCCTTGCTGAAGCAGAACAACGCGCCAACATGGCTAATACAGAGTTGAGCCAACTCAAAGAAAGCGAGACTAAACGCCAGCGCACCGACGTAATTGATCGCATTTGTGAAGGTATGGTTGACACCAAGAAAGACACTGTTGTCAACCTGCTGGAAGGTATTGAATTCCAGACCGAGTCTGAATTCGAATCGCGTGTTCGCACCTTCCGTAATCTGGTAGAAGGTAAAGATGACTTCTCTGACAAAGTCGGTAAAGACAATGAAAAGGGTAAGCCGGATGGCGACAAGGCTGAAAAAGACATCAAAGAAGGTAAGAAACAGAAAAAAGAAGGTGATGATGTTGACGACGACAAAGACGACGACAAAGACGAAGTTGGCAAAGAAGTCAACGAAGCCGTCCGTCGCCAGATCAGCGCCTTGCTGAACGGCTAATTTTAGCAGCCACAGCCCTCGAAAGGGGGCTTGATTTTGAACTACTAAGTAATTTCAACTTAACTGAATATCAATGTAAGGAACGAGCATCATGACTAAGAAACTTGTAACCGAAGAAATGCGCAAACAGTGGCTGCCAGTTCTCCAAAAAGAATCTGAAGCCATCCAACCTCTGTCTGCCGAAAACGTAACCATCCGTCTGATGCAAAACCAGGCCGAGTGGAACGCTAAAAACCTGGGCGAATCCGACGCTCCTGGTTCTGTAAACAGCACTGTCGGTAAATGGCAGCCAGTCCTGATCGACATGGCAAAACGTCTGGCGCCGATCAACATCGCAATGGACTTCTTCGGCGTTCAGCCGCTGTCTGGTCCTGATGGTCAGATCTTCGCACTGCGTGCTCGCCAAGGCGTTGGTGACGGTTCTACTACCGCTCAGGCGCGTAAAGAACTGTTCATGAACGAAGCCGATTCCGGCTACTCTGGTGATGGCACTGTACAGGCTGGCGACCCGTCAGGCTTCAGTCAGGCTGAGATCGAAGGTTCCGGCTCTGTTGTGACCACTATCGGTAAAGGTATGCCGTCAACCGACGCGGAACTGCTGGGTACTACCACCAATCCGTGGGCGCGTGTTGGTATCACCGTTCAGAAAGCGACCGTTACTGCCAAGTCTCGCGGCCTGTATGCTGATTACAGCCATGAACTGCGTCAGGATATGATGGCAATTCACGGCGAAGACGTGGACAATATCCTGTCTGACGTGATGGTAACTGAAATTCAGGCGGAAATGAACCGTGAATTCATCCGCACCATGAACTTCAGTGCTGTTCGCTTCAAAAAATTCGGCACCAACGGTGTTGTTGACATCGCGCAGGACATCTCCGGTCGTTGGGCGCTGGAAAAATGGAAATTCCTGACTTTCATGCTGGAAGTCGAAGCGAATGGTATCGGCGTTGACACCCGTCGTGGTAAAGGCAACCGTGTTCTGTGTTCTCCGAACGTGGCGTCTGCTCTGGCAATGTCCGGTATGCTGGACTATGCTCCGGTTCTGCAGGAAAACACCAAACTGGCTGTTGACCCGACTGGTCAGACCTTCGCGGGTGTTCTGTCCAACGGCATGCGCGTCTATGTTGACCCGTATGCTGTAGCAGAATATATCACCCTGGCGTATAAAGGCGCGACCGCGCTGGATGCTGGTATCTTCTTCGCGCCGTATGTGCCGCTGGAAATGTACCGCACCCAGGGTGAAACCACCTTCGCTCCGCGTATGGCGTTCAAAACCCGTTACGGCATCTGTGCTAACCCGTTCGTACAGATTCCAGCTAACCAAGACCCGCAGGTTTACGTGACTGCTGACGGTATTGCTCAAGACAGCAACCCGTATTTCAGGAAAGGTCTGATAAAGTCGCTGTTTTAATAGCTAAAACAAAGACTTACGCTATAATCAAACCCCGCCATGTGCGGGGTTTTCTTTTCTAAGATATGGGGTTATATTACTCAGAAAGGAGATCATTATGACCCCGTATGTGTACAGAATAAAATCTAAACAAGGACATTTCTATTACGGATGTCGTTATTCCAAAGATTGCCATCCCGATGATTTGTGGGCAACATATTTCACTTCTTCCTCCCTGGTTAAATCTTTAATAGAAGAAAATGGGTTAGAATTCTTTGACACCAAGATTGTTATGGTATGTGAAACTCCAGAAGATGCTCTGCGCGTAGAAGGATTATTAATATCAAAGACTCATAAGTTTCCTGGCTGTTTGAATCAATTCCTTTGTCGTAAAGATGGGACGCCTGTCCACCTGGGTACATATGGCACTCCTTCTGAAAAGGTACGACAGAAAATTTCTTCGTCAAACAAAGGTAAAAAGAGGACAAAAGAGACAAGAGAAAGAATTAAATTAGGGAAAACGGGAACCACTTGGTCTGAAGCACAAAGGAATGGCGTCAAGGCTTTCCAACAAACAGAAGCGTACCAACAATTAAGAAACAAAATCAATACAACCAATAAAAATAGAACAAAAACTCCCGAAGAGTTGGCTTCCATTTCAGCTTCCCTGAGAGGACGTAAGAAGCCCGCTGGATTTGGGGAAAGGGTATCAGCCACCAATAAAGTAAGAAACTCTTCTCTGAGCATTTGGCAAACGAATAGAGCCAAACCATTACAACACGTTTGGGCTATGGCTGACCAATTCTATCAATTATGGAAGAATGAAGGTTGGGGACATGAACGATTTTGTAACCGGATGAACGACGGGAATAATATTCGAGTGTTCTATAACATGTACAAAATGTTCAAATACGAAAATTGGGTTCCTATGGAAGACCCTGAATGGGTAAAAGATTTCATGTAGTTTTTCTTTATCTGTCCTCAGTGCTATTATGATATGGTCTATCACTTTGAAGAGAGATCTACATCATGTCTAAACAAAATTATATCTTTATCAGTCCAGGACGTTCCCAGTTTTTTCGTAGCGACATCAATACGCCTATCGAAGGCTTTCGCGTTTTCAAATGCTATAAATTGGCCAACGGCGACATTGATTATCAAAGTCACGACAATGACCGCCAAGACTTGATCGATAACGGTTGGGAAGAAATAGATTCTCCTCAATATCTTACCGTCAACCTTTATTACATGAAGGAAAGCGGTAAATATTATTCCACTGGGGAGTTGAAAATCCGTGTTTCAGAAGTCCAATCCAATCCAGCAAAAAGTTGGTATGACACGCGAGAGTTAGTGCGTGAACTTCTGAAGAAAGGCGAACTGCCTGGCTTAGTTAAAGGTTCACGTTTTGATATATTCATGTCCTGTGAACAACATCCGTGCTACGTTCCGACTTTATTTAAAATCAGCAACATGTGAGGTTAATATATGAGCAATTTACCACTGCTTCAAGTCGGCGATGTGTTCGTTCTCACAGAAGAAATGACCATTGAAACTCAGGTGCCAAAGCATTTCTTGTATTCTAATTGCAAGGGAGATTGGCAAACGGACTCTGGTTATATCACCCCTGAGGGATTCTTCGGTTACATGCAAGGGCATTATGTCGTTACCAAAACAGCCCTACAAGGCGGTAGCACTGGTCATGATCCATACCCTGACGGTCATCATGTTTGGGCACAGCATACCGAAAATGAACGCATCAGAATCTGTTTCTATCAGACAGGTAGTTTCAGGAATATGCACCGGAATGTTCCAGTAGTCGGAAAGGCTAAGGCGCAAACATGGACTTGGGAGAAATTATGAAAATCAAAAAGATTGGAGCAAGTCCGTTGACGGGCACTATCTTCCAAGGTACATTGAATACCAAAACCAGTATGTGGGTGGGTGAGAAGACCGACGTGACCGAGGACTGTGTAGCGGCCACGGCCGAACACTTGCGCCACATTAAAAAGAAATACTGCTGGCCGACAACCGACGGCAAGTTCTTAGTGTTGTCTGCTCAGGTGTATGACACTCTCCCTGATGAATTCAAATAATTAAAAGAATTCAATAAACGGGGTTTACTTCTTCAATAAACCCCGTATACTTCATTCCATAAGCAGCACAACACTGACTCTGAAATGAAGGAACTACACCATGACAACCGTAAAAATCTCCGTCTGGGCATTCAACAATTTCACCAAATTTGACGCGTTTGTTAAAAACGCTCTGGGCATCACCAACATAGAATCCTTCACTTCTTATGACCGCGAAGATCAGGTCAAAATGCTTCGTCCTGAAATCGACCTTGACGCAATGCTGAACGCCATCAAGAATCACGATGACAACCTGGTTGAATTCGAAAACCTCCGCACCTCTATCTTCAAAAAGAACGGTGGAATTCGTAAGCTGAGCAACAAAACCATCAAATATGTCACCGAAGGGTTCTTTGTGGTGTTCGACTTCATCGAAACCAAGCCGAACGAACTGCGTAAAGATTTAGACGGCAACGTCATCACCCTGAAAATATTTGGCGAAGCCAAGGCCGATATGATGCGTGACGGTCTGTGTGATGAGACATTCACATACGACGAATATTGCGATCAGTGCCAAGATCTGTAATTTGTTCTAAACCATTTGAACGGGTATGTTAAAATCATACCCAACCCCTACAAATAGAGGACTATAACATGGCTTGTAAAACACCAGAAATGAAATTAGTTGTTTCTTCAACGGGGCGTCGCAGCCGCAGTCGAAATCTCATCACCCGTTTAGATATTCTACGTCAAAAATATCAAGGCCACAGTGTGTTTACCCGTATCCGTAACGCATTAAAGGAAGGGCGAACCGAGTTGGAGCTATATCGTCCAAACGGTTCGACTCGAGCGTATCAGACCACCGACGGTTTGCTGGAACTGATACGCCTATCAGGGATGAACATAGAACCCCGTTCATCGGGAACCCCGCTGTGCAGCCTGTACGTCATCAGCAATCTTGGGGCGCTGTGAGTTCTATGAAGAAGTATATCGTTCTTATAACGGGTTCCCGTTCTATAACTGAGCGGGACAAAATATTTGCCAAATTAGATGAACTCTTAATCCCTCACGAGATAGAGACGTTTATTGAAGGTGAAGCAGTAGGTGTGGATCTGATATCCCGTGATTGGTGTGAAATCAATTATGTGCATATCACACCAATGCCGATTCCTCAAAATTACCATACGTTATATGGGAAAGGTGCGGGCAATCAACGTAACAAAGATATGCTGGACAAGGCTCTAACATTGGCGAAGCAAAAAGATCTTGAGGTCTTTGGAATTGCATTATGGGATGGTTCGTCTACTGGGACGCAAGACATGATCAAACGCATGAAGAAAGCGGGAATAAATGTCAATATCACTCTCATGGGCAAACCCAAAACCAAACGATTGTTATAAATAAATTTGCCACCCATGAGGAGTTATACCATGTTACAAATACTGTTGGTGCTTTGTGTCGCATTTACCATGTACTTCATGGCGCGCATCTGTTTTATTACTTTAGATGACATGAAGGGTATCCCACGTGACCCCAAATTCATCTTTCTGAAAAAGTTTGCCAAAAAGTTCTCAGAAAACTTTATTTATCATCTACCATGATTAAATACCCCCAAAATTGGGGGTATTTTTATGAACGCACAAATCTATGATGTCCTTTCCTCTGGCAATGCATTTAGCAATCCGCTTCCATCCCTCTCCGGTCCTTCTCAGGATTTAATAACCAGTGGCATCACCAATATACCATTGATAACTGCCAACGCTACTCCGGAGATGCAGGCGGCTATGGCAGCTGGTGGACTAACACCAGAAAAACTCACAGCAGCCACCACCATGTATAGCACCGCCAACACAGGGATAACAACTCTGAACACATATGGCGACCAAAGTATCAATGACGCGTATTCTCGCATCGGTACTTCCGTGTCATACAAATCAGGTCTGAAGGGTATATCACGAGAGCCAAACAATTGTGATTTGATCAACAAGGCTTTTGGTGTTGTTCAGGATTTAGGACGCCAATGGCTGAATGCTATGGAAGGCGCTCTACAGACCGTAACAAACAAGATATCGGAATTGTATGAGATGATCATGGAAGGTGCCTCAGAAGGAATGGCAAAGCTGCAGGAATTGGCTGCAGAAGTAACGGGACACATCAATACTGCGATAACCGCAGTCAACGGGGTTATAAGTGATATTACAGATGGTATAGCCGCAGAACTTGCTCACATTGAAAGTATGATCAAAGAGTGCTTGAATTTCTCTTTTGCTAACGTGCTCGGGGAATGGGCTAAAGATCTGTGCGCCGGAGGTGTTATTGACAAAATAGGGACTCCAGCATTAAAAGAATCCCTGAAATAAATCAATGACGAGCAGGGAGGACTCCCACTGGTTCGATGCCTTCGATCATCAGGGAGTCCTCTCCAACATCGCTCAAGCGAATCCAAACCTTACCCCCTGGCCTTATCTCATAGATGTTCATCTCGTTTCCAACAGCAGACCCATTCACAAAAACGCCTTGAGTAGCAATCCGAATAGGCGTTTTGGTGTTGTTGATTATCTGAAAAGATATCGTGATATCCCTTGTCAATTCCACATTTCTTGCTGTTGTATATCTCCTCAATTTTTCAAAGAAAGATGGATTGAATGTGGCTATGATGCTGTTGTTTTGTGAGTAGTAAATACTGGCAGACAGATAAGGGATTTTTCCCTCATCACCTTTCCTCAATAGAGGGATCGTGGTTTTCCAGTACGGTCTCAACGCCTGGTTGTTATCATCAAAACAACCGACGGCTTGTATGGTTTGGAAATTCTGGAAGTCTGCCACAACTTGATCCAGTAACTTTTTATTACATTTGTCGACATCAGCAGAAATATTGACTGGTATAGTTCTGATTTCAGGATCCCAAAGATCGGTGACAGAAATCACGGACGTGACAAAGATACGGCAGCTTGTAAGTACAAGCACCATTATCATCGTCATGATCCATTTTCTGAATCCGCGTATCAGGAACACTAAAAAATTCTCCACAGCAAAGGTGCTAACATGACAGGTGTACAATTCAAAAACGAAAATCCTAATTTCGCGGCTTCCGATAAATGGCGCTTAACCATCGGAGACCTGGTGCTGCTAACCCGTTCGATACACGACTTCAGTATCCCTGGCGTGTATTCCGAAGGTATCGAAGGCCCATCCCCTGGCGATGTCCTAAACTCTATACCTTCAGAACGTCTCACGTATGACCCCATCGTATTTACGTTCGTTATCGATGAGAGTTGGTACAACTGGGAACAGATTTACAATTGGATCGCTTCGAACGCGGGTTCAGATTTAGCCGTCAGTAGAGATATTACGATTGAACTTTTAGACAACATGAACCGTCCTGTTGGGCTTCAGTTGCTTCTAGAAGAAGGGCGACCAACAGCGCTAGACAACGTGTTGGTTGACGTGGATGCATCGGTTCCTCAGTTGGTCACAACGGTGACATTCAAATATCTGAAACTGACACCGACCCGCGTAACCCGCGAAATTGATAAACAATAAGTTATAATACAGAGAGTTGAAACAGCAGGAAATAAATCATGAGTGAAACAAAATTTGAAACAATGAAGACCGAAGATATAATGGCGGAATTAGATCCTCTTATTTCGGTGAATCCTGAAGACATGAATTTAGACCAAATATCATTGAAAATTGGTCGTTCATGGATGGCTGTCCAGCGCCATTACATTCGTGAAGGGCGTTATCTAGAATTTTTGACAGGAAAATTCCGTCAAATCGATCTTTATTTACGTCGGTATTATGCAGGGGAATTACCACCCAACGTTTATGTTGAACGCCCATTAAAAGTTCGCCCCCTGAAATCCGATATAGATGTATGGGTAAAAGCAGATGATGATTATATCGAATTGTCTAGCATGCTTCAAGAGCAGAAAGCCAAAGTCAAGTTCATCGAAAGTTGCTTAGATCGTTTGAACAAACTCGGCTATGAAGTGAAAAATGCGATTGATTGGCGAAAATATTTGGACGGTATGTGATGGTTTCCCTGCAGGCTTTGCGTAAACTCAATGATTTTGAGAACCGCCATTACACATTTCAGCAGTATGCCTTGCCCTTTAAGGAACTGACTTGTATAACAACGGAAAACGGTCGCCATTATGTGTCTCCAACAGGCGTCAAACTCACATCTGTAACAACGATGTTGGGGCGTACCGGAGATCATACATGGTTAGAAGCCTGGCGGGACAAGTTGGGACACGAAGCCGCCGATATCGAAACAGAGCGTTGCGCAGACCGTGGGGAAAAACTTCATTTGGCCTGTGAATTATATCTCAAAAACAGGCCGATGAAGGAAGTGTTAGAAGCCGCAGGGGAATACGTGTTTATGTTTAAACAGGTCTTCCCCTACCTGAACAAAATGAGCAAGATATACGCACAGGAGATTCCGTTATATAGCGAAGTCCTTGGTCTTGCTGGTCGTGTTGATCTCATCGGCGTTTACGAGGGAATCCCCAGCATTATCGATTTCAAAACATCTAACACCCTGAAAACTCGGAGCATGATAGAAGATTACAGCATTCAACTATGCCTGTACTCAGTCATGTTTCAACAGATGTTTAATGTTAAGATCGAACGTTTGGTCAATATTATATCTAACGAAAATTCTCTTGTCCCGACTATAATCGAATTTAATCGAAAAGACGTTATTTCTAAAATGTTTGATCGTGTTCGCCTGTATCATAAAATGGATAAAGAACAGAACGGGATCTGGGCGGATCGCTAAATACTCCATAATATTGGGGGAATTAGTGATGTCAGAAATTCAAATAATCAAAGTTAACGAAGTGCGCATGCGAATCTTGGCGGAAGACTATATCCGCGAAGAACTCAATGATTACTTCAAATTTGAAGATCCTAATTTCCAACCAAATCCATTCAGTAAATGGGACGGCGTGGTACGCTTGTTCACAAAGAGTTCTGGCCTTATAGACATCGGCCTGTTGTTTGAGGTGTTTAAGTTCTGTAAGATGAATGGTTACACCATCAAATTAGATCCCGCCTTAAAATATATCCAAGATATACCAGACGAAGAGATACATACATTTATCAATTCCCTGAACGCTGTTTACCGTGATGAAAACAAGCAATACCAAATCGCAACAGTGCGTGACTATCAATTCGACTCAGTGGCCACAGCAATACGCCAATCCAGATGCGTGCTAGAAGCGGCTACGAGCGCGGGTAAATCGTTTATTTTGTACATCATGGCGCGTTACTACAGGCAACGCAGAGAGGCACTGGAAAGCAATCTCAAGACGTTGATCGTTGTACCTTCCATTCACTTGGTGACTCAGTTGTATGACAACTTTGAGGAATACAGCCACGGGACAGATTGGAATCCGATGATGAATGTCCAGATGATATGTGAAGGTGCAACAAAGGATATATTCAAGCCCATAGTGATTTCCACTTGGCAGGGAATTCAGGATCAGCCCAAAGAATGGTTCCATCAATTTGGGGATATTGTTGTCGACGAAGTACACACATCTAAATCTGAAAAGCTATCTTATATCCTGAACAACTGCATTAATGCTGACCAAAGATTGGGTGTAACCGGAACCCTCGCGAATACAAAGGTTGCAGGGTTGCAGGTCGTTGCCCATTTTGGAGCATACCATAAAATTATTACAGCACGTGATTTAATAAATCTTGGTTATGCCACAGATATCCATGTCAACATGATTGAAGTCATACATCCCATGGCGGATTGTATAGAAATGCATGGTGCTGAGTATCAAAAGGAAATAGAATTCCTCATAGCGAATGAACGTCGAAACGAGTTAATAGTCAGAATGGCATTGTCTTTGAAAGGTAACGTGGCCGTCATGTTCGAACGCATTGACGCCCATATGATGATTGTTTATGAAATGCTTTCAGCCGTTAAGAAAAACGTATTTGTCATTAACGGCGAAGTCAAGACAGAAGTTCGTAAACAAATTCAGGCAGCGATGGAAGAGGGTGAAGATATAACACTGTTGGCATCTTATGGGACCATGCAACAGGGCGTGTCGATCAAAAAACTTCATCATCTGATATTGGCACACCCGAGTAAATCCTATATTCGTGTCATACAGACTTTAGGGCGTCTCATGCGCCAGCACTCTTCAAAGGATGTTGCCAAGATCTGGGATTTAGTAGACAACTTGCGTTACAAAGGATTTTCGTACAACCATGCCCTCAGACATTCGCATGAGAGATATAAATTTTATCTTATGGAGCGACACCCTGTACAAATGAAGAAAGTGTCGCTCCAGTAATTCATTTATCTTGATTCACATAGGCGGGGGTTGCCTCGCCGTCTTTGTTAGAACCGAACAAACAACCCATCGTGTTGATGCATTGTTGTAGAACTTCCGGCTCAAGAATCTGACTCATCAGTTCTTCATTAGATTCCATCAGCGGGATGACTTTCACTTCCCGCGCCTGTCCTTGTTGGATAATGCCGATATACAGACCTTTGGTGTCTGGCAGTAACGGGATCACCATCATTGGTGTCACAACAAACTTAGAAGTGCGATAGAGGCTGTGTAAGTAAACACCTTTCAATGTCGGTTGTTCTTCTGCCAACATTGAAGACATTGAAAGGTTGGATTCTTGAACTTCCCCCACTGCATATAAACCCACGAATTGTTTCATATATCACTCTCTTGTTAGTAAACATAACTACATAATAATCTCATGCTGTGTTTAGACCAAATAAATTATTTTGCTAGTTGAATAAAAATCGCTTTCTTGTTGAACAATCCGTGCGTAATATACGAGTTGTGAGCTTTGCGAGCAACGAGTATTATCACGAGCGAAGCGAGTAGACTAATAAAGAAAGGTTTATTAAAACAAAATACTATAAATGCCGTCAGGCATTTATTTATCGCGCGTAGGGCATTTTAACACTTGTTCTATAACTGCAAACACGCGATACTAATTTGCGTCAAACATGACTTGAACCCCACTATATTTTGAGGATATAAACAATGCAAGAGATCACTCTCTCCGAACGCACTTTACAACTGCTGGCCAACTTTGAAACCATTTGCCCTTCTATCGTTCTGGCACCTGGTAAAAAGCTGCGCACTGTTAACGACTCCAGCACCGTCATCGCTATCGCTGACATCGACGAAGACTTCCCGTTCGAATTCCCGATTCTAGATCTCACCAAACTGCTGGCAATCCAGCGTCTTCCGAGTTTCAAAGGCGGTAAAATTGAAATGTCAGAAGACCACATTTTGCTGAAAGGTGAAAACTCCCAACTGCAATTCTGGCGTTCCGCTAAAGAATTGACGGTCGTTCCAGCAGACAGCATCGATCTCCCGTCTGTAGAATTCGAAGCAACGGTCACTCCTGAAAAAATGAAAGAGCTGACCCGCGCCTGTTCTACTCTGGGCCACAAAACTGTACGTCTGGTTGCCAGCGGCGGTAAAACTCGTCTGGTGGGCACGACCACTACTATCGATAATTCCAACGATTACACTGTTGAATTGGGCGAAACAACTCTGGGTGATTTTGCTATGCCTGTTGATGTGGTCAACCTGAAAATGATCGAAGGAAACTACGTGATCCGCGCCTGTGCCGAAATGCAACTGGTTAACTTCCAATCCGCAGACGGCACCATCAACTATTACGTCGGCATGCAGCTGGATTAATCAATAACGATTCGGCGCTTTATTATCGGTGGCGGGGTTTCCCCGCCCTTTGAAACGTTTTATCTAAAGAGGCTGCAATGTCTAACATCACTATCGTCACAGATCAATACGCGTGGGAAAACAAATATCGTCCTGACAATCTGGATGAGATCGTCCTCCCTTCAGACGTCCGTGCAAAAATCCATGGCTATGTTACATCAGGCAATGGAAACATCCCCTCAATGCTGTTCTATTCCCCTCAGCCTGGTACGGGCAAGACTACTTCTGCTCTGGCTGTGTGTAACGAAATCGGTTGTATCAAACCGTTGATGATCAATGCGTCACTGGATAATAGCATTGATGTCATCCGCGACCGTGTTATTCAATACGCAACTGGCGTCAGTGTTTTCGGTGGCCGCAAAGTTGTTATCCTCGACGAAGTTGAGCGACTTTCCATGGCGGCACAGGAATCCCTGAAAGGTATCGTGGAAAAGGTTTCCAAGAACTGCTCGTTTATCCTGACCACCAACGCCAAACAGCGTGTCAATGAGCCTCTGCGTTCTCGTTGCCGTGAAATTGATTTCATCTGGTCCGAAAAAGAAGCCGACGAAGTTAAACTTCAATTTATGCGTCGTTGTGCCACTATCCTGACAGAAGAAGGCATTCCATACGAAGCTGGTGTTATTGCGTCGATTGTCAAGTCGTATTTCCCCGATAATCGCAAAATTATGGGAACTCTTCAGGATAATGCCACCACGTTTGGTAAAATCGATGAACGCGCTCTGGCCCAGGTTAAAGCAGGGGAATTCCAAGCGTTGGTTGATTTCCTGAAAACCAATGATTGGGCTGGTATGAAGCAATGGGTGACCGACAACCAAAACTACATCACAGAGGACTTCTACTCTCGTTTCTTCCATTTCTGTGTTCCGCAGAACAAAGAGAAGAATCCTTTGATCCAGAACGAATCTATCCCAGATTTGGTCTGTGTTTGTGGTCAGTCTCAGGTTGAACATCGTTCAGTTGGAGACGTCTGGTTACACGGCGTTTACTTCCTGACCAACGTCATGCTCAACATCAAGTGGAAGTGATATTATGGCCGCTCCGTCACTGTTCGATTACCTGGGTGCTCTGAACAGCACCAAAGAGAATCTGTTGTTGACCGAAGACCCCGAAATCAGAAAGGCTTTTGATCCTTTCATGACTCGGCGCGGCCTTGCTCAGAGTAAAGACACGTTGGTGGTTGCAGAACGAATGAACCGCTTCCATGCCATTACTCCTTGGATGCAATGGAACCTTGCGTTTCATAGTATTCCAGCAAAACGCCGTTATGACAAATGGTCTAAGAAAGGAGCCATGGATCCTGATGTGAAATTGATTTCCGAGTATTACTACATCAGTCCTGAAAAGGCTTCTGAGTATGTTCGATTCCTGCCGAAAGAAGTCCTGGCTGAAATCAAGGCGAAGGTCGAACGTTCCAACAGCAACGAAAAAGCTAAACCGCGCAAGGCTAAGTAATTCAAATTATTGTTAAAGGGGTACGAGTCATGGCGCGTAATACGCTGGACATCTTGAAACTTTCAGCTGTTAACGATGAGGCCAGCATCGTTGATTGTATGGTTGAAGTTCAATTGAACCAAGATAAACCAGGAATTTTCCTGGGTATCAAGGAAACGCTGAGCCGCATCGGGGTGAACACTCGTCAAGAGCCGAATACCCTGTACCAAACATGTCATATTCTGCATAAATTTGGCAGATATCACATCGTGCACTTCAAGCATCTTTTCATGCTGGATGGGCATTACAACGGCTTTACGCGTGAAGATGTCCTGCGTATGAATCGGATTATTCGGCTTTTGGAGCAGTGGAATATGGTTAAAATACTGCATCCGGAACAGATTACCGAAGTTGCTGATATGTCTCGAATCAAAGTTGTAAAACATGACCAAGTTTCTGATTGGAAACTGGTTCCAAAATATACCATCCGCCCGAGTCGGGCGAAAAGCGAATAACTGGAGTCGCTATATTATGACAACTACATTTAATAAAAACGTGAGACTGAATCTGGCTTTTGGTAATGCTGCAGGGGACGTGACCGACCCCGACTTTAGCAAAATTCGCAATCAGGCAAAACTCGTGCTGGAAGAGACCCGCGAACTTCTGGAAGCGGCTTATTACGATCATCAAGTGGTTCTAACATTAGAATTGAATCCTCGAGAAAGCGAGACGCCGACCACTACCGAAGATCTGATGAAAGCCATCATGGACGCGCAGGGTGATATCACTACTGTTAACGACGGTGTGGCCCATATCGCGGGTTTCAATGGCGATGAGTGTTTACAGCGCGTGTTTGCTTCCAACATGAGCAAGTTTATCCGCTCTGAAGATGAAGTCGGTCCGGCTCTGGACTATTACTATTCTCGCGGTTTCCCTGATGGGCAATTGCGTGTGGAAGGCGAATTCCCTCAGGCATGTATTAAAGTTAATGAAACTGTCGTTTGGAATGGTAAAGAATATCCTAAAGGGAAATTCCTTAAAAACATGGCCGTTTTCCAAGAGCCTGATTTTTCTGACATGCTGACCAAAACTCCTTCCCGCCAGATCAACGATATCGTTGCCAGCATGGCGATTGAAGAAGGTCAGGTGTTTATCGATGATCTCAATGGCGTGGCGTTGGTATCCCCGAACACATTGGGTGTAATCCTTTCCATGGCTGTTGAAAAAACTTCTCAACCTGTAGAGATCGACGGGCAAATCGAAAGTTATGTGCCAGCGTTCATCGTGGATGACACCAATATGCCTAAGCTGTGTGGGGTGTGGGGTTCTAATGTTCGTGTTTATGCGAGCACTCCAGTGCAGAACACGGTAACACATCTCTCCCGTATCGATTAATATAAACCGTTATTCATTAAACAACAGAGGCTATAATGGCCTCTGTTTTTGTATTCTAGAGAGGATACCATGAAAGATAAACCGTGTGACATTCCTTATTGCGGTGTTCGGGAAACCAAAATTAAATCTGCACACCCCACGTTAAGTCCATTCCATAAACAACTCGCATACGAATGGATGAGCGAGCGCTATAAGATCCGCGTGAGAAAGGACGTCCAACGTCTTCCTGCTCCTTGGACGGATAATCCCATACTACGGCAGGTCAAGTTCTGTAACGTCCGGAGAGAGCACGACAGGCAGTCTCTTAACCTGATCAACAATATCGTCAAGAACGACGCTCTGGGCATGACCGACAAGATGTTCAACTGTGTTCTGTTCCGCATGTTCAACCTCTGGGACCCGATCAAGGCTATCGGTGACGCTCGTACTATCAAAGAGTTCGCAAACATCGATCTTGATGCAACCCGCAAAAGTCTTCAGGAATTTGAGGCCAACGGTGGTAAGATCTTCACCAATGCCTTCAACACAGGCGGTCTAAAGCAATGTCTGGCGTTCCCTGAACTTGTTGTCAACCACAAGGAGCAGCGCTTTGGTGGTATGATGGTTAAGGTACACCGTGTTGGCCAGGGTATCGTTGATGAATTGGATTATAAGGTCGCCAAGAAGCTGGTTGAAGAAAATCCTGGGGAGTACACGATCGAGGGCTGGGAGCCGTACATGCCGATGCGTGTTATCCGTTCCCTGAAGGCATTTGTCAACAAGTATCCTGATTATTTCAATGATCTTTTACGTCTTGACTCTCCGCTGAAAGTTTACCAGCGCATGTATGACGACATTGAAGGGCTTGGGCCATTCCTGGCATATCAGATATGGGTGGACTTCACATACATCCCTGAGTATCCATTCAGTGAGAATCACTTCACCATCGCTGGCCCAGGTTGCCGTGCGGGTATTGACCTGATGTTCCTGGATAAGGACGGTATGACTCATGAAGAGTGCATCTTCTGGGTTCGAGATCACCAGTATCAATTGTTTGCCCAGTATGGTTATGTCCAAGAGCAGTTCTGGTCAGCCGAAGCGCCGGAAGATCAGTGCATGAATGTCATGCAGCTGGAGAACATGTTCTGTGAATTGAGCAAGTACACCCGCTGTGTTGAGGCTATTGAGAGAGGGGAAAAGCCACGCGGCAAGGTCGGTTACGATGGAGGCGGAGAATACAAAAAGCGGTGCGATGAAGTTGTCCTCAAACGCGGTTCCGTCAATTTGTTAGATCGTTTGAAGAAACCTGAATAAAGAATCGCTTTACTTCATTCTTCAATAACCCCCTTTCAACGTATATTGACCTCACTTTAACGACGCGCCCTAAATGGGCGCTCAATTTGAACTGAAACAGGAAGACTATACCATGGCAGAATTCAAACCTTTCGCAACGGCTGTTAATGATAACGTGCTGGCGATGTCCGCAACTGGTCTGTTTATGACCAACGTTGATAAAGATGCTCTGTGGGATTTGTATTTGGCATCCTTCCCAGCTGGTACCAACCCGATGTACCGCGAACGCACTGAACACGACTGCACCTGCTGTAAACAATTCATCCGTAATATCGGCGGCGTTGTGACTATCGATGCTGACCTGAACGTTATCTCGATTTGGGATAACATTGAGCTGGGTAACGAATACGACGTGGTCGCTGCGGCGCTGTCGACCTTCGTTAAACAACACGCAATCGTCGACGTGTATTTCAACGATTCTGCTAAAGTCGGCCTGTCTCATAACCACGAATCTGGTGAAGACGGCAAAATCCGCACGTATAACCATTTCCACACCGAACTGCTCGGCAGCTATGTCCTGCGTTCTGATGCTATCGCATCTAAAAAAGGTGAAATCCGACAGGCTATCGAATTATTTGAACGCGGTCTGCGTGAAATTACTCTGGAATCAGCAGAAATCGTTCTGGAATTGATTGATCAGAATTCTTTGTATCGCGGTGCTGAACATAAAGCTGCGGTGATGGGCTTCGTAGTAGCCAAGACGGCATATGAAGAAATCCCAGAATCTAACCGTTCTCTGTGGGCATGGCGCACTGGTTATCGTTCAAACAATCATGTTCCACATGGCATTCGCAACACCGTTATCGGTACTCTGTTGACTGATATCAGTGAAGGCGCGGAACTGGAAAAGGCCGTTAAGTCGTTTGAAACCAAAGTTGCCCCAGCGAACTACAAACGCCCGACGGCTCTGGTCTCCAAGTCCATGATCGAAAACGCTCAGAAAGAAGTGATTGCTCTCGGTCTGGAAGATTCGCTGGCGCGTCGTTATGCAGTTTATGACGACCTGACGATCAATAACGTTCTGTTTGCAGACCTGGCTGCTCAAAAAGCGATGGATCCATTCGCTCAACTGGCCGCCGAAGTGAAAACGCCGACCAAGTCGCTGGATAAAGTTGAAGAGATTGGCATTGACGACTTCCTGAGCAATATCCTGCCGAAAGCGCATTCAATGGAAGTGCTGGTTGAAAACTCGCATACTGGCAACCTTATGTCTCTGGTCGCTCCGGCTATTGCAGGTGCTCCTAACCTTTTCAAATGGGGCAACGGTTTCTCATGGTCATACAACGGCGAAGTGGCCGACTCCATCAAAGAGCGTGTGAAAGCGGCTGGCGGTAAAGTCGACGGGTTCCTCCGTGTATCCCTGGCCTGGCACAACAACGATGACCTCGATCTGCATATGTTCTTTAACAATATGGAACATGTGTACTTCCGCGATCGTCGTTCAATGACTGGTGCACATCTCGATATCGACATGAACGGTATGGACGGCATCGACCCGAACCGCTCTCCGGTAGAAAACATCATCTTCACTGATGAAAGAAAGTTGCGTGACGGTGAATATCGTTTTGAGATTCACAACTACAACCAACGTGAAAAGATCGACGAAGGGTTTGAAATTGAAGTTGAATACAAAGGCGCTACGCAACGTTTCAGCCACAATGGGTTAAAAGACCAGGGGCGCATCACTGCCGTCGTTCTGACTGTTAAAGACAAACAAGTCGTTAGCATCAAGTCTGAGCTGGCGAATGTTGATAAATCCAAAGAAATTTGGGGCATTAAGACAGCGACCTTCCAGAAGGTACAGCTGGTCCTGAACTCACCAAACCATTGGGATGGTGAACAAACTGGCAACAAGCACGTCTTCTTCATCTTGGAAGGTTGTGCGAATCCTGAAGGTACTCGTGGTTTCTACAATGAATATCTGAAGCCGGAACTGGATAAACATCGTAAGGTTTTTGAAATGCTGGGTAGTAAAATGAAAGTACAGCCCAACGAAAACCAACTGTCTGGTCTGGGGTTCTCGACAACGCAACGCAACCATGTGTTCGTCAAAGTGTCCGGCGCGTTTAACCGTACTGTAAAAGTCATTTTCTAATTGATTTGACCACAACTTCGTAATAAGGAACAAAGAAATGTTTGATCAAGCAACCCGTTTAAAACTGCGTTTTAACTCCAACAAAGGTCTGCTGTCTGTTGAGCAGGTTTGGGACCTGAATCTGAATGCACTGAACGAGCTGGCGAAAGATCTGAGCCGTCAGGTGAAAGAAGCAGCCAGTGATGAAGAAGACTTCATCGGTGTGAAAAGCGCGGTCGATTCTCAGTTACAACTGCGGTTCGATATCGTGAAAGCGATCATCGGTGTTAAACTGAAAGAACGCGATGAAAGCGCGACCGCAGCAGAGCGTAAAGCGAACAACCAGGCGATCATGGAACTGATCCAGCGTAAGAAACAACAGGAACTGGAAGGTCTGTCTGTTGAAGAACTGGAAAAACTCCTGAAATAATCTGTCGGCTCCGGCCTGAGAAACCCCGCCGTGTGCGGGGTTTCTTTTGGACAAAAATCATGAAATCTATTACGTGTGATTACTGCGGTCAACCTGCCCAATACGTCGGGGGTGATGTTGTATACCCCCACCGCCCCGACCTCCGCAATCTGAAGTTCTGGGTATGCTCGCCATGCGACGCTCGTGTGGGTTGTCATACCCATGGGGATGGTAGACAACCTCTGGGAAGGATGGCGAATGCCGCTCTCCGTGCTGCTAAGCAGGAAGCTCATAGATCGTTTGACCCTATCTGGAAAAGTGGGCAGAGGAGCAGGAGTGATGCTTACAGCTGGCTGGCTCATAATTTGGGGATCAAGAAGCGCGATTGCCATATCGGCTTGTTCGATATCGATATGTGCCGTAAAGTAGTCGCTGTGTGTAATCAACTAAAGGCACAAGATAATGTCAAAGGAAATACAAGAAGCATTTGAAAATTTATCTCAGGTAATGACCGACTGTAACCGCCGGAATTATTGTGATGAAGCGTATACCAAATTGAAAACTACTGTTGAAACCGAGCTGGCAGGTCTTTCCGTTTTCAAAGATATTCAGACCGAAGCGCTATATCTGTCGGATGAAGATTTAAGGCGTTGCCCCCGCAAGATTTACCAATTACTGGATCGTTTGGTGAAAGTGGGGGTGAATAATGGGTAATCGTGAAGGGATTAAACTCACACCAGAACTTCTGAAGTCACATATTGCTGAAGTGATTTATGAAGACCGTGAAGTTGGTGGTCACCGCGTCATTACATGCCATTTCAAGATGGACAATGGGTTCGTTGTGTGGGGTAAGAATAGTTCCACATCGGTAGACCCTGCCAACTTCGATGAAGAAATGGGCAAGCAGCTGGCCTATGAAAAGACCTTTTCTCAACTGTGGGAACTGGAAGCATATCGCGCGATGGTAGAAAAGCAGATCATTGATGTGTCTGCCGAAGATGCTAAGATCAACATTGATGAATATGTGTCAGAAAGGGAAGCGATACATGAGATGGGTGGTTCTGAATTTCTTAAGGGTAAAGGACAATCCATCGTGTTTCGTCATCCCAAAGATCCAAGTCGGGGATTTCGCGTTGAATTTGTTCGCACCGATAATGAACGTTATAACGAACGACGTAATGGTGAGGCAAGATCTTTGGTGGAAGCGTATCTTCGCTCGTTCATGACTTCTGAAGAACTAAATTCTGAACTTGTCTTGCGTTTGGCGAAAACGTGTAATGCTGCTTCAGGGGATTATCCGTGGTGTGACCTGTCAGAAGACAAACGCCAAGCAGCCTGTGATCGTGTTAAGAAATTCTTGTTAGATCCAAAAGCCCAACCTGGCGATTCCGTAGGGGCACTGTATAGAGCCATTGTGGTGTCCTACTTGTAATTCTTCAAAAGTCTTTCAAAATCAATAACGTCCGGCAAAATGCTGGGCGTTTCAATTAATAAGCCAAGGTATAATGGCCCAACTGAAAACGCGGGGGAATTATGTCCGTTAAAATGAAAGGCGTTGAATTCAACGCATATTACAATGATGATGAATATTGGGTGAAGAACGCGTGGCATGACGATCATTGCGTCAAAGTCAACGGTGAATATCGTGAAGAACTCGATGAAAATATTCCCGACGACGCCGATGTGGTAATTGAATCAGGCACTGTTTATATCCCTGTAGAAGGTGAGAATGGTGCTGAAGAGAAAGATATTTCTCTGGTTAATCATTTCAAAACATGGCGAAAGCAAAAGAACTTTTCTTTCATTGTCGTAACTGTCAAGAAAGACAAGTTGGCAGAAGTTCGTGAAGCCATGAGATGCATTCCTGGTGTCATAGAAGTGAAAGGCAACTGATTATGCCTAAACCATTTATTCGTTCCGGAGTTGATTCTCTAGACTCCCAGTTTAAGCCGAGCGAAGTTTTAATCCAACAAATTGAAACCAATCGTGAATTCATAGAACACATGTTGGCAAAGCCGGAAGGTGAAGCCGCTCAAACCACCAAAGAAGGTAATAACGATGATTGAATCATTAACATTTAAAAATGCGGTAGCAACCGTCGCGCCGTCTAACCATGTAATCGTTGTGGATATCTCCGGTTCCATGTACCGTTCACTTCCTGAAGTTCGCAAGCATCTGAAGGAAAATCTCCCGTCTCTGGTTAAACCAGAAGATACCGTCAGCATTCTTTACTTTTCATCCCGTGGTGATTTCGGTACGGTATTCGCTGGCCGTCAGATCAATAGCGCGACCGATCTCAGTGAAATCAATAAACTGATTGACCGCTTCCTGCAACCGTCCGGTTGTACGGGATTTGTAGAACCTCTGAAGTTGGCTGCTGAAACCGCGTTGAGCCTGAACAAACCTGGTTATGTCAATAACCTGGCGTTCATGACCGACGGCTATGACAACTGCTGGCGCTCGAATGAAATTCTGGCAGCAGCTGAAGTACTGCCCAAGGCGTTCGATAATATTACATTCATCGAATATGGCTGGTATTGTAACCGCGAACTTCTGGCTCTGATGTCCGAGCGTTCTGGCGCGACTCACGTGTTTGCCGAAGGTCAGACTGAATATCAGACCGAACTGGAAAACGTACTGAAATCATCTACGCCGAAAGTGGTTGTTGATGTTCCCCTGGTTTACACTCATGCCATCTACGTTGAAAACGGCGTGGCAACTGTGCTAGCCGTACGACCCGATGAAGAACACCCGATTGGCCACGTCAGCATCCCTGAAAGCGTTTCTCAGCTGTGGGTTGTAAACCCTAACATGATCGACCAGCTGGATAATCTGGCAGACACCCAGGCGGCATACGTGCTGGCATTCTATGGCGTGTACACCATGGACGCCGATCTGGTCTGGGCCGCGCTGAAGAAGACGGGTGACGTCCGCTTCATCAAACAATACAGCAACTGTTTCACCAAGCAGGACTATTCCAACATCAAAGTCGATCTGACCCAGGCTATCGTGGATGAAACTCTACGCGGCGTAGATGGCATCGATTACAATATGGTTCCAGCTGAAGATGCAACGACCATTGTTGATGTCTTGACCTACCTGGCCGAAGCCGATGTCTCTGTTGTCACTAAGCATCCACTGTTCTCTTACAACAGCATCGGTCGCGGTACTGTGCAGAAAGTTGATGACACTGAAGACAAGCTGGCTGAACAAATCGCCGAAGCCAAAACCAAAGCAGAGCGTAAAGCGCTGGCTCTCAAACTGGCTGAGCACGAAGATTGGACACCGGAATTTACTCCGGTTGATGACAAAGGGATTGTCCCAATTAGCAATCTGGTCTACAATTCAGAGCGCCCTAACATCAGCATTCAGACCGTTCAGCATGGGACGGTTGTTGTGCCGGAGTTCGTACAGAAGAAATATGAACTCCCCGAAGAACTGGGAACCTGGCGTTATCGTAATTACACCATCGTCAAAGATGGAATCATCAACCTGAAGACGATGCCGATTACTGCCGAATCTCCGATTGTCCGAGCTAAGGTTGTCCAAGATTTGATCGCCATGGGCGTTAATGTATTTGGTGGACCGGAAATCTTCATCGTTAATTTAGAAAGCGTTCCGATGGTCAACCGCGCCATGACCAAGAACATCAGTGCTGCCGAATTCTTCGCTGACAACGTTCGTCGCGAAGCGCTGAAGGCAAAACAGAAAGTTCTGAAATTCTATCGTGATGAACTGGTTGGCAAAGGCAATGCAACTGGTCTGGCTTCTAAATATGGTAAAGAAGCCGCCGATTTCTTGTCGGCAAATGGCATTCGCGACTACGGGTTCTCGCCGAAAACTACTTCTGTGGAATCAACCGATGTCTACATGAGCCGTGAGCTGAATGTGAAAATCAAAGGTGCTTCGTCGCTGCCGAGCATTGCGTCTGTTATCAAAAAGCAAGCAGATGGTAAAAAACTGAATGTCGCTGATCAGTTGATTGCCAATGCTCTGGCCGAATACGACGCTTTTGTTAAATCGCCAATGATCACCAGCGTACCTGAAGAGACTCAGAAAAAGCTGATTGAAAGCTGGATCGGAGACGCAGCAAAAGCGGCCATTAACGAAGTCCGCGCCCTGAACAAAACGCTGTCTAAAGTCGTTTACGGCATCGTCGCTGGTCATGGTTGGTTCACTGATTTGGATCTGGAAGAGTCTACGATGGATGTAGAAGTTGATGGGGTGAAATACACCGTCACTGCCGAACTGGCCGAAAAAGAAATCAAAATCTAAATCTAATTGGCGGGGAAACCCGCCTTTACTTTCAGGAAATGAATATGAGCAACAAACCGACTTATGTTGATGTCATGCGCGATTTGGCCCAATACGCATGTGACAACCTGAACATGGAAACTTGGCGCAACGGCGATCATAAAGAAAAGTTCGATAATATCGACGACAACATCGATGCGTTGGCCCCTCTTCGGGCCAAGAGCGATCTCGGCGGTGATGATCTTGACATGATTGAACTCATCATGGAAGTTGAAGAACAATATGATGTTGAAATCAGTGATGACTGGGTAGGCAAACATGGTGATGATCCCACGCTCGGCGAATTAGCTGAATTGGTAGTTGCCCTCCGCAAATAGCAGAAGTCCCCAACAAACCGTTGGGGATTTTTACTTTTAGGGGTTTACTTCTTCTAACGAATATCCTATTATTCAATAACTGGCTAACGTGGGGTTGGCTAGAAAAGGAGATACAAAATGAAACTACCAGGTCACATTGAAGTTTATATGCGGTTATACAAAGAAGGTAACGTCGCTGCTAAAGAACTACACGAACTGATTTTGTCATACGGCGTTAAGTCTGTTACAGAAGTAAAGAACAACAAAATAGACGGCGAATATGTGTCAATCAATGGGCGCGGTCTGAAAACCAACCCAACATATTTTGTGGGTGTCCATTTAGACACAGGGAAAGAAGTCGTGGAGATCGTGGCATAATGTCTAATAAGAAAGTTGAAACGACAGTAGAAATTGATCGTAATTGGGGATTACTCCGCGCTAAAGGTTTTCGTCGTGTTTATATGACCAAGGAAGTTTATGTTCAGCGTCGCGACGTTATTATCAGCAAGAAAGGTAAAGAGTGGGTTGCTGAAGAAGTTGACATTGAAACAGGTGTCGTGGGCAAAGTAAAAGCGAAGGCGGCTATTTTGTTTGCTCTTCTGAAGCATATCAATTAATTCTATAAACTCCGGCGGGGTATGATTACCCCGCCTATTTGAAATTGCAGGAACTTATATCATGATCTCTGTCGAGGGTATAATATGACAAAGGAACAAGAACTCGCTTTGTTCTCTATGGTTCACAGTAATGTTGAATTGAGTTTTAGACAAGTGGACTCCATTATTGATCTTATGAAAATTAAGAATTCCATAGATAACGATCATTTGCGCACCGCTCTTTTGGGATTGTTGGAATTCGTTTTGCGCGGATCTGATCTTGGACCAGTGAATGATATTGACGACCTGACCAAATTGTTAAACACTGGCGGTGATGGTTTCGATACCGCTCGTATTCTGATTAACTGTGGTCCTAACAAAGAAGAGGTGTGATGTGGACAAAGATTTGGTTTGGGAAATCGTGAAAGGTATCCTGGTAATAATTGCTGTGGTCTTTATCCTAGGAGGAAACTTCTTCTATTGGTTATTGCGGTATGAAGAGAAGCGTCGAGAGCGGAAAGAACAGAAGAGAAAAGATCGATGGATGAACTAACTAAGGGATAACCCTATATCCCGAGGTGTGTCATGTTTCTTACATCCTTTATTGACTGGATGAATATCATAAATGGCCTGAGGATTCCTGTTGGGAATCTTGGGCTTTCTCGTTCTTCTATGCCGCAAATCGATACCGACAAACAAGAAGATTTTCACAAATATCTTGAAGACAACGGCGTGTCCATAGATGCTGCGCAAGTGCCCATCAAAATGCTTCGTCTTACCCAGAACGAAATCAATAAAATGAAGGTCTGGAAGATCATGAAGCAAATCAGAAATAAGAAACCTATGGGTAGAGTTTGGGTGTCTTCTGACAATTACGTTGTTGACGGTTCTCACCGATTTGTCGCTGCGTTGAACATGGATGGTAAACAGCGCATGAAGGTCTACAAAGTTGATTTGCCTGCGATGGAATTCGTAAAACTCGCCAAACAATTTCAGGGTGTGCGGTACAGAACGGTCAGCGATACCCGTTTCTGAATACGATAGTTTATTGAAACCCTTTACTCAACATGGTGAGCCGACTATCATTTTATCCAATGAAATAAGGAGAATCACCATGAAACGTTTAATCCTCGGGGTTGTGCTGGCAGGTCTGGCATTACCCGCCGCCGCCAAGCTGAACTCCACAGGTGACAAACTGTGGTCTGATCTTTCCTACTGTGCTGGGTTCTCCCAGGCGGTCGCTATCGACAAGTCCGGTTCCATAGAGAATTTCGCTGAACTTTGGAACACAGGTAACGTCTCCACTGCAGTTGTTAATGCTGGGATTGAGTTCAACCGTTACAAACAGGGAGCCTACAACTTGAAAGGCTACCTGAATGACGATGAATTTAACCGAGGCGGCATGGAGGCTGGCGATCTCATCATGACTGGCCGTATGGGCACACAAGGCCGTATGACTGTAAGGCAATGCCGTTCTCTCCCCTCTCCGGCATTACAGAAGGGTGTGCAAATCGGGCGTCGACATCTGGATCTGATCAATGATGGCAACCAATGCATCAAGGTGTTTGAATATAGTGCCGACCAAGAATCAGATCGACGTTTGAAAAAGGAATGGCGGACACGTGCCCTTGGATTGAGAGCATGGCTCGTAGAAAACGATTATTACTACGAGGATCGTGTTCAGAACGGATTGAAAGATCTTTCCACTAATTTGTCTGTCAATCTAGACGACCCAAGGCTTTCGCGTGAACTCAAGCAAACACGGATTGACTGCGACAATATGATGAAGGAGAACGAAAGATGAGAAACATAATATTCTTGTTATTCTTTTCTATGTTGGCATCATTCCAAGTTGTGGCAACTCCGGCTAGCAAATTGAATATGTGTGCGGCCTGGTTGTCTACTTATCAACAATTTCACCCTGATGATAAAGATACATCCATCCTTTTATCAGATTATGAAGGTGAGTTGAAACGTCTTGATCTCTACAGCGTGGATCAAATAGAGAATGCTTTGGATTTGCCAATGATGGAGTCCGCTGCCGACAATAGCAAACAGACGATCAAAGATCTGACTATGTGTCGGGAAATAGCGACTAATTTCGTTGGAAATCAAAGATAATTTTCAGGTTAAAATTTAACTTCCATTGAACTGAAAGGAAATACTTCGTGATGATTATTACCAAAAAGATCGCCGAATCGATCATTGAAAAGAATAAGATGTTCGCGCCCAACAAAGCAAAGGTCATTCTGATTCACGAAGACGGGCGCGTCATCTTCGCTGAAAAGTTCGAGCAGGGTTGTGCTTTCTGGTTCGCAGACACTATGCGCGAAAGCAAGCTGCAGGGCATCATCTATAAATTGACTCTGGTTGCCAAGCGCAATGATCAGGGTGATTGGGTTACGGTCTGCGATTTCAGCTCTAAGGTTGAAACTAAACCCAAAACCCGCCAAGAAAGGATTTTAGAGGCTCAGGAAAAACTTCGAGTCGCTCGCACATCATCCGCAGAGAAGCCGGAAATCAAACCAGCCGTTATGCCTGTCACCAATAATCCGCTCCCACCTGTGGGTCAAAAGGCTTTCGAACAATATGTTGAAAAGAGAAGAGAAGAATCTATGAAGCCTCCGGTAGAAAATAATGATGAGTCCGAATTTATTTCAATACGACAGTTGTGTCCGCAAGAACAACGCTATTCTTCTCCAAATGATTTATTTGTGTCATTCCGATGCAACGGAAAGATCATATTGTGTAAAACTCTGCGTGAACAACTACCATGGCCGAACATCAATATGATGGTAAGCCGGAATTTTAAACGATTTGCTATTAGTGAAGGGAACGATTATCCCGTAAACAAGAGCGGAACGTATGCCAACAAACATATGTCTAGTAAGTTGTCTTTCCCTAACGATTCCGGAACCATCCGCGTTCGTTTAGAATGGGATGAAACCCTGAACATGTATGTTGGTGATATAAAATAATTCAATAACATTAGGGCGGTTATTATTAAACCGCCTTTTATTTGAGAGATCTATATTATGGACAAATCTTATCCTATCATCCTTGGCGCAGACCAAGGAAACCTGCGATTCTCAGAACCTTGTTATATTGCTTATGCCCGTGTTGGTGGGGACAAATACGTGTATTGCCAACATGACTGTGGGCGTGGTACAGGCATCCTTCATTACACGGTGAATGACACGACGATGGTCTCTCTGAAGCCAGAAGACGTTGTGTTGGCGAGGCGGGTTTACATCGACTTCAACGCGATGCACAATAATGAAATTGACGCGCGTTATCATGCCATGAAAGGTATGGAAGGTCATGGGATTATCTATCGTGTTGATCACTTCGATGATTTTACTCAATCGATCGATTGGTTTGTTTCTGACAAAGTGATGGGCGAACGGATTGTTACGACTTCTTGGGCGCATGCAGAACAACTCAGGGTTTCCACTGATGCTTACGGAGAAGTAGACGCGTTGTGCCATAAATTCCGCATTTCGGTGTATTGTAACGAAGACCTGGGTGAAGAGATCCAATGGACTGCCGAATCACCACATTTTCGCGGACTTGAGATGCGTTCCGAAAGCCGTTCCCGCGCCGTCGTTCAATTAGTCCTGTGGGCGTTCTACCAGCGTACCCCGTTCTCTTACATGGGGCAGAAAGGAATTGATGAACTACTTAAATCCCACTCGGTGGAGGTGTAATATGTCCGGCGTATGGTGTGATGTATTGTTGGTAAGATTTTCAAACGGGATGGATAATCAGATCATTTCATTCTTTTATCCTGTCCCTTTTTCTTCGATGGGCCTGACCGTCAAGCGCGTTCTTGACATAGAAGAAAAACTCAACGCCATGCCGTATATGGCGCGACCACACGTGCTGGGTTGTGAACTGTTAAACGAAATGATGATCGATGAGAATCTTGTTGAAACAATTATCACGCGTGAACAGATGAAAACCATACTGGCTCAGGGAGAACCCCATGTCGAATAAACCGTTTGAACTTAAATTTCGCGTTTGGCATATTCCCCAGGTTCCTGGGATCGCTTTTCATGTTGAGGTTCCAACATTTGAAGAAGCGCAGCGCCTGAAGAATGCTCTGGGTGATTATGATTTGTTCCAGTTCAACAACAATATCAAGCCGGATTATTGCAATGCTTCGGGTATTCAGATTTATCAACATGATCTGACCGATGATGATCTTAATGATATGGGTCTGGATGATCGTTGGGTTGATATGGAAGATGTTGACGAACTCAACGATTATTTCGAGCATCTGCGCAGTACAGGGTGGGAAATATGATTTCAAAATATATTGTAAAGCCTGGGGATACTCTGTCCAGCATCGCTCTAAAATTATATGGTGATGCCCAACAGTATATCAAATTAGCCAGATTCAACAATATCCAAAACCCAGGCCATATCGCGGTTGGTCAGGTTATTTGTTTACCCACACCTGTCGAAGACAAAGAACACATTATGATTCCGGTTCAACCGACTCAGAAGTGTTTGGATGCGATAGCTGGTTTATTTCGGCCAGGTTTTTGTGATGGAACTATTGAACGTCACATTTATCAAGCGATTGTGGAAAACGCAGGTGTAAAATGATCGGATTAATTCGTTACCTGTTCATATTCGTAATTTCAACATTCATTTTATTTTTCTTTTTCAAATACTTGAAAGAGACTAAAATCTACCGAAGTAAACGTTGGCGCAAACGGGTGAGGGTAACTTTCCTGCTGCTGATTTCTTCGGTTACAATAACCGCACTCACATTGGGTGCATATATCTACATTTTTGAAGGGGTACATTGATGTTCAAGAAATTGGTGTTCGGTGCAATTATGGTTCTGGCTGCAAGTCTACTTTCTGGTTGTGGCGGCGTTATCGATGAAGGTAATGTCGGCGTTCGCACCCAATGGGGTGAAGTAGACATGAACCCTGTAACAGCGGGGATCTACACCAGCTTTGTTTCAAGCGTGGATGTTTACACGACCAAAGAAGCCGTTGTGAGTCTGACTAAAATGACGCCAAAGGCCAAAGACAACCTGACTCTGGAAGACTTGGATGTGGATGTTTATTACACACCCAATGTCGCAAAGGTTCCGTGGTTCCATACCAAATTTGCTGGCCAGAGCGCTGAACTCGATGATGGCACGATAGCGGTGGGTTTCAATCTAGTTAAAACTGCTGCAGCATCTTCTTCGATGGACGCCGTTTCTTCTCTTGATTCTATGACAATTCACACCCAACGTGCTGAATTAGAGAAGATGATTAAAGACCGCACTCAGCAACAATTAGAGACTGCTGCGCCTGGCATGTTCACAATCACACGCGTGTTGGTCAAAAAGGCGCTGACGGATCCTTCTATTGAGCAGTCTATTCGTGATAATGTTATGGCGGACAAACGATTGGATACGGCAAGAAAGAACGTTGAAATTCGCGAGCAAGAAGCCCAAGCGAACCAGAAACTGACCACTTCGCTGACGCCTGAATATCTTCAACATGAATATAACATGGTATTACAATCATGTGCCAACAGTGGAAAATGTACTCTGATCGTTGACGGATCCGGCTCAGGTAAAATGCTGAACGTCGGCAAATAAACGCTTTATTCAATAATATTTGTTAGGTAAGCTGTAGTCCTCTTGTAGTGAAACATTGTAAACAACTAACTGGAGTAATCCGAATGAACCGTACTGATTTTATCGCTCACATCGCCCAGACTCAGGGTATGACCAAAGGCGAAGCAGAGAAGATCGTGGCATCCTTTATCAACGGCGTAAAAACTGCAGTCGCAGCTGGCCAATCTGTCCAATTCGTCGGCTTCGGCGCGTTTGAAGTTAAACATCAGGAAGCGCGCACTGGCCGCAACCCGCTGAACGGGCAAGCGATTCAGATCGAAGCGAAAAATGTTGTTAAATTCAAAGTCGGCGAAGGTCTGAAAGCTGCTGCCAACGGCCAGTAATCACATCCAGAGCGGTCGTGCCTAGCACAGCGTGTTAGGCTAAAAGAGAAAGCCGAGGTTAATGCCTCGGCTTTTTCGTTGTTGGAATTCGGGTAAACTATAACAGAACCCAAAGGAGGAACAACGTGACAGCATTTAATCAATACCGAAAGGCAATTGACGCCATAGGCCGTAAGGTTCCTATAGAAGAAATACAAAGCCTTGCCAAAAACGAATTTCCATATGACAAGGCGAACCAAGGCCAGATGGAATGTATCGTCGAAGCCGTTGATGCCTTGGTCAACAAAAAGGTCAAACACGTGATCATTGAAGCCCCAACTGGCGTGGGGAAATCTTTGATTGGGACAACAATTCATAAAGTGATTCGCCATTTGGTTTTACAGGCCGATCCTTATGGACAATTCCGCACGTCTATCAGTACGCCTACCAAAGGTCTACAAGATCAGTATGCTGCTGAAAAGGCGGTGGCGATAGACATCCTGAAAGGCAAGAAGAACTATCGTTGCCACGTACACCCAGATGTGTATTACAACGCTGTGCAATGCCGTATAGCATGCCGCGACGGGCATTGTAGCAAACGCCGTTGTCCTTATGTACAGGCGCGCAATTTATGGACTGATATTTCGTCATTGCGTTGCACTAATGCAGCTATGATGATTGAGATGTGCACCACCATCTGTATGAAGCCTGAAAACCGTTCCGATATGCTGATCTTAGACGAGTGTCATAAGATGCCCTCTACGCTCCTAGAGCACACGATAATGGAATACAATACAAAGGCCGTGGACGGACTGCGAACTATCCCCGAAGGGAAGGAGATAGTCTCTATCATTGGTGATATCGTAGAACGCACCAAGGACTATGTCTTGGGCAAGTTGTATTCTTTGTCTGGTGAAATGCATTCGATGTTTGAAGACCTCCATCTTAAAGTGGAGTCTTTGTTGGAAGTTCTTGAAGAATTGGTCGAAGATGATCGCTTGAGTGAAAGCCAAGTGATGAAACTCGCAGACATTATAGATGTCTTGCATAACTTGAGTGATTATTGCGGTATTATGTCACAAACCCAAGCAAGTACATTTATTGTGCAAGAAAAGGGGGAAGATTTTATCCGGTTTAAACCCGTTATGCCTTCTGATGTAAGTGAATTCGGGTTATTCCGAAAAGCTGATTATCACGTTCATATGTCAGCAACGATCTGTGGTATAGATTCGTATGCTCGTTCATTGGGTATTCGACAGGGGGATTATCATTCCATTCAGATCGGCAACCCTATCCCGATTGAAAACAGAAAAGTCAACTATATGCCCATCGTTAAGATGACCAACAACATGGGCGATTATGAAATGAAAAGGCTGACGGAATACATTGATGAAATAATCGCATTCCATCCAGGGCAATCGGGCATCATACATACAGTGAGCTATGATCGCGCATTAGCAATACAAAAATTCAGCAAATATCAGAATTTTATCCATGTTCCGCGCACCCGAAAGGCGTTGATGGATATTATGGAAAATGCTTTTAGAACAAAGTCCCCATGCGTCATTGCCAGTCCGGCCATGGAAGAAGGTTATGATTTCAAAGGGGATTACAGCCGTTTCCAAATACTGATCAAAGTCCCTTATGATTATCTGGGCGATCCACTGATAGCACATATCAATTCAGTGGATCCGTCTGCGTACTTCCGCAACGCAGTATTGCGCATTGTTCAGATGTGCGGACGTTCGGTCAGGGGTGTGGATGACTGGGCTGCAACATACATAATCGATTCTTCCTTTGAATCTCTTATGATGCGCAACCCAGAGTTCTTCCCAACCTGGTTCACCGATGCAGTATTTGAAGTTTAATAACCTGCAATAAACGATAAATGGCACTTGATATTTGGTTCAAGTGTCGTTATCGTGATGATCATATTATCCACATCTTGGCTGAAAGATATATTTGCTATTGGTTTAGTCTGAACGTGGTTGTACAGGCTGTATATCAAATCTTCACCACGGTATCCGACTTTACCATCAGTATCCTGCCAATGGCCTAACGTGGATTCATGAGCATGTACTCGGAATTCTATCATATGGAACAATGCTTTTGGGATTGTTTTCAGTATGCTGGTTCCGACAACAGGGATATCAATAGCAGAGTCGTTGGAATTGCCCTCATATACTGACGCCCAACCAAATGTTGGATCTCCTCCCGCTACTGGAGTTCTCTTCCAATATTGGAATTCCGGATTTCCAGCAGCATTCTTTTGTAGAAGGATAACTTCACCGCCTTCAAAATTAGAAGTGTCTATATCATCACGTGCTAATAAATCAGCTGGAGAACCAATAAATTTCCAGGTTTCGCGATCTAAAATAGACTTATAATAATCGGTGAATACGTTGCTGTCGTTAGCTGCATTGATTGCGTCTTTAAGACCTTCACCTGTGACCATCTCATTGAGTTTTAGCCACATGTTTTTGACAGCTGACGCAGCTGCGACTTGACCTTCAGTCCCACCCGCCGTGTAGTCATAAACGATGTCCAGCTTTTGTATGGAATCATTTATAGACAAGAGCAAACGCTCAATTTCTGGGGCGGTCAGACTGAAACGATATGCGCGTTCTGACATGATTCGTTCCTCATCGATAAAACCAGTTTGGGATACTTATACATGATTGAAATATACACTGACGGGGCATCTTCCCCGCAGAAGACACAAGCCGCAGGTTGGGCATTTGCTATCAGTCCAATCACTGGAGAGCAATGGAAAGTGTTTTATGGGTATTTACCCCCACCGTCAACGAATAATATCGCTGAGTTGCTTGGGGTTATAAACGCCTTGAAGATTCTATGGAAATTCTCGAATTGTGGTGAACGCTGTATTCCCCCAGCCCGTATTATATCCGACAGCCAATATGTTATCAATAGTGTTTTGGAGTGGCGTAGAAAATGGGAATATGAAGGGATGCCGCCTAAGAACACAGAACTCCTACTCGAATTGTTCAATTATTATGACAAAGTTTGTTCAATTTGTGAACTTGAATTAAAATGGGTGAAAGGTCATGCGGGGAATATCGGCAACGAAATCGCAGATCAGTGGAGCGTCAGAGCCAAAGAAAATAGCTCGATGGTTCTTGAAAATAATCGTTTTCTGGTCAGAAAGGTTGTTGGTTCTTTCAATGAATTCATTGGTATTTGAGGATTATCACGATGGGTATGAATTTTGTAGACAGGGGTGATAACATCACCAAATATTTCACTGACGAAGATAATGATCGAGTTGTGGGGATATTGCGTGATTGGATCCCTGCTCGTAAAAAGGCATTAGCCGAAGGAACACCCCTACCAAGAATCCCCAATTACGTGGCCATGAATGTTCAGATGATAATCAAGAATATGAGTATGCGCTACAACTACCGTGATTATCCATATCGTGAAGACATGGTGAGTGAAGCGGTTGTGAACATCCTTCGTTACCTTCACACCTTTGACGTTAGCCATATCGGCAAGAAAGGAAAGATCAACTTTTTCTCTTGGGTGACTATGTGTGCCGATCGCTCATTCGCCAAGAAACTCACGAGTGAAGAAGAACACAACTACATTAAATTGCGTTCCTTTGAAGAAGCAGGTGGGTTCGCAGCTTTATCAGATGACCCAGACTTCCAACAACAAACCTTCGTTGATAGCACTGGGATAACGATGGACTTTCGTGAACGCATCGGTAATTTCGAAAATAAGAAAGAAGCCCAGCGTGAAAAGGAACGCCAAAAGCAAACGGCTATCAAAGAAGAGGAAAAGAATAAGAAAATCCCTCGCGGTATACTTCAATGTCTTACGAAGAGTGAAAATACCATTACCGCTGACGCCGAAGATAATTCAGATAATGACTTCGGCTCTACTCAATTTAGTCTTGAAGATATAATGGACAGCCCCGCATTGTTAGCCGAATCAGTTGGAGAAAAGAATAATGGCGATTGCTAAAATTGGCGATTTACACATCGGGAGCCGCAATGGTTCCCGTTACGTTCGTGAATTCATAAAGAATTATCTCATCAACTATTTTATTCCCGAATTGGTAGATGCAGACATTAAAGAAGTTTGGCAATTCGGCGACACATTTGATGTTCGTAAATTTATGTACGGGCGCGACAAAGATTGGTTGAAAGATGAACTGACGCCAGCCCTGAGAAAGGCGGGTATCAAATGGAATGGCATCGTTGGAAACCATGATATCACCTTAGAAGAATCTAACCGTATCAACTGGCCATCCTATCTGAATGAATTAGCGCCAGACGTCTATCATTATTACAGTGAACCCACTGAAGTTTCGATTGAAGGCGAAAAGGTATTGCTTCTCCCATGGATCAATAAAGAGAATTATGATGCATCTGTTAAAGCGATACAAGATACAGACGCCAAGTACTGTTTTGCGCATCTGGAGTTGGCAGGGTTCAAAATGTACCAGTCCTCTGTATGTGATAAAGGTCAGATCGACGTGGCGCTCCTTTCCAAGTTCGAACGCGTGGATACCGGACATTTCCATACCCGTTCGATGGAAGGTAACATTCAGTATATTGGGACTCCTTATCACCTTACCTGGGAAGACCATAAAGACGGGACGAACCGAGGATTCTATGTAGACGACATGAAAGGCGGGGAATTGTTTATTCCCAACAACGAGCAACAAACGTTGTTCCGATTCATCGAATACGACTACACCCAAATGTCTTCCGACACCGAAGGAAACTGGATTGACCCAGATTGGCTAAACAATGGTTTGGGTATTGAAGGGCAAATCGTTAAAGTGATTGTACAGAACCGCGATAATGCCAAGCATTATGAAAAGTTCTGCGACGCGCTGAAGCGCTGTAAATGCATCGATTACAACTTTATAGATCGGACTATCACAGTCTCGTCTGAGAAGGTAGAAGTCACTGAAGAGATGGTGGCGACTGATGCTGTGGAAGTTCTGAAGAAAGATATCCGCGCCGCCAATAATATCCAGCGCCCTGAAAATGTTTGCAAATTAGCAGAACAATTCTATAATGCTGCCCAACAACGCCTGAACACATTGGATGCATAATAATGAGAAACGTAGATCTATTATCAAAATTTGGTTCGCTGTTGAAAGAAGCGGACGCTCCTGTTATTGTTGAAGCACCATTTGAGATCCGTGGGGATATTACTCACAAACTGACTTTCCATCGTGGTCGCGCTAAGAACTTTCGTTCTATCGGTAATGAATTCATGGAAATTGATTACCAACGCAATTCGGCAACCTTGGTTACATCCGATGACAATGGCGCTGGTAAATCTACCATGCTTGTCTGGCTGCTGTTCTTCGTGCTGTACAACGACACATACAGCAAGAAAGAAAAGAAAGCCGGATTGGTTAACTCTCAAAACAAAAAGGAATGCGTGGGTGAAGTTGAGTTCTCCACTCGCGGAAGTGAATGGAAAGTCCGTCGTGGTATCAAACCTGATTTCGTAGAAGTCTATCAGATGGTAGACGGTGAGTGGAAGCAGGTCGTGAATGATGCGGCCAAAGCTGATATGAACAAGTACATCGTGAATCTCATCGGCGTGGACCAGAAGATGTTCGAGAACTCTTTGGTTCTGGGCAAGGAGAAGTTTATTCCTTTCACAGAGATGTATACTGCTGACCGCCGCGCCATGGTTGAAACAATTTGGGACTTGGGTTTCTTCAGCCTGATGAATGAGGATGTTAAAGCATCTATCAAGGCGGTAACGAACGAACTCACGACGGTCACCAATGATTACGCCTTTCATGATGTGAATCTAAAAGGCCAGCAAGCGCAGTTGGAACAGATCAATAATTCCAATGCGATGATCCAGCAACAATCTGCGGATATCCTTGTCCAAGAGAAGGAACGTCTGAATAGCCTGAATTCAGATATCGGCGCAGTGCAGGAACAACTGACAGAGTCCCGTGCTCAAGACTCTAAATTGGAATCAGAATTATCAGAAGTCCGTAATCGCCTGAACGCTGAAATGAAGGTGGATATCGATGCCATCAATGACGAGTATTTTGCCAAAATTCAAGCGGTTCAGGATGAGGCTGATACCAAGGCTGAAGACTATGAACGTATCGAGGTGTCTGATGGCGAACGTTCATTACAAGAAATTCGGGAGAGAATGGCGGTAGTCGCGGAACGTAAAAATGATCTGGTCAGCCAACGGAATGCTAACCTGGATGAACTGAACAAAGCATTAGCGCGGCGTCAGCAGGGTGAGAACTTCCGTATCAAATTCGTAACAGAAATGGAAGGACATGAATCTGCCATCAAACGTTTCCACGATATGGGCACTTGCCCTACGTGTACGCAATTAGTGTCGGACGATACCAAATCACGCATTGAAAGTCAATATTATCCACAAATCAGTGAACTGACTGACAAGATTCTTCAGGTTGACACAGCCCTAGAAGAAGTTAATTCCCTGATTGAGAATTACAACGTCAAAGATTCAGAATTATCTTCTCAGATTTCGGTTGTTGACAAAGAACTGGATGCTTTGCGCAATGAAATCCGAGAAGCGGAATCTGCGATCGCTGCATTAAAACGCGACATCCAAGGATTCTATGATGTGGCAGCTGTTGAGAAAACATCTTTACAGCGGGAACAACAGTCCAAAATTAACGACGTCCTCAAGGCCGTAGACACCCGTTATGAAGATATCACGACGTCAATCCGTCAAGCGCGTGAGCAGCTCTCTAAGAGCATCAACGACACGGCTGATAAACTCACCAGCCTGAAATCACGCCGTGCCCCTCTGGAGGCATCCATTGCCGATTTAGAGCGTAAATTGGCGGTTAAGCCGACACCAACTGACGCCCTGGAAGAAGAGATCGCTCGCATCACGGCGTTAATGGAAGATCTGAATGCGCGGCGCGTAGAGTTGGATGAGAAATTGCAAGACCTGAACCATCTTCTGTTCTTCCTAAAAGATGATCAGACCAAGGCTCGAATTATCAGTCTGTATTTGCCTTTCCTCAATAGTAAAATAAACGAGTATCTTGAAGCACTCAATATGTTCTTGGATATTGCTGTTGATGATACATTTGAAATCACCATGAGCGCTGCTGGTCGTAAAGGGCAAAGCATATTCTCCCTGTCTACAGGACAACGCAGCCGACTCAATCTGGCTGTGACATTAGCCCTACGGGACGTCGCTAACCTGAAGGCGTCTGTACAATGTAACCTCTTCGTGTTGGATGAGATACTCGAAAACATGAGTGAGCGAGGGGTTCAAGAATCCATCGAGATGCTGAAACATAAATTTGGTGGGAACAATCTGTTTGTCATCAGTCAGCGTGAGCAGGAGTTCCAAGAATATTTCCAACATAACATTCGTTATGGTCTGCGTAATGGCATGACCGAAGTGATTAAGAAGGATTGATCATGGGTAGCCTGATTCGTGTATCAAAGAAATCCAAGGGCGCTGAAAAGCGCCTGTACAAAGCCGTTCGCCTGATGATCCTCTACAAGTACAAAGCGGAGAATCAATGCTGGCGCAAGAAGACGCGTGTCCGCTACCAAGTCGCCCAGTACCAGATGAAGCTGCGCGTTATCCGTTTGGCGATGAAGATCGCAGGGAATTACAAGTATTGGACATGTGAGGCTGTGGGCAGTCGCAAGGCAATTGACCTTGTCGAAGACCGGAATCTGTCCTTCCTGATCAATCTATCTAATTATGAGGACATGACATGATGGTTAGTGCTGGTGTAAACCACGCCCCTGCCACGGGGATGTTTACGTCAAAGTGATCGGTCGTATTAAACTATTCCGTAAGTTGGGTAAATCTTTTACTGAATATTTGAGACAAACATATGTCAGAAGAGAAAGATGAAATTCAGATTGCTTGTGATATCGCTGTCGAGTTATGGAATCAGCGAAACAAACATTATCAGGTGACGTTGACCCCAAAGCGTTATCTAGAGCAAGGTGGCTTAATAGTCGTTGATGCCGTGTTAGGTTTCAACAAATATACTGACATGCAAATCTTGGACGGGAATTTCACTATTGCTTCCAATACAGCTTGGGATGATCCTATGGAATTTGTCTACGGTTGGTTGGAATGCATCGAGGAATCATACCATCTGATCTACGAATAAGGTGAAGGGCACTAAATATCACGTGCCCTTTATCTTTTAACCCTGTCAGGAGGCTCCAGCGAGCTGCAAGTCGACAAACACATAAGGAACGCCATCATGACGATGACAACGTTGAAGGCCATGGCCTTGTCCGTGACCTTTACCATTGCCAGCGGGAGTGTGCACGCTTCCCAAAGTACCACCCAATGTGATTATGAGTTTTCTGATCAACAACTTTCAACCATGGCCACAGCCTATCACGTGGGAAAACAACAAGACCTTGGTTTCACCCTCGCCGCAATATCATGGAGGGAAAGCCGCGCCGGAGAAGATGTGGTATCCATGCGGAATAACCTCAAATCGGCTAATATGGGGGCATTTCAAAATCGCGTCCAAACCGTCGGGAAACGGGAGGGATGCAAAACACAGAAGTGTTACGCCAATGTCGCGATCAAATTACTGGTCAATCAAGAATATGCTGCCAATGCTGCCCTTGATGAAATGAATTTCTGGCTAGAATATCACAACCAAAACATCCGCAAATCCCTTTCCTCTTACAATGCTGGGTTCAATCGTAACCAGAAATCCAATTCTTATGCAGCCGACGTCGTGAAGAAGGCTAAATATCTTCAACGATGTGTGTCTTTCAAAGGCATGGCAATAAACCCAAAGGTCGACCCAGGAGTGATCGCCATGAATAAGCGCACGATTGAGAAACTCAAGAGGACCCGATAATGAATATCACTCCATCTCAGACCGGATATGAACACTTAATGGTGTTTATTGCGATTCAGGGGGCAAAAGAAGGCATCATCAGTTCTGAATATTCTGGAACGATGCGCCTGGCTGATTATGTTGCTCCCGAAGCGTTTATCAAGAAATGTATCGACGCATGGTGCCTTTATGCTATCGGCACGTATCCTACTCCTCCGGCAGGTGAGATACTGTTTACCGTTCCGACCCCAGCCGCTGGCGACACAGACGCGATCTTTGCTGATATGTTGGCCAAAGGTTATCTGGCATATGATAGTGCTCACAATGTCTATGACTTCTCGGCGTTGAATCGTATCTTCGGATACACCATAACATCCGAAGCCAATATTCCCGACTATGGAATTCTGGCATGGGGTATTGACGGTCTCGGCGCAACATATGCGTCTTCTGATGTTGGTCCTGTATTGATTGACACAGGTGTGACAATGGAGCAATACATGTCACAATTCCCTCAGCATAATGTTACCGGAAGCGACATCATTATTGTCTATCCTGGTTCTAATGCGTTGTCCCGCCTGGTGGACGGCTGGAAGCCTCAGCTGAAGGACATCGTTGCTGGAATCAGATTTCACATCCCTGTCGTCAATCCCACACCTTAAATTATTCAATAAAAGGGGCGTTTGCCCCTTTACTTCTTCAATAACCCACGTATAATTCTAAACATAAGCAGTACGACACCAACTTGAAAAGCAGGAACTACATTATGACCAAAACTGAATTGAACAACATTCTGAACGTTGCTGGGTACAAGAATATTCTTCGTGGGAACAACAAAATCGCGCGTGACCGTAGCAACAAAATCATCAAGGGGTTCCCCCTGTGTAAAACTGGTCCGCTCGATATCAGCAACCCTTCCAAGCGCTTGTTTAAAGACTTATTGCGTGAACTCGGCACTAAAGGCCTGGTGCTAGATAAAAAGGATGACCTGGTTGACTTTGGCATCGCGGTTATGAAGATTGCCAAATTCAAAATAACTCTGTGCGTACAGACAATTCAGACATATGACTACTCTGAAGGCCGTGACCCGAATTATGAAACAAAATATGTCAACGTAAGGATTGAAGGGTTATAATACGAATATGCGGGGGCTTGATGCCCCTTTCTTTTCGCTAATTAAGGAAAACCGCACCGATTTATTATCAGGAGAATTACAATGGCCATCCCATCTTTCTTAAATTTCCTTGAAGAGTCTAAACAATTAGACGAAGCGTTTAACTCATCCCCATATGAATTGACATTCGGCAAGAAGAACGCTGGCGACATTTTCTTCACATTTGTTGATGAAGACGAAAAAGAATTCCGTATTCAATTCTATACCCCACAAGGTCTAGGCAAGAATGTTCGCCAAGTCTTTATCGGTCAGAAGCGTGGTTCCACATATCCAGATGCCATCGGTCGCTTTAAGAATCCGATGCGTGTTATCGCATCCATGATTGAAGCAACAAAGCAATTCATGGCGACACCGCTGGGTAAAACCATTGACGGCTTTGCAATTAACTTCTCCAAGAAAGCATTGGAGCGTGGTGTTACCCTCCTGCCGAAGATTATCCGTCAGTCCGGCCTGAAGCAAAAGCTCAATGTCATGGACCTGACGTATACCCCTATCCCTGATCGTGCATTCGTATGGGTTGTGCGTAAAGGCAAGGATCCTGCTCAGGTATTCGATGGTCCGAAAATGAAAGGTGTCACATGGGATGATCCGGACAAAGTCGGTGACGTTCCTGACCAGGCTGCTCGTGACGCCGCACTACAAGGTGACATGGATGATTTGAGCCAAGCCATAAATGCCGATTCTCGCTGGATTCTGACCAAAGCTGATCATACTCAGCCTATGCTGGTCTGGTCTGGTAAAGAACGTGGACGGACTATTACCGCCAATATCGCACCTCACGCGAATGAACCTGGCGTGTATGCTGGTAGTATCATGAACGAGAAACGGATCCGCGCTCAATCCCCAGACGCTATTGTACGCCAACTGGGATTACCGCAGATCCCTGTGAATATTCTGAATGATTTCACCAAGCAGTCGTCCATCTTCTGGAAAGAGATGACGGGGGATTCTGGAAAAATAGACATGCAGACTTTGCCAAAAACAGGATCTGTGGATGACTTACGAAATCAGGGTTATATTGCTCGCCTTCTGGGGATTGTAGACACATATGCTCCACAACAGGTCGGTATGTATGCAGGTGAAAAACTAACACGAATCGGCGCGGGCAAATATCGTACTTCGGGTGGTCTGGACATTCAGGTTTATTTCTGGGGAATTGTCAACGGAAAACTTTCTGTAGAAGTAGTATCAGATTTGTCTGGCAATGAACAGCTGATGCTGGAAGGCGACGTGAAAAACGCTGCTTTTGAAATCGTCAGTGCGATATCCCGTGCTGCTGATTCTCAGTTCAACGGTGAAGTGGAATGTCGTGTTGTTCCGATCAACGGTGCCCCATACCCGATTCAAAAGGTTTCCCGTTCTCAGGGTTATTCTTATGTCGATTGTATTTCGTTTACTTTGAAGATCGCCGATGCATTGTTAAATCGATTCACTCTGGGTAAGGCAGTCAAACTCGATCTGATAAAAGAGTTCCCTCGAACGACGTTTATTGTTCGTTATGACTGGCGCAGCAAAGATACTCTGATGGTCCAGTCTTCTGATGGGAAGACTATCTTCGGCGAAATCAACACAAATTCCAGTGATAACGCTGTCATCACTGCGAACCTGAAAGCCCCAAGCAATGCGAAGATATTTGGTGAAACCGTTCATGGGTTCTCTGTGGCTTGGGACTTCCAGTTCCCTGCGGGTAGCCAGCTGCAAGCCGCACGGTTCGTTACGAACGTGACTTACGACTTCGATCGTAATAAGGCCAACATCACGACCATGCTGACAGAAAATGGCCGAAATGTAGTCAATAGCAGCGGATATGACATTCAGTTATCTGTCAAGTCTGTGCAAGATGCATTGAATGAGACTTCACAACGCCTGAAAGACGCTGCGGCTCAATTGAGCCATCTTGGTTCATCAAACTATAACCCGAACAAGCTGTTCCTGAATGATATCACCGTCAGTAAGTTTGGTGCAATTATGTTCCAAGACAAAGATCTGGCACAGTCCAAAAACCGCACGGCAGTCATTGATGCTTTGGCTCGGGCGAAAGATCAGGTCGCTGGTGGTAAGAATGCAGGCGATCTGGCCACCTATGCCGGATCCATTCGTGATAGCGCTCCTAATGGACGAGATCTGGATTGGCAGGTATACACAGCCAGTAATGGTACAGTTCTGAATGTTGCCTGGGATATCACTTTCCGTCGCAATACGACCGAAGGAGCATATCGTGAATTCAAGGATCAGATCAACCGTGCCAACCAATACCTGCAAACGGTATACAACGACGCGAAATCTAAAGGCTATAATCCCACCGAGCCAAATCTCATGACTATTGAACGCGCTCGTCAATCCGACGAATGGGCTATGAGTAATGGTGATAGTGCATACAGTGAATATGAACAATCACTGGGTGGTAATCTCCAGATCCGTCTGAAATAAATCATAGCCCCTTCGGGGGCTAAATACATCAAAATCCTTAGGAGATCATGATGAAACCGTTTATCGAATATTTTAAAGAACAAGCCCAGCAGCCGCAAACTCATGGCGGTATACAAGGCAAAAGTGTAACCATCACTAAACAAGCCGATGGAACACAATGGTGCTCCGGCGCTACCGTGACCCAGATCACTCCTGACAATCAGGCCGATGTCTATAATCTGGAATTGACTAATGGCAACACTACTAAAGTGAAACTGACGCCGGACCAGGTTCATGCGGTTTCTGTGGGCAAAGATGTTGTTGCCGTTCATGACGGATACGAATTCTTCTTTGGTAAAGACGCCAGCAAAGGTCAGGTCACAGAATCCTATGCTCAAGAACTAGCGAATATGGATAAGATGATCGGTAAAGCGCTGGGCGTTGGCAAATCTCGTAAAAGCGGTCGTACAGAGTTTGAATATTCCGGTATTCCTGGTATTGGAAAACCTGTCGCAATCGACTTCGGCGGCGAAGACGATCCGTATGTGATCGTCACAGTCGCTGGTAAACAGCATGACATCAGTAAGGGAAAAACCCTAGCTGCGGACATTGCCAAATATATCGGCGTGAAACCTGTCTAAGGAGGTTGTATGAAAGGGTTCCCGGATTTCCTGAAAGAGGCGAAGGTTGACCATCGCCGCCTTGGACAACAAGGTATGTACGACATCACTGATGTTGGCCGCCCCGAAAAAGGCGAACTGATCGACTACTATAATCGCAACGGTGACAAACGTCAGGGGAAAGTGAAGTCTGTAAACGCGCAGAACATCATGACCCTCACAGACACCGGAACGGGTGAAACCGTCAAAATGACTCTGGTCAAGCCGTGATTACAATCCCCCTAAATACAGGGGGATTTCTTTTTAGGGGTATAATATCATGGTCAATGCGAGTATATTCATCAACCGTGGACTGCTTGCTATAGCCCACTCTCATGCCCTCCACTTCGTTACAACGTCCTATGCCAAGCACAAGGCACTCGGGGAGTTCTACGGGGAACTGGAGGACTTGCTGGATACCTTTACAGAGGCATATATCGGCGCGGGTGGTGTATATGTCCCAGGGTTTGAGAATATTAAACTGTACAACCCAGATCCTATATCGTATGTCAACAGCGTTGTTATCGACGTAAACGGAATTTATGGTCAATGTGACAGCCATCTTCAAAATACGCTCGATGAAATCAAAACTTTGTGCTATCAGACCATCTACAAACTGAAGCAATTGTCTTAACTCAATAGAACATCCTTCAGGTTATAATTTGCCCATTCGTCATCAATAGGATACAGATAACAATGGGCAAAATCTTTATACCTTCTCATTCGGAAGGTTGTCAAATCGCTGCAAAATTTCTACACAAACAAATGAATTGTGGTGCTGTGTTCGTAGAACCAAATTCATTCGATAATCGTGAATCCCCTGACGCCATCGGGTTCAGACCTGGGGGTTGTTCTATATTAATGGAAGTGAAAGTTTCTCGTTCTGATTTCCTAACCGATAAAAAGAAACCACACAGAATGGTTCCTTCAACAGGAATGGGGGCATACCGATTTTATGTTTGTCCTGCTGATGTGATCAAAGTTGAAGATCTCCCACCAAAGTGGGGATTATTATATTTCACTCCTCGGAAATCATTGAAGCCCGTTCACGTTCCGAATATGCAATATTCTTCGTTATCTTCTCCGGAACATTATGCAAAATATTTGTCCACAGCATTAGGCAAAAAGCGGTCGACAGATATTCCTCCTTACCTGTTAGGATATAAGCAGATGTTGGAAGAATTCGCCCACTTTGAACGAAATCAAGTCGCAGAGCAGAATATTCTATATGGTGCATGGAGACAGCTTTGCATAGCTCAAAGTCGCGGTGTAAATTATAATGTGACAGAAGTATTCCAAAGGCCAAATATCTGATGAAATTCTTAGACGAACAATACATCAATTTCCTCGCCCCTCGACTTGACAAGTTCAGCTGGGAACGCGTAGGCGCTGTCGCCAAGTTCCGTTGCCCTCTATGCGGGGACTCTAAGAAGAGTGCCAACAAACGTCGTGGTCACTTCTTTTATGATCGCGATGAAGATGTGTTTCGTTTTAAGTGTCACAACTGCAACGAGATGAGTGGTTGGGCGTTTGAGTTTTGGTTGAAGAAGTTTGATGAGAGATTGTACAACGAATATAATCTTGAAAAATTCAGAATCATGGGGGACACCAATTCACGCCCCCTACAAAAACTCAAGCCATTACAGCGCCTCACCCAAACAGCGCGTATCGGCTCCCAAGTTGCCAAAAGAGATGAAGAGCATCTCGGCAACATGATACGATTAGATTTACTTGATCGTGACCATATTGCTCGTCGTTACGTGGAAGGCAGGGGAATGCCGGAGAGTGCGTTATCTCTTTTGTATTACAGCAAAAACTTCCGCGAAGATCTTTTGAATTTTGAAACAGACGTTGAAAAACAGAAGAAGATCCCTGAAGATGAACGGTTGGTTATCCCATTCTGGACTCAAGACGGTCGCATGAAGATCGTTCAGGGGCGCGCATTCGGTGATAACCTTCCTGATAATGTGTTGCGGTACGCCACTGTCAAGCCCAAAAACGAGGATACTAAAATCTATGGGGAAGAGCGCATCATATGGAATAAGACCAAATTGGTCGTTGAAGGTCCAATTGATAGCCTGTTCCTCCCGAATTGTTTAGCAACTGCGGATGCTGACCTTCTGAGCGCCAAGGGGGATATCTATATCCCTGACAACCAATATCGAAACAAACAAGTTTGTGATGGTATACAGAAAATGATAGACAGTGGAGTCAAAGTCGTTCTGTTCCCGCCAGAAATTCCATGGAAGGATATCAACGATATGGTTCGCCCCGACAAGGGAAATATCCCGATACGTGATCTGCTTCAGATCATAGCCAAGAACGTATATCAGGGGATGTCGGCGTCCTTACGATTTTCTGACTTGAGGAAGATATGATGGATTTGAAAGAACTGAATAGTATGGACGATGAAGAGATTCTTCGTGGGTATATGCAAGCCCGTGAAGGATATGTCCTATCTGGCTTAGAATCTAAGAGTTTCATCCATGGTTGGAGGAACGGAATGGTGGACTTCGGCGGTTGTCCTATCACTGAAGAACAAATGAATTTGGCTCGCCAGTATTTGAAAAAGAAGCCGACCTAAAACTTTTTAACTCAAAAACCTTCTCTCTAGGCCTCATTCTACGAGGCCTTTTAAAATACTTCAAAAATAATTTAAAAATTTATTGAAAAAGACTTTACTCTTCAATAATCATGCACTATTATAGTTCACATAGGGCGGTACACAACACCCCGCCGAATGAAAAGTGAAACGACCCAACTACATTATGAGGAATTACATCATGGCTACTACCAAAACTCTGATCACCAACGGCACCATCTCTTTTGAACTGAACACCGAAGTTGCAAAAGTTGAAATGTTCCGCATCGCTCAGGCAGCTGGCTTCACTGGTGGCAAAACTTCCTTCATGAATCTGCTGAACGGCAAAGTGAAAGCAACCAACGGTTTCACCCTGGTAGAGCAGGTTGTGGTTGATAAAGCAGTCGTCGCAAAAACCGCTGACAAAGTTGGCATGCTGAAAGACCTGGGACACGACATCCACGTTGTTGAAGCTACGACCGAAACTTACGGCACCATCACTGTCGGAAAAGGGCGCATCCAGCTGAACCCGCTGAACAACGGAACCTTCTCTGTGATGGTATTCCCGAAAAAAGGTTACGACAACAGCGATATCGTGAAAGCCGCTGGCGGTGAAGCAAAATCCCAGTATGTCAAAATGGGTAAACTGAGCGCAGACGCCGTTGAAACTCTGGTGAGCAAACTGGCATAATCCACAAGGGGAGGCAACTCCCCTCCTTATTCAGATTTTTGGTAGGAGATTATCATGGGGCGTCCGATTATCCATGTTTCGGAAGGTGCTATCTGGGTTATGACCCGCATTCCTAACGTTCATTTCCCTCAGTTTCAAGAAGAAATCGAGCAAGCAATGCTAACGATCCTGGAAAAATACGGGTACGACACTGAAGTCCGTGAATCCTTCAACGAAATTATGCCTGTGGTGGTTGCGCGATGAAACTGACCCTCGAACAAATCGGCGAAGCAACATGCCACCTCCTGAAGGAAAAGACAGGCAAGCAGTGGAAGCATCAGTTGTTCAAAGATCACCCTGATGACGTAGGGGCGATCATGATTGATAGCGAAGAGTCAACAGCCGTCCTCTTCTACTGGCAAGACACTGGCCGCTGGTCGGCTCAGACTTATGGTGGGAATAAGCAATCTAACTTCGTGCCTTCACCAGTGGAGGCATATGAAAGTCTGAAGAGAGGCATTCAAATGCAGATCGTTAGTCTGAACACTCTTTTGTCAACTATCTAACATAACAGTTCCTCAAGTCAGTTCACTTTCACTTTAAATACCTCTGCAATCACTGCGGAGGTATTTTCTTATGGCCATTCTAAAACTTGGCAACCGAGGTTCTGAAGTCAAATCACTTCAGCAAAGCCTCAATAAAATCGGGTTCTCTCTTGTAGCTGATGGCATATTTGGCAAAGCGACCGAGAATGCTGTCAAATCCGTTCAGGCAGGTGCCGGACTGGTGATTGATGGTATTGCAGGTCCAAAAACCTTCTATGCTATCCGTAATGCCGGAGACGCTCATCAGGAACATCTTACCGAAGCCGACTTAGTTGACGCAGCGCGTGAACTTGGTGTCGAACTGGCCAGCATGAAAGCTGTTAACCAGGTCGAATCTCGGGGAACGGGTTTCACCAAAACAGGTAAGATCAAAACTCTGTTCGAGCGCCACATCATGTATAAGAAAGTGGCGGCTAAATTCGGACAAGCAAGAGCCAATGCTCTGTACCAACTCTACCCAACATTGGTTAACCCCAATTCTGGTGGCTATATCGGCGGAGACGCGGAGTTGGAACGCCTTCAGGGTGCAATCGCCCTTGATGAGGACTGCGCGTACGAGAGTGCGTCCTACGGCTTATTCCAGATCATGGGGTTCAATTGCCAGATATGTGGTTATCCGAACGCCAAAGAAATGTTCACAGATTTTCTGACTGGTGAACGTGCACATCTTCTGGCATTTGTGAAATTCATCAAAGCTGACGCCAATATGTGGAAAGCATTGAAGAACAAAAATTGGGCTGAATTCGCCCGTCGGTACAATGGTCCAGCATATGCCAAGAACCAGTATGACACCAAACTAGCGGCGGCATACAAGAGTTTCTGTTAACAAAAGGCCGGAAACGGCCTTTTTCTTTATCTAACATACAGGTATGCTGGGCGCGTCGCTTAATTAAATGTGTCGACAACCCCTGTAGATATAGGAAGGTTCAACATGCAATCTGCGTCTAAAGTTGTATCCATGAAGCCAGCGAAGACAAAATCTGCTCGTAAGAAAGACACCATCCAGAAGGAAGAAGACTGGATGAAGTTTTCCAAAGGCGATTTCAAAATTGCTCCGTTCAATGGCCTCTCAGAAAATCAGAACCTCGCATATCAATCCGCACTCAATGAACATCTCACTATCGCTATCGGTCCGGCAGGTACAGGCAAATCCTATTGTGGTGCGTCCGCTGCTGCCAAGCATCTGATTGACAAAACCATCAACAAGATTATCATCACGCGTTCTCCTTTACCGACTGGAACCACAGCGGGGTTCCGGCCTGGTGACACATATGAAAAGCTGATGCCTTATTTGATGCCGCTCATACAGACATTCAAAAAGGTTCTCAAAACAGATACGGGTTCCGACGGTTTCTTCAACTATCTGTGGGAGAAACGCATCATAGAAATTCAAGACCTTGAAACTGTGAAGGGGATGACTTTCGATGATTGTTTCCTGATTATCGAAGAGGCGCAGGAATGCGATATGGAGCAACTGAAAAACTTATTGACTCGTGCTTCAGATTCTTCGTACATCTTCGTGAATGGAGATATCAAACAGTCTAACAAGCGACTGCGTGATAGTGCGTTACAGACGTATGTAGATTCCTTTAAAGACTTCAACAACAAGCTGGAAACAGGTTCTTTGCAAATTGACGGTGTAGAAATCGGAGATGAATATCCTGAGTGGGTTCAGCCATTCAGCATCATCGAATTCGATAAGTCTGATCGTAATGGTCGCGGTAACTTCACCCGCCTGATGTTAGAAATTAACGACCTGTACAACATTTAAATACCACACGAACTTCCCCGTCGCCTTCAATCCATGGAGGCGACGTATAATAACAGCCTGCATTAACACAAACCGAGGATCGCTATGATTAACATCATAAAGCGGGACGGATCTTCTGTCCCCTTTGACATTGAAAAACTCCACACTGTTCTTGAACGTGCCTGTGAAGGATTAGAAGGAGTTTCGGTGTCTGAGGTGGAAGCAGCATCGAAGATTCAGTTCACAGACAATATGAAAACCGAACGCATTCAGGATATTATCATCCAAGCGGCGGCTACATTGATTTCTGTAGAAAAACCCAACTACCAATATGTTGCTGCCCGTCTGAAATCGTATGACCTGCGCAAAGTCGTCTATGGGCGATACAAGCCACCTCATTTGCTTGATATATTCGCTAAAAACATCAAGCAGGGCGTTTATGATCGTGAATTCCTCGAACTCTATACGAAAGAAGAATTTGAAGAACTGAACACGGTCATCAATCACAAACGCGACAAGAATTTTACTTGGGCGGCTATGGGCCAGCTCACGCAAAAATATCTTTTGCGCGATCGCTCAGCAGACAGCAAAGTATATTACGAAACGCCTCAAGTCATGTATATGGCGATCGCGATGGCCCTGTTCTCTGCATGGGATAAAGAAACTCGCCTGACGATGGTGAAGAAATTTTATGAATACGCCAGTACAGGTAAATTCAGTCTTCCAACACCCATCATGTCCGGCGTTCGTACCCCAACCCGCCAATTCAGTTCTTGTGTTCTTATCAAAACCGGTGACACTTTGGACTCAATCAATGCTACAGCCAAAAGTATTGTTGATTATGTATCCAAACGCGCTGGGATCGGATTTGATGTCGGAGCAATTCGCGGCATCGGTAGCCCTATCCGAAAAGGCGAAATGGTGCACACAGGCCTGGTTCCTTTCATCAAATATCTGACTGGGGCATTAAAGTCTTGCTCTCAAGGCGGTATTCGTGGCGGATCAGCAACTTGCTATATCCCTATCTGGCATTATCAATTTGATGATGTTGTGGTCCTGAAGAACAACCGTGGTCTTGAAGAGAACCGTGAACGCCGTATCGACTATGGTATTCAGATCAACCGCGTCATGTTCGAACGTCTGGTGAACAAACAACCCCTGTATTTGTTCGATCCGAAAGACAACCGCGATATGTACGAAGCGTTTTTCGCAGATGTCGATAAGTTCCGTACCCTGTACGACAACATGGTCAAAGCTGCTGATGCTGGTTTGGTTCGTGCCAAGAAGATGAATGCGGAAGAAGTATTCCAGATGTTGTTGGATCAGCGTTCAGATACAGGCCGCATCTACATCGCGTTTGTCGACCACATGAACCAGTACAGCCCATTCAATCTAGACACAATCTATAGTTCTAATCTGTGTCTGGAGATTGCGCTTCCTACTCGTGAATTCCAACAGTACGACGATGAAGAAGGTCGGATCGCTCTGTGTACTTTGGCCTCTTTTAACCTGACGGCGTTTGAAGACCCGACAGAAATGGAAGACGTTGCATATGTCTTGGTTTCAGCTTTGGATATGCTGCTGGAATACCAAGATTATCCAGCACGTCAAGCCCGTCTGGCTGTAGAAGAATATCGTCCTCTGGGTATCGGTGTCGTCAACGTCGCGCATTTCTTCGCCAAGAACTTCACGGGGTATGGATCTCCTGTTGGGTTAGAACTCCTGGACAAGTGGATGGCGCACCTGCATTTCTATCTGGTAAAGGCTTCGAATCGTCTGGCCATGAAGTTTGGGGCATGTAAGAAGGAAACCATTCATCGTTCTGGTAAGATAACAGCTGACCTTCAACCGTTGCCGCTGGATATCCTCCCCAATGGTAAAAAGCCGGAAGGTATGGCATACGGCCTTGACTGGGACGGTTTGAAAGACTCTCTGCGTTGCCATGGTATCCGCAATGCTACTCTCTTGGCGATAGCACCAACTGAAAGCTCCTCTCAGGTGCTGAACGCCACGAATGGTATAGAGCCACCCAAAGGCCTCATCAGTATCAAAGGCAGCAAGGATGGCGTTTACAAGCAGATCGTTCCGGACGTTGAAACCCTTGGTCCTCTATATGACCTGAAATGGAATCTGTCTTGTATCGACTATTTGAAAACAGCGGCGGTCGCCCAGCGTTGGGTAGACCAATCCATCAGCGTTAATACACATTATGATCCAGAGAAATTCCCAGACGGGAAGATCCCGCGCTCTCTCATGATGCAGGATATTCTGTCTTTCTACATGTGGGGTGGTAAAACTCTGTATTACAACACCAACAAAGACTCTAAGGAAGATGAAGAGTTGAAACAAATTGAAGATCCGAATCACTGTGACACCTGTGTTGTCTGATTAGGTCTATACCACACAAACGTTTAATATCAGGGGTGATTCGTCACCCCTTATTCATCAGGAAAGAAACATGAACGAACAAAAGCAATTCTCAGTATTCGATCCATCTTCAAATAATACAGGACTGCCATTCTTTGGCGACCCTGTAAGTATCCAGCGTTATGACAAAGTGGCTTGGCCTTTTGTTCAAAAATGGTATGAAAAAGGCCTCAGCCAATTCTGGCGTCCGGAAGAAGTGGATGTCACCAAAGACAAAGCGGACTTTGCCACTCTATCCGCTGCGGAACAACACATCTACTTCAGCAACCTGAAACGCCAAACCATGCTGGACTCTATTCAGGGCGCTGCTCCGTTCGAAGCGTTTGGCCCGTGGGCATCAACACCAGAAGCGCAATTTGCTATTCTGGAATGGACGCGCCAAGAAGCCATCCACTCACTATCTTACACGCATATCCTTCGTAACACAGTGAATGATCCTGGTATCGTTTTTGACCATGTTCTGGACGTTCAGGAGATCGTAGATTGCGCCGGACAGATCAGCGTATACTACGACGACATGGTGCGTTACAGCGGGATGCGTATGGCTGGACGCGCGTTCACCCGTGAAGACATCATGAACGCCAAGCGTGCATTCTGGCGTGCTCTGTTTGCTGCTAACTCCCTCGAAGGCGTCCGTTTCTATGTTTCATTTGCGTGTTCTTGGGCATTCATGCAATTCCTCAACAAAATGGAAGGCAATGCCAAGATTATTCGCCAGATCGCTCGTGACGAGCAAGATCACCTCATTCTGACACAGACTTTCCTGAATCGTCTTCCGTTGTTAGACCCTGATTTTGGTATCATCCGTGAAGAACTGCGTGGCGAAATGACCCAGATGTATGTGGATGTGGTCAACCAAGAGAAAGAGTGGGCGAACTATCTGTTCAAAGACGGATCCATGCTGGGTCTGAACGCAAATATCTTACACCAAATGGTTGATTGGCTAGCAACACATCGTATGGGCGCGATTGGCCATCCGTACCCTGGGCAAGCCCGTAAAGACAATCCGGTTCCATGGATAAATGAGTGGCTAGATAATAAAACAATGCAATACGCATTACAGGAAGCGGAAGCCCCTGATTATCTGACTGGTGTCCTTACTGGATCAGTCTCCGACGGTCTGAAATTTGTTTAAAGGTGAGAAATGATTACGATCTATTCCAAACAAGGTTGTGCGCAGTGTTTACAAGCCGAAAACATCTGCCGCATTCGCGGTATTGAACACAAGATTCTGAAACTTGATAAAGATTACAAGCTGGAAGAATTACAGAAAATCACTGGTAAACAGCGCATGTCTATGCCCGTGATTGTCCTGGCTGATCAAACCGTGACCGATGTTACTGGACTCGCCGCAAGTTTAAAACGTTGATATTTCAAAGCCCCTGATCCAGGGGCTTTACTTTGGTTGTAACCACCATGAATTACAAAAAGATTTACAATAACCTGATAGAAAGATCCAGGAACCGAACACTTGTCGGGTATAAAGAACGCCATCACATCGTTCCTCGTTGTTTGGGAGGCGGGGACGAACTAAACAATATAGCCGTTCTGACCCCAGAAGAACATTACATCGCACACTTACTCTTAGTGAAATTAAATCCAGGAAATTACAAACTAGTTTATGCCGCGCAAATGATGTGTGTCTCAGGTTCTAAGGTGAAGAGAAGTAACAAATCATTCGGTTGGCTCCGGAGAAAATTTTCAGAAGAATCTTCCAAAGCTGGCAAACTCCGATACGAAAATGACCCAGAATTAAGGGAAAGAGATTCTTTGCGGGCAAAGCATATGTTTTCTCACAACCCCGAATTAAAGAAATTGATTTCGGAAAGGGTTGTGCAAGCATACGAGGCCAATCCTTTATTGCGTTCAAACGCTTCAGAAAGAGCCAAGGCTTCTCATGCAAACAACCCGTCTAGGAAAGAAGAGCATTCAGCGAGAATGAAGAAGTTACACGAAACCAACCAGAATCTAAGAAATAATGTAGGTTCTATTCTTCCATGGGAGAGATACAAAACAAAAGGTGATGCTTTAGAAATTTGGAAGAAAGCAGACAAATATTATGAATGGTGGTTATCCAACCAAAAAGGGTACAAATTAATGGGGAAAGCGTTCGGTTATCAAGATGCGACGACGTCTCACAAAAACTTGGTGAAGAAGTTTCGCTCTGGATGGAATCCGAAAGAAGACGTTTCTTGGATTAAATTATCTAAAGGGTAACTATTTACTTTTGAAACCTTCCCACCTATACTTCCCAGTAATTCATTGGCAGACGCCACAAATTGAACAGCAGGAACTATATCATGGATAAAATTCTCACCAACCCTCGCCACAACTTTGGTTATATCCAATTACCAGAAGTGATAGACACGTTGTTTTCTGAAGACAAGGAAGAAGTTTGTTGGGCACCAGCGACTCTTATTGAACGTGAAATTTTCAAATCTGAAGTGGATGTAATGTTCCGCATCGGTTCATTCGGAGACCTTCATTATTTGGGAAAAGTGACTGAATTAAAGACCTGTCACGCCCAACGCTTTTTGCGAATTGACACCACTCAATGTGAAGACTTTTCATTCAGCATCTTGCGTGAATATGTACAGATCAATCGCCCTGTGTACCAGCACCGCCCTTACCTGACGTCTATGCATATTGACAATTATATTTCTGACATTCATTTACGTGCATCAACTATACATGAAGAAGATTCTGGTATCGCAGTTGACACAGTACTCAATATGATCGTCATTACTTTGGTGCCATGATATGTACAAATTCCCGATATTAGAAACGGTGTACTCTACTCACAAAAAGGAAGGTCCTTTATTTGAAAATTTGGATATTCTGTTAAAGGAAAAAGTCCGTATCCCTCTGGTTCTAAAGGAAAAGCAAATAGGATATAGCCATGATTGCCAAATAATGTGTTCTGAAGACACCGACGTCTTACGCATCCGTCTGACATTTGTGTTGACAGGTCATTTGGATGGTATGGTGGTTAATCTGAAACCAACCACCATAGTCCACAGAACGGGTGGGAAAATATTATATCGTTTATTAACTCATTTTGAGTTGGTGACAAAATGCTCTGCCACGGACGTTCTTTAATCAATTTGTCCGTTTCAACCATATGGTGTCTGTTATCGGCTCTGGGTTGTTGACCACATAAAAAGTTATGGTTACACCCAGAGAATGATAATCGTCAGACAATGACACATCAACTGATTGTATCTCCGCTCTCGGTTCAAATAAAGCAATCGCGTCTTCAACTTTGTTTTTAACATCAACCTGAATTGTGGGATTCGTATTTTCCCCCAGCATGGTATACAGCCCAGCCCCGATACTTGGGTATGTCGGCCAATCCCCAACTGTTGTCATCACGATATTTCGTACGGATTGCAACACGGCATAGACACCTGTTTTCTTTGTGACATCTTTGGTGACCGGATGCATGCCAAACTTCAGGTCAATGTCCTTGTACTCTTTCATGTTAAACCCCTTTGGATATTGCCTCTCCGGCACGAGAGGGCATTATCTACCCTCGCCAGTGTAATCATGCGTCTTTACCACCAAAGTTGCCGCCATTATCCTCCAGTTCCGGTTTTATATCAATTGGGCCAGGACCAGAAGTAGATACTGGAGTTGCCCCAGCGCGTGATGCAGCACGACCAGCACCTTCAGCATATTTGATGTTGCCTTCAATAGTCTGCGCCACCGACAACTTATCACAAACTATTTCACTAGCCAGTATTTTAGGAACTTTTAAAGTATTGGAAACTTCCAACATCTCACAGATGATACGCATCACGTTTTGCGCCTGAATTTCGGCCAGCTGTGAAAATTTCATCAACGCCGTGCCAGCAACCACATTGGAGTAGTTCGATGAATGTAGATGATAGACCTCACCTGTCTTGCGCTGAACTTCAGTCCCACCAATGGTCAGGTTGTGATCACGACCAACATAGTAACGTTTGTCAAACATCGTCAGATCATAATGATCTTTGACTGATTTATTGACCACATCCCCGTCAGGAAGCATCTGCTTATAAGACCCCGAGGAGTGCATCCAATGGAGACGTTCCCCGCCTGGTGTGTCATCAACCTCCATAATATGCCCCGACCGAGATGCCATGACATTGTTGTAAGGATAACGAGACCCGCCAGCAGAAGGAACCGACACCTCTCCTGTGTTATCAATATCTTGAACACGCCCAGAAGGAGGCGGAGTTTCCTGAACTTTTGGTGTACGATCAGGGATTGGCTCAGACCATTTACCATTTTGTTGCGCAGGAGCCGCCGATGCTGTCGTAGCAGGACCAGGCCAACGATAACCCAACACAGATGAGCGGCTGAAGCGACTCACCTTCACAGAATCTGATTGGTTGCCTCCAATACACCAAACATAATTGGCATCGAATTTCTGCACGAACGCAACGTGTCCGAATGTTGGGTTGTTGCCACGCCGGAATACAACAACAGCGCCGTAGCGGGGTTCCGACAAAGGGGAACCCCATTGCAAATATGAACGAGCCAAAGCCGAGCGCGTTGAAGTGTATCCTGCTTGGATCAACACCCATCCCACAAATGAAGCGCACCAGCTGACTTCATCTTCCGAAGCGCCCAAAGATGTTGTCTTGTGATATTCCAAAATCCTTGGGTTATTATTGAATTTGCCAGAATATTCTTTGACACCTAATTCACCACGAGCCACTGTCATCCATTTCTCGGGATCATAACCGTCCACAGGCGGTTGAGGTTCTGGTTGTGGGTCGTCTTCAATCTTGACAGGAACATTTTCAACGGCGTTATATTTCTGTCTTTCTATAGATTGAACAACCTGGCCCAGCGCCAACGGGTTTGTGTCTGAACCATCCGTTGGTGTCGCCGCTGGCCAAACCCAGGCGATACGAATATTTTGGTATGCTTCATCCAAAGCAAATCCCATAACATCCGACCCGACTGTAATACCCGTTGGAGACCAGCCTAAACCTGCCGAGGAGGCGTTAGATGCTGGCATGAGCATTTTACCCCAAGGCAATAATTCGGTAGGTAAGAGAGTGGTATCTTCCGTGTGTACACCATAGATGCGCACAGCGACGCGCCCGTTCTGGTCGGGATCATTCACGTCTTCAACGCGCCCGTAAAACCAACGCAAGTTGTCTAACATATTGAAACCCATTAGTCAATTAGAATCATGGGTTATTTATGGCGGGGATTTGAAATCTGTCGAATAGTAATATTATAGGAAGCTCTGCTTCCGTTCAACTTTATTCTTTTCGTTTCTACTCGCTGAAGCTCGTAACACCGCCTTGACAGGCAGTCCCATTCCAATGCCATGGAGGCATAAAGGCGAGGAAAATACTGTACACCTCAGAACATGCGTAGAAAAGGATTATTTTTGCTTCAAAACAAATTCAAACCCCAATTTACACAACACTTACTTCAGCAACAACGGTGTTATAGCAATTTAAGGTTAAACGTTCCTGTCTTAACCTATAAAACAGGTAAGCAAAGAAAACCCCACATTACGTGGGGTTGGAAGATTTCTTGGACAAACGTATCTTTAGTGTCTCTGTTAGCAAATCAAGATGCCAAGGCATCGACTCGCTTATTTCAAATATGCTATAGCCATGTGCCTTTAATTCGTCACACATCACAAAGTAGGAAAGTAAATCAATTTCAAAAATTAAATGAAAATTTCAGTGACACTGTTAAATTTGACTTCATGTTCTTTCCCACACGAAGGACATTTAATTTTCGTCGCGTAACGGATACGAGGAATCTTTTTAAAGAAATCGTCGGATATATCTTGAACAATCTCAGATTCAATATTTTCCCCCACCCATTTAACAAATTCATCTTTGACGCGTTGACGTTCTTTAGCAACATCAGGTGCTATGCCAGGCTCTGCCGGATTCTCTACTTTCCAAACCTGACCATCATCGTCATACAAACAATCAATAAATGTCGCGATCATTTGCTCCACAGATGATGCTTCGTTGAGCACTGAGGCGTCCGAGAAGGACGGTTGACGCATCTTGATGTGATAGCCACCAGGGAGGTCAAATGTTTCCCTGAAGCCTTCTGGGGACACGCATTTCACTTGGTTGAGGGGGATCGGTAAAACAAGTTCTTGACCACATTCTTTAAGGCCAGAAACTGGTTCTTCACCTTCATTTGTGTCGGATGGAACTTTGTTGTTACATTTGTATCGTATCTTCATGACCTCGCCGATAGATATACAGCGCATCTTTAAAAATACTTCTTCAGTAACACCGATTGGCAGTTTACTAAAGGGAACCCCAGCGTCAACACAACTATCAAACAGTTGCTCCAGCGTCGCCACACGTTCACTCATAGGAGTGTTCGGATCAGCAACCTGAAGTAACATGGTCTGTTGCCCTGCTGTGAAAGCGCGGTATTTAATCACCGTCGGCCAGAAATCACTTTTGTGTGTTCTCTCAGTTTTGGGCAATGATGGTAAATTCATAATGTATCTCCACGGTATATTGTAACCATATTTATAATGAGGACCGAAAATGCACGCGTTCTGTTTCAGTAAAGTTGGAGAACAACTTACCATTAATTATCCGGATACAAATACGGATTTCTTTGTATTGCTAACGGATTTCGCAAATAAATTGGGGATCAAGAATATCGCCATGACTGTGGACGATATGAAATTTGGTCGTCTGGGTGTAAAAGATTTATTGAATTACGGATTCAACGTAATCATTGTCGATCAGACATACAGCCCAATTGACGAGGAAGATGTTATTCCGGTTTGGGTTCAACGAGACATAAACACTCTGGATAAACATTATCCCGATTGTGTCATCATTGGCGAATTAATACCATATTTTCATAAACGTCGTCGGCTTGAATCAATTAAAAGTTATTTTCAAGATAGCGATAACGGATATAAAATGGATGTCCTTACGAGCGGTTGGGTTGTGAAGAATACCACAGGCAATGCCGACCGAATTACTTCCCGTCTTTATGAATATGTTAAAGAACGGGATTATGAACTGGAGAACAATAATGCCAAACGTAGAACGCGCTGATATTCAGCAGGTACAAGACGTCATCCTTCAACGCCTCCGCGCTGTGATCACAAATGAAAAGGGAGAAATTGCGCCAGGGTTTGAAGGCGCATTCGACGGTTTCGTTGCCGATGATCAGGGGAACCCCGTTGTACAAACGATCGCTGGCATGATTATGCTGAATAGCGAATTTATGGCTGATGGTAAAATCCATTATTCTCCCAATCTCAGTGTTGACGGAGAATCTTTGGCTTCCGAAGTGGTTGATTTAACGGTTGCCGTTGGTAAGTTGGGTTATGTTTTGATGGTTTGCACCGCGCATTATGTGGACGCCAACGGCCATGTTTCATATGGTGATGAAGCGCGGGGGATCAAACGTCATGTAGATACTGCGGCAGTTCTGCAGCAGATCCGTCAGATGCAAGACAATATGGATTCCAAACCCCGCCTGATTTTGCCAGATAGTAAAATCGTGACAAGATAATCCGGTCTAAATACCCATAACACAATGAAACTTCGTTATGGGTATTTTTATGAAATTTTGCGGAATCGACTATTCTTATGGCTGTCCTGCCATGTGCTTCTGGGATGATAAAGATCCTTTGGATTTTGACCATCTTCATTTCTATGCGCATCATACTGTAGAAAAACATTGTCGTCAGGTACGGCATAACATCCTCATTTTACGCCAGCCGAAATATGAATCCCCAGAAGAACGCTTCTACAATATCTCCAAATGGGCCGAAGCTGTTCTTCTAACCGAGAAGCCTGATTTCATCACCCTTGAGGGGTATGCAATGGGCAACTCGAAGAATTCCAATAACATATGCCAGACTGCTGAAAATACATCTTTATTGAAGCAAGCAATGCGCCGGAATAATATGGAATTCCAGATCGTCACTCCTTCTTTCGTTAAAAAGCATTTCTGTGGTAAAGGAAACGCCGATAAATTGGTAATGATCGATCATTTCGAGAAGCTGTTCAACGTTAAGATGCGTGGTATAATGGACATGTTGGACGTGAAGGATCCAAAGCCTATCGATGATCTTGTAGACTCATTCGCAAACATGGTGTCTGGACCTTACTTCATAGAAAATTATCCCGATTTCAATAGAGGTGTAAGAAATGATTAATTACTGGCTGTTGGCAGACATACTGCTTTTCGCCTTGCTGTTGATAACGGCATTTATTTGGGTTAAGGGATTTCTGACATTCCTACACTCGTTGAGTGCCATGATATCTTTCTATGCTGTGTCCCCCCATAGTGACGTCAATGTACGAGCGGCAAATCAATCTGACATGTTGGCTGAATACGTCATGATGCGTGATAAAGCATCCAGGATCGTCCTGTTTTCTACACTGGCGGGGGCGGTTATTATATTCATACAACACGTCTTGGAGGCAACTCATGCCGTTTTATGATTATGCCTGTACAGGTTGTGGTAATTCTTTCAGTACCAGAAGGTCTTGTGCTGAACGCCATACGCCTGAATTAGATCCATGCGCTGAATGTGGCGGTGAAATCAAAATGGTCATTGGAGCACCAAAGATCGTATCTGGTGTCCGTGGCCCACAATCCGCACCTGATGGCTTCAAAGACGTATTGCGTCATATTAAGAAGCAGTCTGGGAAGGGGAATACAATCGATGTCTGACCAACAAATAGCACAAGTCCTTACACCTGATTCATTCTCAGAATTGGTGTTGATGCGAGCGAGCCAACGCAAGGAGTCTATTCTTGAAACGATGGCTAGTGTTTGTGAAGAGTACGACATCGAAGAGGCGAAAGTTAAGAAACTGATTACACCACCTCTCCTGTCAAGGCTAACAGCTGAATGTTCTGATGCTCGGTTGTTGAAGGGTGAATTGAAATCTAAAAAACTCATTTAAGGTTGTAACATGAGCAAAGAGCAAATTTATAAATTGTTGAAGGCGCAAGAGTATCTGCCAGGTTCTATTCGCTGGCGTCATGGTAGCCTCAACGAACATGCTGATGATATGGATCGCGTTCGTTTCACAACGCCGGAAGGTAAATCCTATGTCATCGAGTACCATACATTCTTGGAAGGCCATAAAACCTTCTCGGATGTGTACGATATTATTGAGATAGACCCAGCAAAACAAATGATTGCGGGTTAACTCAATAGCAAAAGGCAGTATAATTACATCGTCGGAATAATAGACAAATACATTTACAGAATAGCCCGAAGGGGCGGATTATAGAGGAATATAAAATGGGTAACTTATTTGATCGTCTTAAACAATCTCGTGGCCAACAAGCCGAAGCTATGCAACAGCGTCTCGCTCAGCAAGGTCAGCGTGTTGGTGGCGGTCGTGACCCGCGCATCTGGAAGTGGACTTGGAATGAAAAAGGCACTTCCGAAAACATTATTCGTTTCCTGTCTATCCCTTTAGTGGACATGAAGGCCAAAGAAGAAGGCACCATCCCTGAAGATGCTGTGTTAACTCCATGCGCCATGATCATGAAACACGCTTTCCAGGGTGCTGGCGGCTGGTATATCGAAAACTCACCTCAGACTTTCGGTAACGATGATCCGGTTCGTGACCACGATCGTCCTCTGTGGGCACAACAGAAAGAAACGAACGATGAAAAACTGAAGACAGTCTTGAAAAAACGTCTGCCGGACACCAAATACTACGCCAATATCCTGGTGATCAAAGATGGCAATAATCCGGAAAATAACGGCAAGGTCTTCTTGCTGGAATTCGGTAATGCCGTCAAGAAAATCCTGGATTCGGCTCAGAATCCTAAGTTCTCAACCGACCCGAAATTCGACCCGTTCGATATGTGGGAAGGTGCGAATCTGATTCTGAATCTGTACGGCGAAGAGAAAGAGTTCGGAAACTGGAAAGGCCTGGTTGCCAACTTCACCAACGTGAAGTGGGATAGTCCGGCACCGCTCGGAACCGACGAATACATTGAAGAGATCTGGGAAAAAGAGCACAGCTTGTTTGAGTTCTTTAATCCGGCCAACTTCAAATCGTACGAAGATCTGGAAAAACGTTTGCGCAAAGTTCTGGCCATCCCTGATAATCAGCCTCTGGTTGAAGGTGGTGCTTCTACTATGGCACATGCGCCTACCCAGTCTCAGGAACCCCAGCGCCCGACAGCGCAGGAAAGTCTGAACCAACAACAATCTCAGCCTTCTAATGCACAGCAATCTGTTCCAGCCAATAATGGTGGTGTGGGTGCCGATGCGAAACAGACGGCTTCCATTGATGAGTTCGAGCAGTTCCTGAAGCAAGACTAATTTCACTAAAGCCCCTTCGGGGGCTTTTTAGTTTTTAACGACGTCCTGCAACAATCCGAGTAAACTACTCTTCTCGGACGCCGTCAGGTTATCATTGCCTAATATATCCCTCTGGATGCCGATAGAGATCCTTTCGAAGTCTGCCAGGCTGATACCCGCCAAATTATTTACAAGCTGATCGAGTTGCTTGTAGGCCAGTAGGGCTTCACCTGTAAAGTTCCCTTCCTTAATCTTTTTATACAGCTGTCCGGCTTTTGACGCTGCGGTTTCCCAATCTCCGGAAGCAAGAGCATCAGCAATGCCCAAAGGAAGAAAGTCGCTGGCGAGGCTGCGCGTTTCATATTCAGTCTCCGATAATACTTTATTGTAAGAGAACGATATATTGTACTGGTTAAATTGGTCGGCGGCACTTTTGTCGAGGTCGATGGAACTGAAGTTAATAGGATGAGCCTCCGTCACATAAACACGGTGCACCACCTGGTCTTCTGTATCCATTTGCTCTATACAAATATCAGTCACGAAATCTTCGTAATAACCCATCTTGGTCGTATATGGGTCGAATATCAGATTCTTCCATTTATCCATGACCGACTTTTCATAATAGTCGTTGGCAAGGAGAAATGATAACTCCAGATCAACGTTTGTTTTGTTGTTCGGCATCTTAATGTGGTTGCCGTTATTTGTCATTGGCGTTGTATCAATCCCAGTACCAGGCAAAGAAGCAACCATACACATCATTTGTAAGGAACGAGACGTCTGGTTTGTCCCTCCAAAGAAAGCGTTTACAATACGGGCGCTTTGTTTGAACAGATCCCCAAATGATGAAGATGAAGGATATGCGTTGCCGTCATTGGATAGAGTCGCATTAGAATCGAAAATACCAGGCGGCAACGGGATTGTGACACGAAATCTGTTCTTGCGGGAAATCCCCCGCTGAAGCAGTTGCGTTAGAAAATTGCGATAGTCTTCCACGATGAGGACTCCATTTAAATAATATATCTGCTGATATTTATAAGGAGTTGACAAATGGCCAAGAACGCTATGGGTGAAGAAGACCCGTTGTTGCTTCCTGCCGAGATGGACGCCCCAGAATTGGTCAAGCGTTACATCCGCAAATATCGTCAACATTTTGGACCAGAAGCGAAACGTAATATCCGTCGGTCTCACGTGTGGTTTATGGAACGCGTATCGAAAGATGCCAATTTATCCCCCAACCACATGATGAAGGCGTTTGCTGAAAATAAACGTCCTGTCCAGGGTGTGCGCTATATTGTTGGTCGCATGTACTATTTCAAATATGATGCGCTGACCAAAGATGAACTCCCGTATTGGGATATGTATCCCCTGGTATTCTTCTTCAATTTTGTGAAGGGGGACGGGGTGAAATTCGGTGAACGTGGTGTAACCTATCTTTATGGTCTAAACCTCCATTATTTACCGCCTAAACTCAGATTGTTGGTGTTTGAAGATCTTATCAAGTTGAGGAACGAAAGAGCGTACCGTTCTAAAACTCGTTTGAGACTTACTTGGGATGCCCTGAAACGGTTCGCCAATCACCCTCTGTACAACCATTGTGTGAAACTGTACCGCGCTGATCAATTTCGTTCACAGCTTTATGAGATTGAGCCTCAATACTGGGAAGTTGTTTTGTTTATGCGCACTGCTCGATTCCAGAAACAGAGCCAGATGTCTGTTTGGAAAGACGCTCGTCGTAAACACAAAAATGGTTAGTTCTAAAAGCCGTTCTATGGGATAATTCGCGAACGGCTTTCTATAAACATGAGGTTCCACATATGTCATATCTACACAGAATTTTTGGTATTGAATTCAGTTCCAACAGCGTTCGTTATGACCGCACTCACAAAGACTCCGGCGGCAAGACTGGTTACGAACTTGGATCTCGTTTGGGGTATACTGAAGAGCGCCGCCTGAGTGAACAAACTCTTTTCACAGCTATGGGTATTGAATTTGAATCCGAGGCTGCTTTAGATCTGGGGGATGAGGTTCGTTTTGGTAAGCCTGAAGTCTTAGAATTTGTTGAAGACTTCGTGACAGGTTATACCCATGCCGCTAACAATCGTCGCGCCGCCAATGATGCTGTTGGTAAATTTCATTTTGCTGTGAAATACCTTGCCGACAAGCGTATTCAAATGGAAGCCGGATTCAGTGAAGAAAACTTGAAAGCAGTTTTCGGAGAGACTGGCGATTTCCTATTGACAGAAGAATCCGGCACTTCTTCCGCTCGTCATTTCTTTAGTCAACCGTTTATCGTGAAGGGATGTAAAATTCTGATTGATGAAGAACATGTTTTTGGTATTCATCCGGATGTTGTATACGATGAAGAGACATGTCTGATCATTTCCAGATTGTTTAACAGCCTGGCGTACACTTCATATTCATTGATCGAACGCTGTATGGAAGAAGAGCATCGCCAAGTTGTTGTCAACAAAATTCGCTTACATGTTGAGCAGAATTTTAATGGATTCCATTGCGCGTCTGGTGAGATTCCAAACTTCTACATGTAAAGATATCAGGGGGCTGTATGAAGAAATATGTTCGTCTGAACACTGTACTTGAATCAGTTATAGAATATTTCATAATGCAGCACCTCAGAGTAGAAAATGAACACGTGAGCGACGCTCTGACTTATGATCACCGGATAGTGGTTCATTCCGTCGAAATAGTGGATGACGAATTGTTGATTGCCAATGTTGAGCATGCTCTCTGGGATGAAGTGTTAGATCAGTACGTTCAACCGAAGTTCACACAGATCGAGTTATCTGCCATGTGGCCACCTGAAACAGTTTTCAATATTGATATACAAAGTTAATATTCACGTCAGTCCGCGCTGTACCAGCGTTCCGTTGTCTAACACAGAAGTGTTAACCAACTTTTCAATAAAAAGTGGTTTACATCTTCTAAAAAGGCAGTATATTAATGTTCCAGACGCACAGTTGAACATTAAACTGCCAAAGAAGGTTACTACACAAAAGGGTTTTTATTATGTCCTATATTCTTCATATCGAGTCCGGCCTGAAATTTGAAATTGATGGTAAAACCGCTGCTGATCTTCAAGCAGAAATCAAAGGCGCAGACCTTATCATCGGCAACGTCACGTTACGCCGTATGATGGAAGGCGTCCTCCAGTCAGCCAACGGCTTTGAACTCATTGAAGGTCTGAGCCAGGAAGAGAAAGAAGAGACTCTCGAAGCTCTTGACCGCGCTGAAGCCGAAAAAGTTAAACCGACCGAAGATGCGGGGGTTAAACAGGGCGACGGTGAATCAAATCCGGTGATTGACGCCGAAGAAACGGTTGGGCAACCTGTCGGTGATCAAAATTCCCAGACCGTCGAAGACGGTTCTCTTGAAGTCAACAAAGACGGTTCCATTTCCCTGGTAGTTGAAGGCGAAGAAGTTCTTGACGAAGAAGCGCAAGCCCGTGCTGAAGAAGTTCGCCGTCGTATGCTGGGCACAACCGTTGCTGAAGCAATCGCCGACGTTGAAAATCCGAAGGATGATCAGGCTTTAGCGAACGCGAAGGCGGTTCTGGCCAAGAAATCTTCTGAAATGCGTCCTGCGTCTTCTACTGAAGAACGCAAGCGTCGTCATAACAAACGTGAAGAAATGGTTGAAGCCGCTCGTGCTTCTAACTATGGTCCAATCCTGGCGGCGGTTGAAGCAGGGGTTACTCCTGAAGTATATTTGAGTTATGTGAACCCTGATATGCGCTGGTTCCAGTTCCCTGTCACTGAATTGGCAGACGAAGCCAATCCGCATGCCCGCACTAACACCTATGTTGATCTGGCACCTATCGTTTCCGGCGGCTGGGGTTTCAGTCTGTATGTGAATGGTAAGTCATTCACCAAGCGTCAGAAAATCAAAGAAACTGACGCTGAATCTCTGGTAAAGGCTATCAACGAATGGCTACCTCAGGCGTTGGCCGAAGCGAAAGCTGCTGCGTAATTTAACTCAGAAGCATTCAATAGATGAAGGGGCTGCTATAATAGCAGCTCCTTTTGTTTATTGGAGCACACCATGTCGTATTCGCTCAAAGGGTTGTTGAAGCGCCCCGTACATCTGTTTGTAAAACCACCTGCTGTCGAAGGGGAATATCCGGCACGAGGAGAGTTGTATTACGTTAAAGGCTCCAACGGTAGCGGCAAGTCCACTGTCCCTTCCTATCTGGCGGAGAATGATCCTCAGGCGTATGTCGTGACCTACAATGGCAAGATCATGCTCACAGTTTGCCCTTCCTATAACATTATCTGTATTGGTAAATATGACAAGTCTAAGTCTAAAGGTGTTGATTCCCTGAAAGATACCGAGCAGATGTTGTTCGCCTTGTCCATTGCTGATCAGCCGGAATATCTGAAATATGACGTGTTGTTTGAAGGAATCATCCCTTCAACTTTGCTCAGCTCATGGATTCCCCGCCTGACGCGCCCACCGCGCGAATTAGTCGTGCTCTTCATGGACACCCCGCTTGAAACCTGTGTTTCCCGTGTGAAATCACGCAACGGCGGCGCAGACTTCAATGAAAGCCTGGTTGTCGAAAAGTGGGAGAGAGTTCATGACCACCGCCAACGGCATAAAGGCTTGTTCCCTACCGTTCCCGCAGGTATGATGAAGTCCAATGGCCTGACTATAGAGCAGGCTGTTTTTGCGTTTCTCAATCGTGATTTTGGGAGTATTGATTGATGGAAATTTTTGCTTTAAACAATAATGATATGCTGAAGAAGGCTGTGTTGGCCATCCGTGAACACGGCATTGAGTCAGATCCTGGCAACGCAGAGATTAACACTGACGGCACTCGTTTCATTGATGGTGTAACAATTACAGTATCAGATCCACGTGACCGTTGGCTTTCCGTTGAAGGCCGCAACTCGTCGGCAATTGCTGCCATCGGTGAGACATTCTGGGTGTTGTCCGGACGTAATGATATCCGTTTCCTTTCGAAAGTCTTACCCCGCGCCGCCAACTTCTCTGATGACGGTGTAACCTGGCGAGGCGCGTATGGCCCACGTCTGTACAATAATGGCCAGTTGGATAGTGTCATCAGCCGTCTGCGTAATAATCCCAACACCCGTCAGGCGTATCTCACCATCTATGATCCGGCGCTGGACTCAGATGAAGGTTTGGCCACCCATAGTGAAACTGGAGAAGCCAAGACCAAGGACATGATCTGTAATCTTGCTCTATTGTTCAGTATAACAGAAGGGCGATTGAATATCACTGTCATTAACCGCAGCCAAGATGTCTTGTGGGGCATGAGTTCAATCAATTTCATTGAATTCTCTATCCTGCAAGAAGTTCTGGCGAAAGTGCTGAATGTCGAAGTTGGGTATTACAAACTGTTTTCTAACAATCTTCATTATTACAACAATGAAGTTAGTCGGAAACAACTCGGTGGTATCACTAATAAGACCAAAACTTCTTCTGGGATGTACAATTCTTTGCTGGAATTCTCTTCAGAAAAAGTGAAGTCCCAAAAAGATATTTGTAATCTATTCCTCGGCGTGTTACAACACTGTGACATCGGCAGTGATTTTGGTAAAATCAGAGAACATCTGAAAGGATATCAAGCAGACACGGGATTGATGATGGATATGTCATATTGCCTGTGGTGTCGACTCAATGATACCAAAATTGACAAACGCCGTATCGCTGATGACGGTCTTCGTACTGCATTACTGCATTCCCCTGTTGATCAGAAATTTATGTGGGGGTATGGCGAATGATGTACCAGAACCTTGAATTCTTCACGGGGCGCAAGCGCTCCGGCAAGGACTTCTGTTTGGAGTCCCTGATCAGTTTTCATCATATTCAGGGTGATAAGGATATTCGTCGTCTGTCTTTCTCAGATGAACTGCGACGTGTCGCCAATTTCATCTACCCATGGCTACCAGCGGAGGTGGAGGATGCTGTGAAGGACGTTCCATTCGTACACCCTGATAACCCCAAGGGCTTAACCCCACGGCAGATCTGGCTTCATCTGGGCAGCGATACGGGCTTGCGTTATGTACAACCAGACCTGTTCCTGTCATTCTTTAAACGATATCAACTTCCTTTGGTTGAACAGAACCCCAATGTTCATTATATCGTGAGTGATTTGCGTACTCCTCAGGAATATGAATGGGCGCTGAGCACTAAATGTCCCATCACCCGCATTTCAAAGGTGGATCGTGGTGGTATCATAGAGGATGACATTGAGGCTTTCATTGATAAGATGGAAGTTGATTATGAATTTGTCAATCCGTTTGAAGGTTGGCAACCGTTCGTCAAATTTTATAGGGATCGGAAATGATCACAGCAGAGCATATTAAAAGTCTGCTCGAACTCCAAAAGGCCACCAACGTGGCCTATTTTGGGGAAGAGTGGAAGAATGTATGGAGTCAGAACGCCGTCGTCAACTCCATATATCGTGAGTGGGCAGAGTTTCTTGACGAAACGACCGCCGACTGGAAGGTCTATGGTAACGATATCGGCTTCGACCGCACGAAGGCGGTCTATGAACTGGTGGACGTGGTTCACTTCATGCTGTGTTTCATCCTCGTCGATCGCACCAAAGGAGAGATCGAGGAAGAATTAGAGGAAATGTCTAAGGATAGTTATGCCATGTCTATCGTTAACGGCATAGTTGCCCACGGCGGGGTGACCTACCGCTTTGGACAGTTCATGGGCGATCCTTGCGTTCGTTCCCTGATGTATTTCCTGAGCGCGTCTTGCTCTTACGTGGGGCTGGACGCCGAAACTTACATGCTGGCACACAAACGCAAAAATGATCGCAATCGGCTGCGTGCTGCTGGCGGTGCGAACTACGATAAGTCCGCAGAAACCCCTCTGACCCTGGAGTTCTAATGTTTACAGTTGTCGTATCATATTATGCGGAACATGCCCCGCGCATGGCAGAGAACTTCGCTGAGTTTATTAAACCAGGCGGTCATGTCGTTATTGCGACCAATTTCAAGAAAGAGCCAGATGGTGCGGCTACTGTAACACAACATATTACAACCAAAGAGCCGGAAACACTTTTTAAACGCATTGAAGATTTTGCTTTTGGCGGGGAAGAAATTCCAGAGTCATTACAGCATATCTATTTTGAAGATGCGATATATTATGTTCATGCTATACCAAAAGATGTTACAACTGAACAACTAATGTATGTTTTGAATATTGCGTTAAATTTGTCATGTGTCAACAGGGCACAGCATAATCGTCTGCGCAATATGTATTTAACAGAACGCGGAGGTTCCGGAATCAGTGATGAAAAACTCCCGTCGGTAATGGCAATTCAAGAAGCAATTAACATATTGTCCAAGAAAGTCTTGGGCACCGATTTATTAATCACGATCAACAAGCAAGAGGAAACGAAATGGCCGATTCATTGATGGCTCGCATGCTCAAGACAGCAAAGAAATTGGATCCGAATGCCGAAGTGCTGTCTAAAACCGATGCGCTGAAGCCTGATATTATTTGTAGCACGGGTATTCCTATCCTGAATTTGGCCTGGTCTGGTCGTATTGATGGTGGGCTGATATCTGGTATTAAGCAGTTGGTGGGTGATTCTCGTACATTCAAAACCATGTTTGGTCTGGTAGATGTCAAGGCTTACATGGACAAGTTTCCCGACGCAATTTGTATCTTCGCGGATTCGGAAGGCGGCGCGAATGAAAACTATTGGACGTCCATGGGTATCGACATGGATCGTGTTTTATATCTGCCGATCGAAAACGTTGAAAAGACGAAGATCAAGCTGACACAACTTCTGAATGATGCCCAAAAAGGCGATAAAATCATCGTCTTTATTGACTCAATCAGCCAGTTGCCGTCTACCAAAGAAGTGGATGACGCCATCGCGGGTAAAGATACACAAGATATGACTCGCGCTCGCGCTCTCAATAGTTTTTGGCGTGTTATCACTCCGTTGGTCACTGAAAAGAAATTCGTTTTGGTGTGGATCAACTCTTATTATGATGAAATCGGGAACCAGTATGCCGAACCAAATATCAAAGGCGGTAAGCAAGGTTTCCTATCATCTAACCAATTGTGGTTCATCACCCGTTCTCAAGTTAAGGAAGACAAAGATCTTCTGGGTTGGCAATTCACTGTTAACATCATGAAAGGCCGCTTTGTTCGTGAAAAAGCCAAGTTCCCTGTGACGGTATTGTATGAAGGCGGTATTGACCGTTGGTCTGGCATGTTGGAAATTGCACGCATGCTGGGATATGTTGATCTGGTGAGCGGTTCCTGGTATCAGCGTACAGCCAAAGGCGGGTTTGATCCAGAGAAAGAGAAGAAATATCGCAAGGCAGAGCTGGGGGATGACTTCTGGTATCCACTGCTGGAAAACCCAGATTTTGTTGATGATGTTAACAATATGTTCGGTATCTCTCAGAGTTCGGTTATGCCTGCAGATATGCTGGAGCGTCTTGATCATGTCATTAAAACAACCGAGTAATATTGCAGGGGGAGGAGACTCCCCCGTTAATTACAAAATCATTGACCCTGGCTCTGATCAGTTAGCCATTATCGAAATAACGGAAGGCAAGTTCCGTGGTGTTCAGTTTCGTATAGGAAAGGTGGGTGTCCATGTAGACAATGGAGAACCTCGGTTATCCTTTACGACGGATATATTGAAGAAACCATGGCGTTTGTTATTTGTTAATTTGAAAGAAAATGACTTGTTCACTGTGGTGTCTGGGGATATCTTAGTTGATCTGATACAGCAAAATGCTCAGGATTACAACAAAATTTTGGTGGGGTGAGTCTGGAGTCCTATGTTAACACAGCAGTCTCTTAAAGAAATACTACATTATAATGAAGACACTGGTTGGTTTACATGGTTGGTGGACCGTGGTGGTACTGCTAAAGCCGGAACGCGAGCTGGTTCTTTGAAACCTGACGGATACAGGGCAATAAGAATCGGAGATAAGAAATATTTAGAACATAGATTAGCATTTCTCTACAAAACTGGTTCTTGGCCGAAGAAATTAGTTGATCACAAAAACCGGATAAGGGACGACAATCGTTGGTTGAACTTGAGAGAATCCAATAAAAGTCAGAATGCGGTCAACACAGATTTGTACAGCCATAATACCACAGGTGCGAGAGGCGTGTTTCGATACAAGGGTAGGTGGTGCGTGCAAATCAGAGTTGACGGGAAATATAGATCGTTCGGGTATTACAATGAATTCGAAGAAGCAAAGGAAATGGCAGACAAGGTCTACAAAGATTTGTTCGGAGAATTTTATCAAGGCTAGTGATTGTCCTCTGTCAAACCAAATAATTTAGGAACACAATATGTTACTCGAATCTGTCGTGCTTTCCCAATTAATCTATAACGAAGAATATCAAAGAAAGATCCAGCCGTATTTGAAAGCCGATTATTTCGATAACGAAGGCGAGAAAATTATATTCGGTCTCATTGACCATTACACTTGCGAATATAATGCTCGTCCTTCGGTTGAAGCGTTGTCTATTATGCTGGAAAAGACTTCGCTCAACGAACACGTATTTGAACAAGCTATTTCTGCTCTTGAGAATATCAATGACAACACATTCCATCAGGAATGGCTTGTAAAAGAAACAGAAAGTTGGGCGCGGCAGAAAGCTGTTCATAATGCGATCAAACACGCCGTCAACATCTATGGTGATGAGAAACGTAAAGATGAGATGAACACGATTCCAACTCTCCTACAAGAGGCGTTGGCGATAAGTTTTGATTCTTATCTTGGCCATATCTATTGGGAAATGGCTGAACAACAATACGACCACATGAACTCTAATGAAGCGAAGATTCCTTTCGCTGTAGAGATATTCAACAAAGCGACTCGTGGTGGTGTTGGTAAGAAAACGCTGAACATCGTAACGGGTGCAATTAATGCGGGTAAGACAACAACTCTGATTGATTTGGCTGCTGGTTACTCCGAGCAAGGGTTGAACGTATTCGTATTCACCCTAGAAGTGGCTGAGAACGTCTGGCGTCACCGCCTTGATGCCCGTATGATGCGCAGGGACTTCGAGTCCTTAGAGAAGCTCTCACGACATGAATATGTCGCTACGATACAAAAGTTGCGAACTCGTCAAGACGGTTCCATGAAGGGTGATATTGTTATCAAGGAATATCCTTCGGGCGCGGGGCATACAGGTTTGTATCGTCGTGATATTCTTGATTATGCGACTGCAACAGGAATTACGCCTGATGTTATCATCATTGACTACCTGGGGGAATCTGCGTCTTCTCGCCTTCCCGCTCACTTGATGCAAAACACCAACGTGTATTATACATCCGTGGCGCGGGAATTCCGTGCTCTTGGGTTTGAGTTTGATTGCCCTGTTTGGACAGGTATGCAGTTTAACCGTGAAAAGCAATCAGCAACTGATGGTGATATCAGTGACTTGGCAGACGCTATCGGTATCCCGAAGGTCGCTGACTTTATCATGGCATTTTATGCCCCAGACGAACTGGCGGCTGTTAAGAAAGCCAGAGCATCAATCTTGAAAAATCGTTATGCCAACAAGCAGAAACTCAAATCATTCTTGTTTGGTATGGACCAAGATAAACAGATCTTGTTCGACTTGGACTGGAATGAAGTCAAACGAGACCTGACTGATGAAGAAGCCCGTTATGTTGAGAACGTGCATATCAAGCATGACTTGAATAAAACGGGGGACTCAAATGATGTTAAAAAAGCCGAGACCGTCAATAGTTGGAATTTCGGTTAACTTCAATAATGGTGGTCATAGGGTATAATCTCTATGATCTGAATATTAACCCAGGAGCACATCATGTCGGATGTTGCATTTATAGCTGACCTGATTCGGGCGGCACAACAGGTGTGCCAGTCTGGAGAAACCAGTCTCAAACTCACTACAGAGCAGACTCTAGAATTTTATAAGAATCGTCGGCATTGGGGTAAGAATGTCAAGATACATTGCGAACCAGGTGAATTGGTTCAGCTTGATCTTCCGTCTTTTCCATTGCCGGTACAGACCAACACTCAGGAATATTACAATGTTGAAGGCGTTGATATTATTCCTAAGTTTGGTTTTCACAGTATCGTTTACTTCTTCCTACGCCGTTTGGGAACCAGTATCGGCCCACTCGGTTCTCGTCATTAATGAGGATATATTATGTCAGTTGAACAAATTGGTTTTTATCAACTCCCTTCTGATCCGAAACTGCGTCAAAAGATGATGCAGACTTTAGAAAATTGTCGCGCCGCCCAGATCCGTATCAAGTCTGAACAGACCTTTGTTACCGAAGCCCTGGCCGAATTGGCAAAAGAAACAGGCATCAAAGCCGTTGATCTACGCAAAGTCGTTACCGACCGCGCTGGTGGAACTTATACCAAGACCATCGAGACCAGCGCCAAATACCAAGATCTCTATGAGTCTCTGTATCCTAACGCCGCGCCTGATCGCACGGATGAATAACACCAGTAAAGCCCAACATTTGTTGGGCTTTACCTCAATAAAACTTTACTTCAATAAAACTTGCGGCTATCATTTAACCTACATTGAAAAGTTTCACTACATCATGAGAGGCAAAAATGAAAGCCAAGACCTTCAGCATCCCAATTGATAACATTGGTCGTGTCAAGGAACGTCTGGCCAAACTTGAAAGAACGGCCAAGCGCCTGAATCTCGAGTTCCCTCTTGTCGAATACAGCGAACCATACAAAACCCAGCATCGCGATTCTATCACTGGTGAAAAATTCTATCGGTGGTGGCAGGATTGTACACTCACTGGTGAAGGCATCGACCGCCCCGTTTCCTACGGCGGGTGGAGCATTATTGGACAATTCAATCACCAATATCCAAAAGTCATCTTGAATAAATTAGCAGATGACATCCACCCTAATTTCATTCAAAGATTCGAAGCCGAAAACGTGTCTTGGTGTGAGCATTGTAATAAATCTGTGCGTCGTCATAACACATATGTTGTTCGTAACGAACAATCCGGCGCTCAAATGTTGGTCGGCAGTAGCTGTATGCACCATTACGTTCCTCATCAGAAATCGCTTGATGCCGTGATGTCTTATTATATGTCGATACATGAAATGTTCTCACCTGATGAAGATGACCCTGAAGGCATCTATCGAGTGAACGAACCTGATTACGTTGACACTGAAGGTTATTTGCGGAATTGCTTTCAGGTTCTGCTGTCTGGTATGAGTATGAAGAGCGATGATTTTGGTCGAGTTCTTGGTCATATTTCTAGCGGGACTCTTCCGGAGAAAGGTTCTGACATTGAGATATTCTATAACAAGGCTGTTAAAGCCCGTGAAGATGCTCAATCAGAAATGTACCATATGATGCTTTTCATCGCCGCGTTGTCTGAGAACAATGATTTCAACGTTCGCCTGAAACGTATGTGTGAACCTGGATATCACCTCGTTAAGGACTCCACGACAGTTCGTTGGGGAGCAGCAAAGTATTATGATTATATCCACACCCCCCGCCAAATGCGTTCTGTATCAAATTGGGTGGGGGAAGTCGGTGAAATGTTAGAAGTGCAAGTCAAATTCGAAGCAAGGATTTTCCTGTATTCATCTGATTATGGTGACACGTATCTGTATACTTTCAAAACCAAAGAAGGCAATACCATTACATGGAAGACTTCTTATATGGAAACCGAGTTTTTAGAAGGTGATATGATCATTCGTGGTCGCGTCAAAGAATTGACCGAATTCAAAGGTGTTAAACAAACTCAGGTAACAAGGGCAAAACTGAGGAAATTATGATTCTTTTACAATTTGTTTTGAAAGCATTTGCATTCGGTCTTATCGCATGCGGAGTGATCACAGCTATGCTGTTAATCATAGCCCTGATCATCCCCTTTAAGAGGAAACGCTGATGGAATGTTCATGCGGAGGGCAAGGCACAAGTGCATACTTGCCATTTAACACCGTCAAGGAAGCCGAAGACGCTGGATATGCCGTGGACAAGGCTCCCTGTGTAATTGCCACCAAGGATTGTCCGTGCTGTAAGAGGCACTCTCAGAACGTTTGGTATGCCCCAGAAGCAAAGGGCAAAATTAATTTATTGAATATGATGAGGAAGTAATATGACCACACTCGTAGAAACATTATTCCCAGGATGCACCCTTGGGCGCGGCGGTAGCGAAGCCAACGGGCTGGCAATTGACGCCGAACCCCAGAACTGCGTTGTTATCGACAAATTCCATGACAATCACTATCCTTTGAGCCATCGCCGTGATCATTATCTGGTTTCTGTGGGCGAAACATTGGTCTCTCTTCGTATTTGTGAAGCAATGCCTGGTTATGGTTACGATGCATTTGCATATATCCATAGCGTTTCCAATGGGGAAATGGGGAAAGAATCCCTGACCGAACAATTTAAAGGATGGAAAGAATCTTTCACTTCTGTCAAGGAAAGGAGTTAGAATAATTCTATTGAAGTCTCTGGGGTTATAATAACAAGACGAATAACCCTGGAGACAAATGATGCTTCCTCTCTTAGAAATAATCCAAAATCTTCGTGATACCAAAGGCACTAATGCTAAGAAAGCCGTGTTGACCGAAGCGTTCAGAACCAATCCGGAACTGGTTGATTTCCTTCAATACGTTTATGATCCAATGCGTTCTTATTATCGCACCCAATTCAATCTGAATGCATTCCCTCGCATGCTCTCGCGCGGCGTTGTTGGTAGCTGGGATCAGGTTTATGACGTTCTCGATATGATGGCCGAACGTAAGATCGGTGGGATGAAGGCCGACCAAGAACTGGCAAAAGCCGCAACGAATATTCACTCTGATTATCACACCCTCATCCAGATCATTCTCGACCGAGACATTAAAGCGGGGATTGCTGAGAAAGGTATCAACGCAGCATTCAACGCAGCCGGAGGCACAGGTCGCCTGATTAACATCCTCCCATATCATCGTTATGGCAACATGACGATTGATTTGTTGAAGAAGATGGACTTCAAGCGCGGCGTCTTCAGCCAGCTGAAGTCAGATGGCATGTTCGCCAACATCATCTGTCGTTATGGAAGAGACCCAGAGATTCGTTCTCGTTCCGGTTCTCTTATTGCAGGAGGTTCTGTTGATAACCTGTCATTAGTTTTCAAAGACCTGATCTACGATGCGGGGATTGGTGAAAGTGTATTCCATGGTGAACTCCTCGTCATTGATCTGAAAACGAATACAGTGTTGCCTCGGGCTATCGGCAATGGTAAGCTCAACAGTGTCATCCAAACGGGTGAACCCCTGGAAGATCGTTACAAGGTGATCTACCGAGTGTGGGATGTTGTGCCGTATGACAAGTGGTTCGCCGCCGAGCGCGTGGACACGCCTTACGAGCAGCGCTTCGATATCATACAGCAACTGTTTGATGAAGGCGATGGTCTGGTTCAGGTTCAGGAGACCCGTGTCGTTCATTCGTTTGAAGAGGCGGTTGATCATTTCAAGGACGCACTGGCCCGTGGTGAAGAAGGAACGATCTGCAAAGCGGCTGATATGCCATGGGAAGACGGCACGTCCTCTGAAGGTCTGAAGCTGAAGATGGAAGTGGAATGTGACCTTGAAATCGTTGGCTTCAATGAGGCCGACCAGAAGGGCAAGCATGCCAAGACATTTGGCTCCCTGCTTTGTAAGACAGCGGACGGCCTATTAGTCGTTGGCGTGTCAGGGATCTCAGATGAGCTGAGACTCCGGATGTGGGAAAACCAGGGCGACTACATTGGCATGATAGCTGCAGTGCTCTCTAACGGTGTCCAGGATAAAACAGATGACGCCATGAAGTCCTTGTTCCTCCCGCGACTTGTCGAAGTGCGCACAGACAAGAAAGTTGCCAACACGCTGGCTGAAGTCTATGCTATCCAGAAAGCGTACATTGAAAACATTCTGGTGTTGTTAGAGGCAGCATAGTCTCGATTGAATTAAGGGGGGGGGTTATACCCCCTTTCAATAAATCTATGGCGGTATAATTCCAACAAATCATCACAACGGTATTGTTATGAAACTTGTTGACAAACAACCAAGAAAGAATAATGACTCATTACATCTCTTAACCATTATGCGGGAGTTGGGAGTTTCTGAATTGCAAATGATGAAGATGATGAATTGTTCTGACGTTGTCTATAATTGGACAAACGGTTATCGTCTTATCCCAAAATCATTCCGTCGTTTTATTTTGGCATTGGTGTTTATTCATCGCCAAGGAAAAACAGAAGAGTTTCAACGTTTCGTTAAATCAGAGGAGAGATCACGTGGTTGGTAAAAATCCGCCGTCATATGTAAAAATCGGGATCGCTTTCCGGAACGCAATGCTTTTCATTAAAGAGAAAGGCTTGATGTCGGAGTTCAATCAGTTCTGTTCTGAACGTCACAGATTACAGAAACAGAAAAGCAGGGAGAAACGCCATGATAACTGAGTGGGAGAAAATGCAATATGAACGTGCATTTAACGTTTATTGCATATATATGGCGATCAAGTTGCATTTCACCACCAAAGATTTTGATTATGGTCTATATGGGCCGATGAACAATTACAAGTTTGAAACATTCTATTCTAAACAGGGCGTGGCCAAACAATTTGCTAAACTTGCTCGTCGGTTTGAATCTTCCCAGGGTGAAGTGGTGGAAAATTATATCATCGCCAACTTTGTTAAATCACCAAAAACATGGGTGACAACATTACTCACCCGTCAGGCTCAAGAAAATTATAATGAATATCGCCGCCTGTACGATAACTTTTCATATAA